AGGTTATTAAGATTGACCGTTTCGCACCTACCACTCAAACCTGCTCTATCTGCGGCACACCCAATGGTAAAAAGCCGCTAAACATCCGTGAATGGTCCTGCACCAGCTGCCAGCACCGCGTAGACAGGGACCGGAACGCGGCAGTTAATATTATGCTCGCGGCAGGTCTTGCCGAGAGCCTAAACGAACAATGTGGAGATGATGTAAGACGCCAGCTTGCTGGTGCTGTTGTTGTTGATGCTGTTCACCCACCGAGAGCAGCTACGTTCTAGTGAATGTGGCTACTAGTAGGAATCTCCGCCTTGAAAGGCGGAGAGGAAGTCAATTTTTCGTTGTTCGCATCAGCTAAACGAACGTAATCATCCAGGAAAGCGAAATTGAGTTTTTTGTTCTCAGGGAGGATAAAACCCTGCGTATTCTCATACCCTCGCTCCTGAATTATTTTCGTTTCCGGGTACCTCTCAGTGAACACAGCACAGTGCACACCAGTGGGGTAATGTTTCTTCTGCAGCTCTTCGAACTCCCCGTACTCTATGGTGGGGAACTTTGTGTTAGCAACAACCCTGCTAGCTGGAACCGTGGGGTGCACGCCACCAACACCGTAGCACAAGGCGTCTCTGTCGGCACCGTAGTGCGGCCGTATGTCGATCACCTCAGAGTAGGTGAGCAGGTTCTTCCCGTTATCGTAGAAACCATTCACACCGGTGAGATGTTTACCAACCTTTGGTAGTGATCCCAACCATATGGTGTTCCCACCTTCTTTACGGTTGTGGTATTCGCAGGTCTCAATGTACATCATTTTTATTGACATGTGTAGCCAACCTTCCCTAATGTTTTGTGTCCAATATTTTTGGGGGCGTGGCACAAAACTAGGGTGAGCCCCATATTAGAAGAATACTACTTCCTCGATCAGGGCTCACCCTAACTATAGCACAGGGCAGAAAAAACTACTCCTTCGGCAATTTATCCTTCGCCCATGCCAAGCGCTCTTTAGTGTCCATGCGTAGTATTTCTTGGAAGAAGCTGGGATCCGTTTCCCCCACGATTTTTCCTTGCACCACTTTATAGTAGGTGGCTAGTAGCTCCTCATACGGTGTGCCTTCTGCGCTCTGGCGCTCCTGCGGTGGGCGCACCCTACTGGTGGGGAGGTAGAACTGGGTTAAGTCGTTGAGCGACCTATACTTCTGTTTGATGATGGACATGACGTACACGTCTTGGAGGTCTTCAACACTAGCGGCTTTCACTACAGCTAGTTTCTGCAGCCCTGAGAATCCTTGCGCGTACACGTTCTCCTTAGTCTCGTCTCGAAGATCATACGGGAGAAGCGTATTGTACATGATATCCAGCAGGTGCGTCATGGGTAGTGTCTCGTCGCTCAGGTAGAACCTTGGGAAATCAATGCCTCCCCACCTGCCTGAAAGCTTGTAGGCACCCTCTAAGGCAGGGAAAACAGGGTCTTCTTCCCTTGGGTTTTCTAGCACGGAGATGGACGAGAAAATAACCCGCCCGCTGTCCCGTAGTCTCTCAGCGTCAGCTTTTAGGATGTTGCTGATGACGAGTATGGTGACGATCTTATTGGGGTCAATACCACCCTGCACGCCGAGCGCATCAGACAGGGGGTCTGAGAGCAGTGTCGGCTTGAGGTCTCCCCTGACCCGCCAAGAATCGTGCTCTAACCTGCTATTACCGTAAATATCTTCGGGGTACAGGGCGGAGATTTTACGCCTCTTGTTGTGCCCAAGAATAACAGGGAAAAACCCCTCACCTTTGAGACGGTCATATTCTGCCTCGATCTCACCGATAGACCCGACTCGCAGCTCCGTTGGTTCCGCGTCAGCCCCTTTGTATATGGCGTACTCGTATCCCCTGGTTTCGTTTCCCATAACGTTCTACCGCTCCTCTTTTGTTGGTTTCTGGTGGGTATTGTAATCATACAACAAACCCCCTCCGTCACGGGGCGGGTAGGGGGCGTTTACCATATAGGGGCACAAAAACATGCGCCCCGCAACAGGAAGGAAAACCAAGATGGACAGCATCACCATCACCACAGGAACCTACAAAAAGATCGACAAACTACTTTCCCTAGTAGGTAAAACCAGTGGGAACGGGAAAACCAGCCTAACACTAGGTGCCACCTATGATAAGGGAAGCGTAGTAGCTAAAATCTGTGTCCCGAACACCGCAGACAACAACAGCACCTATGTGGAGGCGCTAATCACTGATAACAGAAACACCTCCTCTGAGCATGCGAGTGTTGAGGTAGATCCGAAAGACTTCACCCACCAAATAAACGAAGGGCTTGCACAAAACCCCGACTGCCGGACCATCACACTCGAAACAACCGAACCAAACGGGAAAATCTTTGCGCGATTCACCCCAAACAACGGGGAAATCCTAGGGAACTACATCAACCCAGCACACACAAATGAGCGAAACAGCGAAACAATAACAGAATTTCTCAGGGACAATACGCCACCAACCCACAGTGTCACCCTAACCCCAACAGAAATACGGACAATGGGGCAAGCCGCCACCATCGCCAACGGCGCATACGAGCACAAGCCCATTGAGGTGTACGGCGTGTACGTGAAACTCACAGGCAAGGAACGAGTGTATGGTGCCACAGACGAGTACAAGGCAATAAAACACACCTGCCTCACCGACACAGACTTCAAGGGCAAAAACATGAGCGGTAACATCCGCATCCCCCGCGGCGCAGTCCGAGCAGCTGAAGCACTAACCCCAGGACGCGGAAAAGAACTGTACCCCACCGTCCTGCACCTCAACGCAGGGGACAACACCGGCTCCTTCGAAGCCCCCAACGGGACAGTGTATTTCACGTTCTCCACCCTGCAGGGCGAGCCCAAGGCTCGTTCCGTGGAAGAAATCATTTTTGAGAAAACCAGAGCAGACATGGGGTGGGAAACCATAGACATTGATGGGGTCGCCCTCACCGAGTTCGTGGCAGATATCAAAAAGAAGACCCGCAGCATCAAACAGGTTTTCGTCACCATCACCCCAGACGACAACAACGACAATAATGATACGGTCACCCTCTCAGCTGACTACCACGACTATGGTAAAACATCACAGAGACTCCTCACAAGGACAGTGGACACGGCCCCCAGGGACCCAGACCAGTATGTCGGGCACGCCAGCTTCAACCTGCCACCACTGATAACTATCCTAAACACCCTCGCACCAACCAAGGGAACTCAACTTGGGGTTGTATCCATCGAGCCACCTAACCATGAGCACCCTAAAAACATCCTACTGTCCCACACAGTACTGGAAGACGGGAAACCGGTGGTGGATAGTGCGGTTGTGGTGGGTACGCCGTACATCCCGCGTAAACGCTAAGCATTATCATGCTGTGGCGGGTATCTGACCCTGACAGTTCGGATACCCGCCACCATTGGTTTACGGTGAAACCGTGTCAATAGTTGATAAAACCCCACCTGATGAAGAATAATAAGGAACATGAAAAAATATGTAGCAAACATTGTTCACGAAAACCTTGCAACCGAAAATATTAAGTTCGGATTGAGTGTTTTTAAAGAACACCTCCACCGTGCAGGTGTCGGGTTACGTGTCGTGCATGTGACTGATTCTCGTGTAATTTATGAGCCGTTCCCCGTCAGTTGGGAAGCCCCGATCCCACTAGAAACGATTGACGGCAAGGAAACCACTTTAAAACTGAGCATGCCTATCTACGGGTTACCTTCCGAGCAGAAGAAAGCTATATTGAGTGAAGCGCAGGTCATGCTGAGAACCGGAGAAGTATTCGTCATAGGTGGGGACTATTGTTCCTTCTTAGGGATAAGATCTGTGGAGTTCACCCCCAACGCTGGGGAGCAATACCATAGGGTCATGAAAAACGGTACCTTCATGCCGAACAAGTACCCCACTCCTAAACAGTGGGCGCGGAAAATTAGTAGGACGATAGAAGATACAACGGTAGAATACATTATGTCTCATGAGGGTCCTCGCCCCACGCGAGAGGAAGCTCTATCTTCGATGGACTACGAGCTGACGACAAGAATGCTTCATGAGGATATCAGAACTCCGAACACCTGCTTTGTAACCCCTAAAGGGAATACTACATGTGCATTTGACTTGTTTAGTGAAGAAACCGGTACGTTATTCTCAGAGGCTCCTCTCACGGCTGCGGAGCAGGAGCAGATCTATGAAGGTATCGTAAATTACATCGAAACCTCGGTTGCTGACGCATGCGACAGGGCATTTATGGAGTGGGAAGCTAACTTGAGGTACGGGTTTTAGTATGGAAACTATTACAGTGAAACTAGAAGACGATAACCTGCTGATACCACCCAAGTGTAGTGAGGTGGTGGTGCGGATACCTGCCAAGTATGAGCAGAACCTATATGACGCATTGGGTGGGGCGTATCCAGCTGGGGCAACCGATCAGGAACCGGATGTTGTGTTCACTGAGGAAGAGGCGCGGAACCTCCCATACGTTAGAGAATCCCAGGATGTTCGTAATGCAATGAACAATATGAACCTGCAATCAAAAGTCAAATACGTGCAGTGGCTCGCGCAGTCCCGCTAACCTGGGCATTATCGCCCTCCCGTTTTTACGGGGGGGGTATTACGTATATAGAAGCAAATAAACACGAAAGTCAGGAGAACCATCCCGCTATGACACACGAAGAAAACAGCAACAAGCCAGGGCTCGTATTATTCACTCTAGAATACGATCTCTATGATGAATCCTACACCTACATCACCGCACTACCATATAATGGGAAACTCGGGGGATACATCGACCGCATCCACGAAGAAACCGTGTTGCTAAACAACCTAGCCTACGACGCGGGCTCATTAAGCAGCATCTACCTAGACATATTCGATTTCGACACCTACAAGGAAGCGAAAGCAGCCGCCCAAGGTGCGACGCTCATGGATGTTGAAGAGAACTCTGGGATGTCACCTATCGGTGAGGTGGATGCAGAGAAGCTGCAGAAGGCTATTGAGATAATAGAGCGCGTTAGGGGGAACATCAAATTGACGGGTGACGAATCCCAAGATAAGAAGAACGCGCGGGACGCTGTTATAGCGGTGGCTAGTGAAACTGGGTTGTGGCTCAACCCCAACGACTAGTGCCACAACCATAAACAGTTTCCCTACGTCCCCTCCCCGTTTTCACGGGGGGGGGATTACTAATTCAGACACCCACACCAACCCACCCCGTAAGAGGCAAACAGAGAAAGAAAAGAAAAAATGGCAAACACAGGAAACAACCAACCAGGGCTCGCTAAATTCACAAAAACGATCCCTCACAACAACGGGTACGAAGGGTACACGTACATCACAGTGCTACCCTACAGTGGCAAAGTCGCATCATACATCGAAGAGATCAAACAGTTAACACGCACACTGGACGCGGCGTGCCAAGATAAAGATTTATTATCCATAGAATGCGAAACCGTGACCTTCCAAACATACGCCGAAGCGAAAGTAGCTGGCTCCGGTGCGCACTTCCTAGGTGGAGAAAATTTTGTTGGCTACGCCGCAATACAGGAAGCTACAGCAGAGTCCCTGCAGAACGCGGTTAAGGTGCTTAAGAATTACATTAACAACCTGAATAGTCAGATCCAGGATTATGGGTGCTTAGATGAAGACGATCTTGTTGGTGTCTTGAATGAGGTATCTTTTGAGACTGGGCTCTGGTACGTTTAAATAAGAAGGTGCCCACTATCTGAGGTCTTGCTACTAATCATCTAGCGGGGCCTTGGGTAGGGGGTATTGTGATGATATGACTACTAAAGAAAAAGAATGTGTACTGTACCCGTCCCTCAAATTCGCTTGGAAGGAAGTATTTCCGGGGAACGAGCTGTTTCATGTGATGAAACCAGGCAGGGTTGTTGTTTCGCCGAGCAAATTCGGTGTTAGTAGCACGCGCCGTAGTGTTGATGTCGAACCTGTTTTTGGTTCTGCCGAGCAGTTTAATGAGGGGCTTGTGGAGATGTGTAGGATCTTCGGTAGAAGGTTCGCATTAGTCCTGTATTCAGGGGAGATCCCAAGCGTTGAATCCTTCGGTTCGTTATGTACCTGTGGCACCCATGTTTTATCGGATAAAACAATTTATACGGTGGAGGATATGGCTTACGGTAAAATAGGAATCCTCACAGGTGAGCGTCTCCTAACTGACTCAGGTTTGGATATTGTAGCCGTCGACAGTGAGCTGTCACGCCTATTGACGGAGGCGTTCGAGAAACGAACATATAATCATGGAGGCCCGTCAGCCGTAGGCACAGCTATCCTGTTCTCCTACCTGCGTGACATGTATTCGGCGCTTACTCTAACTGGGCGAATCGTTTTTGATCCTAAAGCTGATAGGGCTCTTGACTTGGGGTGCGGTCTTTATGTTACGGTGGGTGACTCTAACCTGAGGGGTTCTTCTGGGGATTGGGTTCTTAGTGTTGCGCATTTACATGTTAATCGTTCATCCGATCAGGTTTCCTTGATTATTGGGGATATGACTATGCCTTTAGGTGTTAGCCGTTCATTATCTGAGGCGCTTCAGTATTTGCACGATGAGGTTAAGCGTATATTTTCTTAGCCCACCAAGAGCTATTATTTCCATTATATGGGTTGGGTTTTGTGAAACGCTGTCTGGTGTTATAGAATAGTGATTACGTGAGGGGCTGGGGAAGAGAGTCAACATTAGACACTGCATCCAAACACCTCTTTTCTTGCCCCTCTCGTGTTTGGGCTGTTAGCTCAGCCGGTCAGAGCAGATGACTCATAATCATCCGGTCGTGGGTTCAAGTCCCACACAGCCCACCAAAAAATTTTTATTGGGTGGAGCATGTAAATTCCGTTGCACATGTTCCACCCAATATTTTTATGCCCAATACTTGGGGTTAGTCCTCCTGGTCTTTTATGATTCCTTCGTCTTTGCCACCGATCTCCCCGAGGCGGGACAGGAACTCTAAGACGTTCCCAATGATTTCTATGAAACCACCAATAGCTTCTATAGCGTCCACGGGATAATCATCTCAATCTAACTAATGATTACGACACCCTAATAATAGCAACCCTCTTGCACCCCTTGAGACCACACTGATACCATGTGAATCACAGCACCGCATAAACAGAGAAGAGAAGGAGACCCCAAGGTATGCCGCTCTGCCATTACTGGATAGTCACCTACCACCCTAACCCCATACGTGAAGACCGCGTGTCCATCGGGGTTATCGCCTCCGACGATCTTACAGTCGAGTGCAGGTTCATTCGCACCCCAGAGGTGCTACCCATCAACCATCCCCCAAAATACCTAGCAGAGGGCATCCGGGATCTAGAAAAAACCATACAAAACCTCAACACCACCAACAACCCAGCCCCACCCTACAACCAAATCGAACACTACAGGGCGCACCTGAACAACACCTACCAGCTCACAGCACCGAGGATCGCTTCATCTGTTTCGGGTGTGAGTGAGGCTGTGGAGGACTTATACAGGGCTTTCGTAGCACCAGAATAAGGCGAATACTTGTTTACTGCAGGGGTGCCGCCCACCGTGTAATAGTCACGCCATTAGCGCCCTCAACAGCAACCCCAGTATCAAAAATACGATCAACATCAAACCAGCTCGACACCACACCATACTCCCTAACGCCCAGAGGGAACCTCACCCACCCAGGTTTACTGGGGCTCTTAAGTAGGGACAGGAAATCGTCGGGGTCAGCGAGCAGCATATACACGGGTATCGGGCGCTCCTCTGGGCCAGGGTAGCAGGACAACTCCGCGTTGATAATGTAATGCCCTGCACTAGAAGGGTTGTGGAAAACTTCGCCCCAGCTAACACGAACATAAAAAGAGCCTCGCTGCGCATCGGTTCTTCTACCCCACTCAGCGATCCTGTCTGCGATTACTCCGTGGTATTCTCCTGGGCGTAGCTCGAACGTGTATCGGGGTTGTTGTACCATTTGTTTTTCTCTTTCTTCATATTCCATATGTGAGAATGTCGGGTAGAAAGTTTATGATTTCTTCTACCCGACATTCTTGTTTCTATATTTTTACCCTGTTCCTATAGGTAATCCTCAATAACCACATAGTTGTACCGAGAATCGATCTCTCCACCGTTCAATATAGCGTCTACATCAAAATCACGAGCAGATAGTTTACACACCTCAGGCTTATTCAACGGGAACCGATACCACCCACCTGACCTATTGGTGCCCCGTGGGCGATCCAGCAGGTGCCCACCATCTACCATAGTTATGTAAATGGGGATAATATCAGACCCGTACCCGTTAGCTTTTACTTTCAGCTCACCGTTGTGACTTATAAATTTCATGTTTTCGTGCGTATCAGTAAACCGCACATATATATTCCCCTGAGATTTATCTACTCGCTGCGCTAGGTCATGCATGGTTTTCAGCTCAGCTAGGTCGTATGCCCCTGGTTGTAGGGCGAACTTGTAGGTTCCGGTGGGCATGTTTTCTCCCGTTCTGCTTGTTTTCGTGCTGAGTATATAAGGCATCCCACTGGGTTTTATGTTCTGCTATTTAAGCAGGGCATCTACCGCATACAAACATTGACACGCATCAGATGAAGATGCTAAAATCTTACTCGGTAACGTTACCAGCCGGTCCCCCAAGTTACCGGTTTGCAAGAAAACTTGGGCAGTACCCGCCGTAAACAAGAAACAGTTTGTGGCGGGCGGGTTTTTGTAGCTCAGTTGGTAGAGCGTCTGGCTGAAGACCAGAAGGTCCTTGGTTCGATTCCAAGCAGGAACACACACCCCCTCATGTGGGGGGGGGCTTGCTCTTCTAGCCCAATTGGCAGAGGCGGCGGACATAAAATTCGCACAGTGTGGGTTCGAATCCCACGGGGAGCACGTGGTACGGCACATTCTGTCGAGTGCCGTACCCCTGTTTTGGGTGGTTTGCTGAGTGGACTAAATCGTCAGTCTCGAAAACTGTTGAGGTGTAAAAACTTCCATGGCTTCTACTCCCACACCACCCGCACCATTTTTTGTAATATAATTGTTCACAACATGGTGTGAACAATTATTAGGAGAAATACGTGGAAGAAACCAAGGATTCTGTAAGGAAACAACTGCTGACTGTGAATGATGCAGCGGAACTGTTGAATGTCACTCCCCAGATGGTGAGGGTGCTTATCAAAAACGGGGATATTCGTTCATATAAGCTTGGGCAGCGCAGTACCCGAATTTCGCAAGAGCACATAGATGAGTACCTTAAGTCTCGTGAGGTGAAGCAGGGGGCTTAGAGGGTTTTTTGCTCGCTCAAACCGCAGGGGACTGTTTCTATGCACCAGAAACAGCCCCCCCCTTTTTTTGAAGCTTCAACCTAACATTCAGAAAGATGCGTAACCACCCTTTATCTGCTATTTTATTATGAGAAACACAATCCTAAACAATATAAGCAAGAAATAGGGTGAATATGAAAATTACCATCGGAAGCCGCGAAGAGTTCCTGAAAGCACTAGACTTCGGAGGGCTCGGGCTACCCAAAACACGCCCCGTCTACCCCATCATGGCTGCAATTAAACTGACCATCTTAGCCAAAGGAGCACACGGTGGCACCGGTGAACTAGCCGTATCATCCTATGATGGTACAACTTGCGCCAAACACACCATCACGGCTGAGAATAGCATGTCTCAAGGCGAGTCAGCTAAGGAAATCCTAGTTAACGGTAACCTGCTTATTGATTTGGTAAAGAATTTTCCGCATAAGCACCCCATCATCCTGCAGATAGGGAAAAACTCTAAAGATTTGGAGATGCATTGCGGAAAATATAAATGCAACCTTCCCCTGATGCCAGTGAACGAATACCCCAACACCCCCAACGCCCCGTCAAGCATGGCCGGTGTAGTGAAGCAGCACGAATTAGCAAAATTTGTTCAGCGGCTAACCATATCAGCTGCAAAAGATGAGACGTTCCCTATTCTTACGGGGGCTAACATTACCCTAGGCGAAGACGGGATGCATGGTGTATCCACTGACAGGTACAGGCTCGTATACACCAAAATACCCTGGTCCGAAGAAGGCAAAAAAGACGCTATTGTAGGAATCCAGCAAGGCTCTTACCTGCTGAAAGCACAAGCACTACAAGCTTTGTCTCGCAAAAGCACTGGTTACGAACTAATGGGAATCCACCCGCCAACCAAAAAAGAACAAGTCATTAACTTTACTGTTCGTGAAATTAATCAAAATAAAACCAAAGAAAACGATGAAGACACCAACGAGATTGGATCAGCAAACACAACCCTCTTAGAAGGCGAGTATCCTGCTGCCCTTTCCATCATTCCTAAAAACCCAGTTGCCACCGCAAGGTTTAGTAAAGAAGATATGATGGAGGCACTGAAATTTGCGAACACGAAGCTACCTCAGAACCAGCCCATCTTATTCAAATTCGAGAACGGTGCCGTAAATATCAGCTCTGACGACAGCTCGGGCACAACAACAGAAACCACGGTTGAGGGTGCTATGCTCAATGGCGCAGAAACCGTGGAGATAGCCTTTAACCCGCAGTATATTATTGCTGCTATTGATTCTTTCGACACCGAACAGGTTGAACTCAGGTTCGCGGCTCTTGAAGGAGTGAAACCAGCCTACTTGGTTGGTGTTCATGAGGACGGTGAAGTGGATGAGTCGTATATTCACCTTCTTATGCCCGTTCGTAGGCAGAACAATCTAGAGGAACGGTAAAGGGGAATGCAGGATAGTAGTACTAGTTGGGTTGATAACCCAATAGCTGTTTTTGATTTAGAGACAACAGGGTTGAATGTTAGGGAAGACCGTATTGTCACTGCGTCTTTCGGTGTCCTGTCGCCTTCTGGTGAGGTGATGTGTGACGCTACAGGTGTGCCGATCATACGGGATTGGTTGATCAACCCTGGGGTTATTATCCCTAAACAGGCTTCGGATATTCATGGTGTGACGACGCTCCGCGCGCAGAAAGAAGGTATGGAGGCGTCTGAGGGTGTTGCCCAGGTTGCGGCAATGGTTGGTTGGGCGTTGCGGCATGGCATCCCTGTGGTTGGGTACAATGTGCGGTATGATTTGTCGATGCTGGTTCACGAGACTGAGCGTCACCCAGTTGAACGGCATGAGGTTGAACCGCTCCCCGAACTATTCCCCATCCTTGACCCGTACCCGATCTTCAAACACCTCTACAAATACAGGAAAGGCAGCAAAACCCTAACGAAAGCCGCCGATTTCTACGGCATCAACCTAGACAACGCCCACAGCTCCCACGAAGACGCCCTAGCCGCTGGTCGGGTTCTGCAAGCTATCGGTGCGCAGGACCCGGTTTTCAGGAACATGACAGCTGGTGAGCTGCACGAAACCATTATTGGGTTGTACGATGAGCAGGACAGGGACTACCAGGAGTACCTGATGCGTAACCACGTGGAGAAACAGACACCGCTACGGGTTGTGGAACGCGGGTTCCCAACATATCTGCCAGAGTCACAGCAGTACACGCTCACCGAGTTACGCGCATTGTGCCTAGAGAGAAGCACACCGCCTAGCTAGAGAAACATTAGGTCTCTTCGCGGGGTGCTTGCACTGGTCTTCAATGGCTGGTGCGGCACCCCAAATTTATTGTGAATAAACGTTTTGAGTAAGGAAAGAATATGGTTTTAGATAATCTTGACGGTTTATATGACCGCGTGAAGGAAGCCTTCGACACCATCCAAGCGGGTGCTACTGAGAGGGCATGGTTTAATGGGCGTATTAACGCGCTACGTCTAGCTGAGGGCAGGGTCAGTGAAGAGGATAATGGAGAGCCGCAGGTAGCCCAGGATCTTGTCGCGGTTACCCTCGGAGGGCTGTCACTCGACGAGCTGAAACAAGCTGTTGAAGATGCCCGCTGGTCCGCAGACAACCTAGACGAAAACACCCTAGTGTACTGGGTTGCTTTCCACACCCTAACCCACCTGCTGCAGGTGCTCGGCACCCCAGAATACCCGCGCCACAAAATGCTCCTGCTGAAACTCAACAAAACCGCTACAACCCCGCTATCGCGCACAACCGTGAACGGCAGAGTGAAACAGTGAATGTGACACAATTCTCCGTAAACGGTTTTGTGTAAACAGCCACCAATCATGTATGCTTTATATGTGTCCGAAACACAGCGGGCAACATATAACGGAGTGTGGCGTAGCTTGGCTAACGCGCCTGCTTTGGGAGCAGGAGATCGCAGGTTCGAATCCTGTCACTCCGACGAAACACCAGAAATGGTGTTTCCGTATGATGTTCTTTGCGAAGAGAATACGACCCCCACCCTGTGGGGGGTCTCATTGGTTGAGATGAATACGATGTGATGTGTGTGAATAAAAGATACGGGGTTTCTCAAACGGGGCGGAAAACAGTTTGAGAATCCCCGTATTTTTGCGCCTAATTTTTAGGTGCGGGCTAGGGTTTGGAACGAATATTTCATGGGGTGTTTCTTGCCTTGCGATCCTAGTAGATACCCGTTTTCGCTTCTCTCCCAAATGCTCTGGTTGAGGGCACCCCATTGCACTGGTTTATTTGTCCTAGAAAGTTCTTCTGTGGTGAGTTTAGGGGCGTAGGTGTCACCCGTAATCTCGGCATCTTCTAGGGAAGCTAGGAGGGTACGTTCAATAATCTCAACGCGCCCAAATACTGGTAAATCCTCGCGGGAAAGCGCTTCCACATAGATGGAGCCGCCACCAATGATCCAAGCAGTAACTCGCTGATGTGGTGAATCTGGGTGCTGGGTAGCGTTGGGTGCTAAAGGCGTGTTGCCTGCGAGGGTGAGAGCCGCATCTAGCGAAGACACCCAAAACGCACCATCACGCTCAACAGGCTTTGAATCCAACGGGGCGCTGCGGCTAATCACAATATTGGTTCGCTCAGGTAAGGGACGGAAACACGATGGAAAAGACTCCCAAGTGCGCCGCCCCATAATAACAGGCTTACCCACAGTAACAGCTTTGAAATGCGCAAGATCCTCAGGGGCATACCAAGGCATAGTGCCGTCACGCCCAATAACACCTGCACTGGTTTGCGCCCAGATAGCGCCAAGACACGGGATTGCTGCGGGTAGCTGATGATCCTGTTTACTCATTGCACACCCCTATACTGCCACAGGCGCAGTGATTTTAGGATGGTGCTTATAATCGACGAGTTCAAAGTCTTCGTACTCGTACTCAAAGATAGACGGTTTCTGTGTTTTGATAACGAGTTTGGGGTACGGGTAGGGTTCACGCGGGGGATAGGGGTTACCTTCGGTGTCAGTCCCGTAGCCGAGCTGCTTTTTCACCTGTTCTAGGTGGTTGGAGTAGATGTGGCAGTCGCCGCCTGTCCAGACGAAATCCCCAGGGGTCATGCCAGCCTCGTGGGCGATCAGGTAGGTCAGCAGGGCGTAGGAGGCGATATTGAAGGGTACACCCAAGAACATGTCGGCGCTACGCTGATACAGCTGACATGACAGTTCCTTCACCCCGTCAGGACGCTCGCTCACATAGAACTGGAACATGGTATGACATGGGGGGAGAGCCATATCATCAACCTCAGCAGGGTTCCATGCCGAAACAATATGCCGGCGGGAGAATGGTGCAGTTTTTAGCGATTCAATAACCCTGCTGATCTGGTCAATCGTACCCCCATCAGGTGCAGCCCAGGAGCGCCACTGCTTCCCATACACGGGACCGAGGTCACCGTTCTCATCAGCCCACTCATCCCAGATAGTCACGCCGCGCTCCTGCAACCAGCGAACATTCGTGGAGCCACGCAGGAACCACAGAAGCTCCACCGCCACCGATTTGAAATGCACGCGCTTAGTAGTGATCAGAGGGAAAGAATCACGCAGATCGAAACGCATCTGCCGCCCGAAAATACCAATGGCTCCTGTCCCAGTCCGGTCTTGGCGTTGCACACCCGCCTCTAAAGCATCCTTGTTTTCATCCAGGATTTCACGTAGCAGGTTCTCGTAAGGGGTGGGTACTCTCATTAGGGTTTCCTTCCAATGTGGTGTTTTTGTAGTTGCACACTACATTATAGGGTAATGCGAACAGGTTTAAGGTGAACAGACTCGGGGGCACCTGTACCAGCCGTAAGAGGGGTATTGTTGCATATAACAAATCATGCCCAGCAAGCAGTGAAGGATTCATGAAACCATGAGTAAAACCACGACCGTATATCTGAAAAACTGTGCTACCAGCCGCAAAGAAGACCAATTAGATATCCCTATCATCCTGGAACACGCAACCATAAATCCAGACGCAACGTACCTGCTCGCAATCGAAGAAGCTGGTTGCAATGAATACTTAGGATTCGATGAAGGGTATATAGTTTGCAAAAGCAGCATTTGGATATTCGGAGGAAACTATTTCTACCGCGCCGACACAGAAAAGCAAAGCTCAGTGATTTGCCCCCACGATCTGCTGATACCGGTTAGTGACCTACCTACGCAGGGTGGGTGGTTTATGGTTGATGGGCGCACCTTCAAGGAGGGTGCGGACGGTACGTTAGAGTTTCAGCTCAAAATCCCTAAGAGCGAAGAAGAATACCAGCCTCTTTCCCTAGAGCGTGAAATGCCGAAATCCACCCCGCATGACGCACAGGATTGGGCTGTCGGTGACGTACTCTATTCGAGTAGCGGGTGGCAACGAACGAACGCTGATTTCGCGGTTGTTTCCGGTAAAACTGATAAAACAGTATGGTTTGTGATGCTTGATAATGGTGGAACTCTCGGCATGTCCTATGGGTTTGTATCCCCGAATAAGGCGCATTATAAGTTTGTGATGGGTGCTGTCGAAGCAGTCAGGAAGCAGCGGGGGAATCGTAGGACGAAAGGTCATGTGGGAAGGATGTCCCGTATTAATAATAAGAACGGGATATCTGCAGATAGTATGCATTTCTGGGGCTGGGATGGTGAACGGAAAATGTTCACTGGGTAATAGGGGTAGTGAGGATATGAAAGGGTGTGAAGCCGTGAAAAGCTTCACACCCCTTGTTCATAGGTGAATCTTACTACTTTAATGTGTTCTTTCCCATAACCAGTATGATTGGGTTGTTTCACCAAATATTCGTGGCGGGTATGTCTCGTACCAGAACTCGTAGATTTTTCCTCTCAACCATTCCACGCCGGTGATAGCGGCGCTTTCCACGTTTTTTGATGCTCCTGTTTTGCGTGGGTGGAGTGTTATGGGGCTGGTTCGTGATGCACTGTTTAGGGATTCTAAAAACTGTTCTATGGTGTCTAAGCGCCCTCCAGCTTCCATAGTGTTTTCCAGTATGGTGGTGAACATGTCTGTGCGTGCATCCGTTTCACCTGTGAGCCACGGGTTGATGTGCTCGTGTAGTTCCTCAAGGTTTATTGTCCCGTTTTCTTGCAGTAGCCCTGGGTTGCTGGTGAGCCCGTACACGTCTTCCCCGTACTCGGCGCAGGCCCGTAGCGCGTCATACCCAGTTGCTAGTTGGCACATCTCACTGATGCCCTCTGTTTCTATGACTATGCTTTCAACGCCATGTAGGGAAGCAAAAATCTCCCCCTTACCGCCACCGATAACCCGCTCACCAACGAGTAAATCCTGGTCAAGGCGGAGAGCTAACTCGCCTTTAGAAACTAAGACACGTTTCACTTTCACCGGACCAACAATGGGGATATAAACCTCATTTGGTTTCAGTTTATGCACCGACAGGCGTGCGCCCCTGTACGCGAAAGGTAGCTTCAGGAAAATACTTGGGTCATGCGTTGTCAAAGTAAAAAGTGTGCCCTCGGGTGACACTCCAGCTAGTAGTTTCGGGGCGCAGGTGAGGATGATCGTTCCGGGTTGGGTGAGTTTCCGTAGCGCCGTGTATGTGTTGACTGTTATGGCTCCGCTCCTAGCTGTGTTTATTTCCCTCCCATCATAAAGGGAAACCGCCAGCTGGTGCTAGAATTACAGTCGTAACCCATAAAAACAAGCAAATACCCAAAGGAAAAACCAATGCGTGAACCAGCACACCCCCAGAAACGGTGGGGCGCACCGAAAGTCACCATCAGAACAAACCAGCAGCACCAAAAAATATGGGGGATCGAATACTCGGACCCTGCCACAGGCACAGTATTCACCGCAGTAGAATCCGCGTCCGCCCTCCCAGTGTTCATAAACACACCCGAAAAGCTCGGGGAGTACTGGGGTGCTTTCACCCGCTACAACCCCGCAACGCACCAGACCATCAACGAAATACACGAGCTCACCAAGCGCCCTGACCCGCAGCGGCTCAACGAGCTGCACTATGACCTGCTCACCAGCTTCGGGCGTTTCCTCACCACCGCAGCAACAGCTATAAACCACCCAGAGAACCCCCAAGACAAGGGCGGGCACCGGAGAATCGACTACGAGGATGTACAAAGAAACTTCCTGCACGCCTTCCGAAACAAGGGTACACAAGAACCTCTCCCCCGCACCCCCGCACCAGTGAGAGTTTCCCACACTGACGCATACGACAGGTACGCCGCGTACACGATTGAAGGGAAACGGTATTTACCTGGGCACAGGGTGCAACCCATGTTCGACTAGAAAGGGATATGCGGGGTTTGTTATAGGAGTAGACAAAGAAAAACCCAAGCGAAAGGGACAACCACTGTGGCGCAAGAAACATGGACAGTGACCATCGCGACCCACCCGCACGACCCTGAAAACATCCTCAAAAGGATCCACGCCTACGAGGACTCAACACCGATTCTGCTAGGGGTAAGCAGACCGCTATCAGCATGGGATGGATCATTACCCCCAGAAACACCCAACAGGTGCGGCATCTACATATTCTACGAGGCAAGGTTTTACCCCATCAGGCACGACGGTGGGGAGCAACTACATTTCACGCCATATGAGCTTAATACACCACCCAGCATGCTCGTACCCGCAGGGTGGATAGTGTGCACCAAAGAACAATTCACGCTCAACATGCACGGGGATATAGAAGTCACAATACCCACCAGCTCCGAGGTGACCCCCTTCGAACCAGAGAAACCCATGCCAGCGGCAACACCCACGAAAGCGGAACACTGGGAAATCGGGAGTGTCCTGCACTCACGGAACGGGTACGACCAAACAAACGCCGACTTCGCTATCGTTGTCAGGAAAACCGACTACTACGCATGGTTCATCGAATCCCCCACCCAACTATGGGACGAAAAAGCCTACCACACCGTAGTACCAGACGAACGATTCTGGAAAGTCGCCACCACCGCAGCCCAAGCCGTTAACCGCCACTACGAGCGCACCAAGAAAAGGCTACAGGTAGGCATGCGCAGGAAAATAATCACACTCAACAATCATGGTGAAGAAGACATTATACAAGACAGTGTCTACCGCATATACCACGGGTGGAACGGGTCACCAGCACACCAAAACTGGAACTAAACAAGAACAAGAGAGCAGGAGAATAATAATGGGTTATTACTCACAAAAGGAAGTATCCACAATTAGGATCAACTAAGAACACGAAAAAGAAATAGTGGAGCAACTACTCAAATACAAAGCTGGTAAACCCATAAAAACATGGGCTTACAACCCAAAGACCAAGAGGCTAGACGGCTGTTGCCCAACTTATTGATATTGCAAACATCCTTCAATATTGATAATATTAGATACATACAGAACACTTGAGGGGAGAGGGCGTATTGGCAAAGAACCAGACCTATAAAGCTTTCGTTGCGCGCCCTTCTAACGTCCTAGATATGAATGGCGAGTTACTGGAAGTCGTACTCGTCATGGGACAGCTTGTCTCTGAGGTTCGTGACATTTCGGCGTATGCCACCTATGTGGCGCGTAATGACACTATTTTAGGGGCTGAACTGGCTCAGGTTACCACCACCGCCCCTGCGGAGGCTGGTCGTCAGGCAGGTGTTGCCATGCCGGATTTTCTTGCGTCTGGGCGTGGCAGGTCACGTAAAGAACGCCTATTTAGGCATCGTGTGGTTTCCGAGTATCGCTCATGGCAAGAGCGTATTAACGCGGTGACTGGCGAAAACTCTAAGTACGTTAGCCAGGGTTGGAGACGCACGGTGGATGGTTCCGTGCCATCATACGGCGAGGATTACATTAACCTAGGTGCTGTCGATAAACAGTACGCTGTGATTGAGAACAACCCGTTTATTGACGGTGAGATTGTCCTTAAAATGGTCATCCGTGGTGAGTGGTATCGGCTGATTTTCAGCTTCGATAATGCCCGCTTTCGTGAAGGTAAGGTCACCTTACCTTTAGTGAAAGTTGAGAATAACCAGCCTGTTTTCATCTTCACGGTCGTTACCGATAACCCTATCGTCCAGTTCTCAGGTGACTATGTTATTGGCGTGGACGTGGGTATCCGCAATTATGCTACCGTTGTGGTTCGCAACAGTTCAACGGGGCGGGTGGTTCATGAAAGTGCGCTCTCCCAGCGCGCCCATTCGCTGTGGAACTCCGTCCGCGCGTCTGAGAGGCAAGTTTGCGCCCTCAAAAAGAAGGCTGACTTGCTTCTTTATCGCCGTCAGGCTCGTATGGCGGCTCTGGACGAGGCTCAGCTTCACAGGGAAGCGGCATCCCGGAAGAAACGTGAATTAGCTATTCTTGCGGCGCAAGAGATAGCACACCTGTCCCACATTTACGATAATGCGACTGTCGCCGTGGAAGACCTGAGCTGGGTGCGAAATACGATGCAAAATGGCAGGTGGAATAGGGGTGAACTGGTTAAGTGGCTCACCCATTATGTTTCACAGAATGGTGGTTGGGTCGTTGCCGTGAACTCTGCTAACACGTCACAGCTCTGCCACCTTTGTGACTCTAAGGTAAGCCATCCTGTGCATGAAGTCTCATTCTGTACGGAACATGCCGCACTGGACAGGGATATTAACGCCGCCGCGAACATTGCCGCCCGTGCTGTTCCAAAGGTTGAAAAAGCGAGGAGGACTCGCGCGAAGAACCGGAAACTCCAGCGTCAAACAGCCCTTAAAACCCCTATAGCTAGGGGTTCTTTGAAGCACCCTGGGCGCGACAGGACTAAGGGTGTCCCCACACCGAAGAGGAAGAACCACCACCGCACTGTTAGGGAGGTGATTCTTCCTTCTAGCCCCGCTAGGGTAATTATGACCAGCGTACTAGCGGACTGCGGCGCATACGGTGCCACAGGGACTTCTCAAGCGGCTATCAAACAAGGTAACACCACCTACAAATGTAGGGTATACAGCCTTAATTGATACGCTCGTACCATATGATCTCGGGGTATATGCTGTATGCCTTCCCGTCTTGAATAACTACCCTCCAACGATCCCCATCTTCAACTAGGTACTCAGCGTACCCTAAAGCGAGTAACATCATAGGTAGGCGTATTTAGATGCAGCTGATTAGCGCATAAAAAGAGGAGGGTGTCACCACCAATGATTTAGTGTGGTGCTCCCCTGTTTTGAGCCCCCTACCGGGTTTGAACCGGTGGCCTTCGGTTTACAAGACCGACGCTCTGCCAGCTGAGCTAAGGAGGCGGGGTGTCCACCAGTCGGGGTTGGTGTGGAGTGCCTTGTGGCTGGTGGACTTCTCATAGTTTAGCAGGTGGTTTCTTGGTTTCGCAAATCGTGGGGTGGGTGGGGATGTTAGAATTTTAGTGTATTGTTCTAATTGTTTTGGAGGATGGTTTATATGTTGCCTGATTTATCGTTGCTGATGTGGCTTGCGTGGGGTGTTGGGGGTGCCCTGATTGCGTTGATTATTGTTATTGTCCGGTTGGCTTATAAGGGTAAGCTCACGTCTGGTAATAAGACGCATGATAGGTTGGAGAAGAGCACCCCGTATTTGGTGAATGTTCTTAAGGTTTTTGCTTTACTGCGTATCCCGTTAGGGTTTGTCTTTAGGGGGTTGAAGTCCGTGTTTGGATTTTTCCGGTCTTCGAAACCGAGTGGGGGGTCAGCTCGGGGGTAGTTTACTCGGTTCCATCTTTTCACATGGTGGGTTTACGGCGTCTTATAACACTGTAAACCCACCTATTTTCGTGTAATCACCCCTATTCGTGTTACACTGGTTTTCAGATAAAACAACACAACCCAGACGAGGTAAACCATACAACCATGAGCAATTACAGCAAACCACGCACCACTAAAAAAGAGGTAGAAGACCTGCAAAAATATGTGGGCATATACCTAGATAACTGCCATAAGCACGGGGTTGATCCGACTTGGGATGGGCTGATCAGGCAAGCTTCTATCGTGGTAAAAATCCCCGAATCAAGAATCCGAAGCGATAAGCTCCTGCAGGAGGCGCTTATTCGGGGTGTCGAAATATACTATCGGATGAACAAAGTCCACAACAGGCTAAACCCGCCACCGAAACCCAAGAAAAAACCAGCACCAAAACCAGCCACACAAGAAAAGCTTGTTCCCACCAAGGAACAAAAACCAGAAACACAGAAGCAACAGCTTCCCAAACCAGAAACCAAGAAGGAAGAAGGAAAACAAATGGTACAGCCCGAAAAGAACGACACCCAGGCCCTCAAAAACGCGCAGCAGTCTATCCAAGCATTCGTGGACTCCAAACCTGACGGGTTTACCCGCGCGGCTTACCGTGAGTTCGTCAAGAACCGTGCTAATGGTGCGGAGCCGGTTCTTAGTGAGGGGAAGCTCCGCAATTTCTTCTCGACGTGGGGTGAGGCTGCTGCTTACGCTAAGAAGTATGAGGAGCAGGGTGCTACTAAGCAGGAGAAGAAGGCGGCACAGGAGAAGGCTCGCCCTGCCGCTAAGAAGCCCGTGAACAAGCCTGCGGTAGAGAAACCTGCACCGAAGAAGCCCGCCAAGAAGCAGGATAAGCCCGCATCGAAGGCAACTAAACCCACCCAGCCCAAGGGCACCACCACCGAACCGCTATCAGAGTCCGTTGCGGAAGCCTTCAAGAACATGCGCACCGAAGGCTCCCCACTTCACAAGTTCGCACAGTTTACCGCTGATCTGTTTGCGGGTGGGTACCTTCTCCGTGATCTTCTGTTGGTCTTCGAGCAGAACGAGATCAGTGAGGATAAGGGCTCCTGGGCGCGGTACGACGCGATCATCAAGCACCTAGATGAAAACCCGCAGGATGCGCTTCAGCTTAAGCTGCTGCTCGCTGAGGTTCTGCATGATGTCTCTCTGCAGGGTTCTCTCAACGCATCCAAGTAGCCCCTAGCATAGGGAGGTTAAGGTATACGCCGCCTCCCCTAGTCTAGTAGGTTCGGGGAGCGACCCCACAAAATAAGCCCACCATAAACAGGTGGGCAAGGGGGTTGCTCCCCGTTCCTATCACCACCCCAAGAAGGTACAGACAATAAGAAAACACTCGCTGACTAGGTTGGGGATTCTCTAGGGTCTAGAGTTTCTTTCACCATCATCAGCGTCGCCTCCAAGCTGTTGTTGGAGGTACCGGTGTGTCCCTGGATTCCACTCAGGGCAGTGACCGGCTTCGACTGCCGTGTAGCAGCCGAACTTTGCTTTAGTGTTCTCTGGCGAAGCAGGGAACGCATTTTGTTTCGGTTTCTTGAGTTTGAGACAGCACGTAATCCTATTTCACGACTGGCGCTCACGTCTCGGTTTAACCTAAAACCGCATTTAGTGCAGGAAGCAACTCGTGTTTTTGAGTTACTGGATGCCTTACCGCCGCAGCGAGAACATGTCCTAGAAGTGTCCTTGGCACGTACTTTGATCGTCTTCAATCCGTAGCGCTTAGCTGTTCTCTCGATGCGGGACTGTATCTCTGCGTGAGGCCAGCGCCCTCCCAGGGAATCCAGCCAGGACAGGTTCTCCACCGCTATGTGAGCGTCATTTTTGTTAGCCACGGAGACGATTTGATTGGCGATACACTGATTGATTTCGTGCTTGATTCTAGTGGACTTAGCGCTGACGCGCTTAGCTTCGATGCGCAGCACATCAGCATGGTCTGTCCTGTTGTGTCTTTCGCATAATTCTGCTCGCTTATACAAGTGGGCGGCTAGATCGCGGCGTTTCTTCTCAGCCTTAACTAGGGAACCGAGTCGTCTCTTATACCGAGCATGATACGGGGCGGACCTCTGGTTGGTCCTTGGGTCTATGACTGTGGCAATAAACGGCTCTACCTTGCCTAGGTCTATACCAACAACCTTGTTTGTTTGTCTTTCGTTGGTCTTGTGCTCGATGGTGAGGTCAAAAACTATCTGTCCTTTGCTGCTCAGGCGAATTGTGGGTCTACAGACCTTACCATCGCCAAAACGTCCTGGGTTGTCTGGTAGTCTGAGATGGAGCCTAGTGAGACCGTAAGTAGGGGTCTTCACTTGAACAGTGACACTCAGTGGATCGTTTTCGCTCCTGGATGCTTTGGGTGCGAAGTGAATGTCGCAGACTGCAAGATTAAGTTTAGCGCTCACCCCAGGAAGAGAAGCCTTCCGTTGACCTTTCTTGTGGTACCTAGTGAGGTGAGCACGAACCATGCCGCTGGGTGGTTGCGGGGCATCAGGGTAGGTGTCCCTGTAGTAAGATAGAATACGGTCTGGTTTTGTTGTGCTTGGATGAGTACTCATCACCTGAAACAGTCCAACACTCATGGCGTACAGTTCCAGAGTGCCCACCACGTTTGAGACCAGTATCTCGTTCATGTTGTGCTTCTGAAACGAGAAGTCGTAGCGAGACAGCCTCCTTCTACCCCAAGAGTTCAATGAGCCAGTCGGTCTATCTCCCCGCAAAACCTTCAACGCCAGATCATGAAACTCCTGACTAGCAATCACCTCCCGCTCCGCCTCAGCCAACCAAGTGACCATCTGAACCAGATCACAACCAACCCGCCCCATGTCAACACCATTATCAGCAGTGAACCTGCGCCTAGTCACCGTGTCATATAACCTCACAGCCCCACCCCCTGAAACGAGTTGACCTACAATAAAAATATGTATGCATTATAATACAGAGCGTGCACTGCTACAAACCAAAGAAATATAACGGATTTACGCGAATGCAAGCAACAGTAAAATGGGTAAGAAAAAAACCGAACGAAATGGTGGGCCCCTAGACTCCGCCCTGTGCCCAGTGTGTGGGAAAATAGGTTACAGGTCACGGGCAATAGCCAAGCAAGAACTCAGGAAACAGCAGACGAAAGGAGTGGGAGTCAAATCCTACTACAAGGACGAAATGTGCGACCCGCCCTACCAGTGGCATCTGACAAGTCAACCGTCAATCGTCCAGAAAACGTGGAGGAAACACACCAATGACTACCGAATCTAGTGACACTCGAATTATCGAATATGAGGGTGGCACGATCTGCCGTAGCCTCACACGGGTATCAACTTCACCAACTATTGAGCAGCAGATCCGGTTCGGGGATAAAACCTTGGGACTATCCCCAGAAGAGTTCTGTAGCATCATTACGCGGTTCGTCTTCGAGCATGTACCTGAGGTGTTCCCTGTGAGGCACTTATTTGTGACTGCAACGCAGAGGGCATCGTTTTTCAGGGGTTTGACGGGGTTTGAGGCTGGGGCGTTTCTCAATGACTATTGGGATGCGCAGCCACCAGTGGAAGAACAAGAGAACAATCTAGTGAATACAGGAGAATAAAGAACATGAGTAATCTACCATCAGAAGTTGATAACAACACCGCAGTCGGTGGTATCGTTTTCGAGCAAACAACCTTCCGTGACTGGTGCAACAACAACGGACTGGAATCAGACGAGCTGAACGGGTATGCTTTCTTCAACGAAGTGTACGACCTATCCCAAGAAGACGGACGCGCGACCCTCAAACAGGATTACTCTCTTGAAGAGCTGATCACCATCGCAAAAAGGAACACATACCCAGACACGGAACACCACTAAAAAACAAGATTTGGTGCGCACCCCAAATGTATGTTAAACTCTTCCTGTGGCTGCCTGACGCGCGCACAACAAAAACGAATACTCATATTAGTTGCCTCACTGGCATACCAGTCAGGTAGCCCACACGCCCCCGTAGCTCAGGGGATAGAGCACTTCTCTCCTAAAGAAGGTGTCGGACGTTCGAATCGTCTCGGGGGCACTTGTGATAATTGAACAATGATTTTTGCCCTATAATTGGGGTATTCACTCGACGGGGGTGGTTGGCGCATGACGAGTGTCGCGCATCAGCCACCCTTCGTGTTTTTAGGAGGCGTGACGTGGTTGAATGTTTGGGGTGGGAAGATTGTTTAGATTCGCTGCTAGGTACCCTAGATCAGAGTGCTTTGAGAGCGAAAGAGAACAAAAGCGCTGTGGGGTTCACTAGGAAATATTTAGCGTCCCTCAACCCCAGTATCGCTGAGGCGTGCCTGCGGAGCATCCACCTAGCAGATTCGGTTAGTACGCGGGGACTGGAAGACAGGTCAGAATCGCTGATAGATACCCTGGATTCACTGCCGTTCATTGTTTCAACAGTGGAGAAAATAACCTGTGACAGTAGGATAGAACAGACCCTAGTAACAACCTGTTTCCTGCTCACAAAAGCCATGTTGGGGCACGAAACCATCTTAAGCAACTTATCATACATGGATCCCTCGTCAGGCGACTACGCAACCCACCAAGCCTACCAACGGTACAGGGCAGACCCTAGGTCACAACAGTCCGCGCCGCAGCGCATAGCGGCAGCATTGAACAGTGCTTTCGGGTTTGAGGCGGTTAACCCCAGTGATAGCACCCAGTTGGAGGAATGGTGCACGCGGTGGAACCTGTGGAACACCTACGGTCCAGCTGTACTATGGTGCCTTACTCTAGCCACCGATAGCGACAACACCCCTAGGAGGGACGGGGCGTTCCTACGGATCCTATGCTTCTGGGCTAGACGCCACAATACCCAAGCAACCCGAAAACAGTGTGCCCCTCACAGGATTAAGGATTTTTTTGAGTCCTCAGGATACAGGACACTCGAAGAATACGAGAAATACTACGCCCCGCTATACCTCGTATGATCACAAGGCGGGGAAAGTTTCACAACAGACAGAACAAATTCACGAGCAAAGGAACAACACAATGTCCCCACTACTTACCCCACCAATCACCCCAGTAACCATCATCTCACCAGCCAGTAAAGAATATTTCAGTGAGTTCCAGGAAGTCGTGCGGAGGGTACACAAAGAAGGTAAAGGGCTGACACTCGCCACCCCCAGAACCTACGAAACACACGATAGGCTGCCGCTACCTGAGGGGTACGAACGAAGCTGGGGCACAAGCTTCAACACTGTAGCCATACTCCCAGCGGGGAACAGGAAAACGAAAGAGGTGCCCGTGCTGGTTCTGCTGCAGGAAGCATCCCCTCTCACTGTTGCGGATGCTGATGCTAAGCACATGTCTTTCACCCTCACCATTGATGAATACGATGAGATAGCAACCGAATACATCAACGGGGATAGGCAGCCGTTCGAGAAACTGGTTTTTGCACCAACCCTGAGGCAATTCAAAAAGCCTTCTAAGGATTAGCGAAACACCCCTCATGTAGGTAGAATTACATACAGGGAAACATTAGAGCCCCAGCCTCACACCCTAACCCAGTGTTAAGGTGGCAGCTGGGGCTCCATTATGCGCACAAACAATAAAGAAAGGAAAACTGCAGTGGGTGAACCAACCCAGAAAATAAGTGCCCTAAACCCCCAGAGAATCATGGTTGCGGGCGACTGGCACGGCAACGAAACATACGCACTGGAAGCACTCAAGCACGCCCACAGTGAGGGTATTGAAGTCATTGTCCATGTCGGGGATTTCGGGGCGTGGCGGGATATTAGGTGCAGGTACGACAGAGCTGTGGGGATGATGGTCCCGTACCTGATCGGGGATCATGCGTCTAAGCCGTCTTGGGGTGACTACATGGGGGACACACCTATTCGGGGTAGTAGCAGGCCCGCGCATAAGCATCATATGAGTATGCTGTCCCTCAACAGTTTCCTTGAGGAAACAGGGATGGATCTGGTTATCATCCCAGGGAACCATGAGGATTATGATGCGCTCTACAGTTTCCCCGTCGAGGAGGATGACGCTAACACGCAGAAGTTCCACCAGGCAACGGGGGAAGCAGCAGACAGCATGCCCTACAGGTGGGGCCTGAGGCGTCCCCGCAGCAGAATATGGGTCATCCCAGCAGGGTACACGTGGAGTTGGGGCGGTAAAAAAATCATGGGGTTCGGGGGCGCGGTATCCGTCGATAAGCACTACCCGATCCGTGTACCCCACATAACATGGTTCCCCCAGGAAACCCCCACCGCCCTAGAACACGAATGGGCTGCACGCGCAGGAAACCCAGTGGATGTGCTCATAACCCACGACTGCCCCGATAAGGGTATTGTCCTGCCACCTAACCCTGGGTTCCCCGAGGACGTTATCGCTGAGTCTAATACATTCAGGAGGAAACTAGACGATATAGTCACCGCAACCTCACCTAGGACGGTTTTCTATGGGCACCACCACGAGAACGTACAGGACAGGACAGTGAATGGGGTCAGGTACTATGGGCTGGGTGGTGACAGGCAGGGGGCGCAGAGTAACCTTCTGCTGCTCAATATTGAAGATTTATAGAGATAATAAAAACAATCACCGAGACATAGGCACCACAATGCTATACAGCCACAGAATATGTGCTACCATTAGCATCAAGTTCACATAACGTAACTTACTATTGAAAACACCCTGTTTTCAAAAGCACATAACATGTTAAACAAATAAGGAAGAAGGTAACCCGTTTGGCTAAGGCAATTGAAGTAAAAGGCAACGCAGTAAACCAGGGCGATCTCGTTGAGATTGTTGCAAAGAAGACTGGGCGTAGCCAGAATGAAGTACGTGAAGTCGTATCCGAGCTGTTTGAGACAATCGGTGAGCGCATTGTGGCGGGAGATAGGGTGGTTATCCGCAACGTCGCTTCCTTCCACACCATTGATAAGGGCCCGCGTAAGGGGCGTAACCCGAGGACCGGTGAGGAAATTGATGTTCCCGCGAAGAAGGTTGTTAAGGCTCATGTCTCCGACTCCCTGCAAAATAAGGTAAACCCTGAGAAGTAAACCCTTTTTCGTAAGGGATATTTCACTCGATCAGGTGAAATCAAGGGGCGTTGTATTCACTCATTATCTTGTGTGGATGCGACGCCCCTTTTTTTATTTATGCATGAGTGGGTATTAATAATCATGAGAACAGACTATTCGGAAGGATGGGGCATTGGCTGATTTCAGTAAAAATCTTCATAAACTAATAGACGGGTACCAAACTAAACCTGAGCAGCAAGCTTACGCGGCGCATTGTAACCAAATGAGGGCGATGCGTGAGAACTCTAGTAATCTAGCATATGTGGGCGACAGTGATGTTGTGAATAAGATCATAGGCAAGCAACAGTCACCTGAGGATAAAGTGTATAAGCTGAACCGAACCTATATGGTGCACGCTAATGCTTTGGGTAGACATTTCACCCTGAAGATTGAGGTGGCTGAGCTTCTGTCTTTCCGCCAGGACATGTTTATTTTCACGTCCTTATACGGCAAAAATGATCGTAGGAGCATGCCAGAAGGTTTCTATAACTGCGGGTGGGGGTACGCCCCATGGCCCGAAGAATGGTTGCAAGGCGGGACTAAAAACCGCGCAGAGGTGAAGCAGCAGCTTCTCGGCGTGGTATCCAGTTTATGTGCAGGTATCATCAACGAAGGAATCAAAAACCTGAGCGAATACAGGCAAACAAACCCAGAAACTATGCAGGCGGCACAGCAAATAATTGCGGACTGCACAAACATCATCATCACCCGAGAAGTAGCCCCCAACTATCGTAACCTGCACGACATGCAAGAACTATGGAACCAAATATTCTCAGAAATACTGAGCGGTATATATGTTAGCGCCTAAAAATAATGCGGTGACTGAGGAAAAAACGTTATCATATTTACCATGAGCAACAGCAGTAAAGAACGTAGACAGCAGAGGCTTGAAGCAAGAAAAGCACGACGTAAAACACGCCTTGAGAAAGGTGAGACGAAACAGAAAAGCACTCGCACCAACGGGTGGTCCCCAACATCTTGGAAGATGATCCGCCCGTGGCATTGGCTTAAACCAAAGAACCGGAGGGAAACCAGCTCCGTTGAAGGTTTTGGTATGTTCACTCAGGGTTCAGCGATCTCGAAATACGAGCGAGCATGTAGCCAACAAGAATTTAATAGGCTAGAGAACGAGGGTGAAAACTCGAATGTTCACCCCATGCTCAAATATTCCAAAGCTAAACGCGGGCTGATCCTGTACTGGGTGGGTGGTTTAGCGTCCCTCGGGTATGTTTGGATCGTCCTGCTGAACCTACTAATCATCGGGTTGAACCTAGTCTACGCGAGCGAACAGTTGAGTAACGCGCTGGAACTTGACCTCGTGCAGAAAGTAGCTGCTGTTGGTGGGGACCATTCCCTAGTCCTAGCTGATAACGATCACACCACCCTGCCACCAGGTTCTTTCGAGACAACAGTACCAGTGTCCCGGACGTTCAGTGGGCCTTTCTATTATGAGGCGCAGAAAGTTCTCTGCGTCCCACTGGATCTGGGGTCTATTATTGGTTCACAGATCATGGCTTACATTGGGCTGGTTCTCCCCATCTTCTTCGTCACCACGTGGGGTATCAGGGCTTTCAATAACCAGCGGATCAAAGTTGCTTCCTTGGAGTGGCTGACGTTCCCTATGAAAGCACTATATGGGTTGAATACTTTCTCCCTGCTACTTGTGCCTGTGGCGTTTCTTATCCTGTACAACATCTAAAAAGATTGGGGTATTTGGTGAATGCGATAGCCGTGGGATATGATTCTCATGAGAATAAAACACAGCCCACAGAAAGGAAAACGCGGCGGTGGACGATAAAACCCTGAATAAAACAATCAAATACGTTTCCGTAGGGCTAGTTGTGATCCTAGCCGCCGCGTTAATCGTCGCGTTCTTCTTCGGTAAAGACGCAGCTAACAAAGGCTACCAGGCACAGGAAGCCCAAGCGTCAGCATCCGCCTCAGCCAACAAATCAACCCCCGCACCCCAGAGGACAAGCAGCACACCCTCAGGTGGTGAAGAAACACCCACCCCAACCGCGACCCAAACCCAGAAAGACGGGATGGACGACATCACCAGCGGTAAGCTCGATAAACCAGAGCAAGAATTGGGGCCTTTCACTGGGGTGCCAGAGAAAGTTAAAAACAACCTCACCGCCTTCTCTGACACATTCACAACCGTGACCGACCTAGACCAGCTGATCGGTGTGCAAGGGCAAACATTCAACCCGAAACAGTGTGACTACACCACCAAAAACTATCTGGTCTGCTCGTCAGTGAACAAAGAATACGCTGTCATCCTTAACCCGAACAATATGATCCCGGTAGGTGTTGTAAACTTAAAGAACGAAAGTTTCAGTATTGAACAGGTTGAGAAATTCAGTAAAATATCCCAGCACGGGGCGCAACAAACCTTCCTGACCGGGACATGGGGCGGGAAATATGTTCTCCTAGCAGGGGACTTGAATGGGCTGAATTTCCTTGGCTAAAAACATAAGAGAAGCATGCGTAGACTCACAAAAAAAATAGCACTAATTTTATCCACATTATTCCTTTTGGTAGGGGCACCCTTGGTTGTGGGTGCCCCTACGGGGCGTCCAGGGTTAGTCACGCCGTTTAGTGTCCCCGTCGCGCATGCTGGTGCTAACGAGTGGAAGAACCTGAAACCCACCCGCTCCCCTGAGGAAATTGACGCTATTAAACGGGCTATCAAACAAATGTCCGACATGGGTGTGCATAAGGGCGCTATCTGCGGGATTCTAGGTAACTCTTCCCAGGAGTCAGGTTTTAACCTGTCAATCATGGAAGGCGACCCAGGTAGTAACTCTAACAGTATCGGCGCGTGGGGTGCCGTGCAGCTTCTTGGTGTGCGTAAAGAGGCATTCCTGAACTGGACGAACAGCGAGAATGGCGGCTCCCTGAAAACCGAGGCTCAGATGCGTTATATTTTTGAGATTGAGCCTGGGATCGCTGGTTTAGGTGACTCGTTCAAGCAGCCTGTCTATTATGGGAATGTTGCGGTCAAGGGCGCGATGGTGCCGCACGTGAAACAGTACACTTTCGAAGAAATCGGTAGTATTGATGGGTACAAAAAACTTGATGACCCACGCGCTGCAGCCCTAGTTTTTGAGGCCGTGTGGGAGCGCGCGGGTGTGGGTGAGGCTGAGCTGTCCACCCGCACTGAGTCTGCCGCGCAGATTTGTGAGGACGAAGAGCTTTTCAAGGATCTACCGAACCTGCAAGGTGCTGGGAGCACTGGTGGCGGTGAGAAGAAAGATGGGGAGAAAAAAGAAGAAGGCAACAAGAACCACGACACCACCCAGGCTGGGGCTAACGCAACCCCGAAAGAGGAACTTGACCTAGATGGTATGGAGGGGCGTAAAGCCTATGAGTCACGCCGAGCAACGAACCGTGCGGAGTTCCCCACTAAGGATGAGTTGTCTAGGAAAGATCAGGTTGCGCTCGGACGCGCTAAAACATCCACCGAAGAAACTAAAGAATACCCGATGTCGAACATTATTGGTCTGATAATCGCGGCGGGTGTGGTCATGATCTTCTATTCCCTACTCCTTTTCCTAGCAACCGTCGTGGAGAAGGGTGGGTCTTTCATCCCAGGACCGTGGGTTACTTTCGTTACTCTCGGTAAGTACAAGCTCGCTGTCGAGGACGATATGGTCACTAACGACCGGTCCGTGAAATACGGTGGGTATTACACGAGCGGGCAGCTTTACGGGCGTTGCATCATTATTTTCGTGACTGGGGCGCTTCTAGTTAGTGGTTCCTTGACTGCAGCATTCGGTACAATAATTAATGTTTTACAGTTCTATATTCACTAAACCATAGAAGAAAGCATTTATTGTGTCTAAAAAAATTTCTCGCAGGGGGCTACTCATCGGTGGTGGCGCAGCAACAGCCCTAGTAGTCGGTGGCGCATTCGGTTTAGAGCACATCAACGTCCCCTGGGTGCCCTCTAACGGCTTCACGGGGCATATCCAGAACATCATCAGAGCAGACTCAGCTGTCGTGGACTCAACCGTCACCGGTAAATACGGTGAGTCTTTCCTGAACCACACCAAAAAAATGGAGATCACAGGGAAAATCACGTTCACCAAAGACCTCGACAAAGACAGGCTGCACCGCACATACCAGCAGCTAACAATGCGTGTAGCTAAGAACATGGTTTCCTCCGCAGAGCTGCAGGGCGGGATTATAAATATTGCAGCAGAATCCGGGGGCACCCAGATCGACACGCTAGACACACTGAAATACCTTGTCGAAATGGGGCGTGCCCCTGAGGATCAGCTCAAAAAAATCAGAGAAGAAATACAACGCGCGGAGTCGGATAACAAACGGGTTGACCTGAAATTCTATTCGACTCTGACACCAGATAAAGGCTATTAAAAGGTTTATGTCAGGGAAACAACAGGATATAGGGTTCACAAGAGAACTCACCATAGAGGAATACATCATATTCACCGCCTGCTGCGCAGGCCCAGATAAGCTGGAATGGTTGGAGCGCGGTATTTTCTGGTGTTTCGACTACCAGGACTATAACGCTGAGCTGGACATGAGAGCAGTATATGAGGAATACGAACGCGACACTGATGCTTTCCCTCACATGGACATGTGGGAGATCGGTGGCAGTGAAGCAGGCGGGTACCTAGTACACCCCAAATCGTGGTTCTACCCCGCGCAACTGTTAGCTGAGTCTTCTGGGTGTAAGTTCAAAGACGACGAGCTTTCCACTAGCCCCGTGCAAGTTTCTGGGCATAATATTTTCAACTTTGAGGGTGCTGCCGTGAAGGCGGGGAATGAAATTAAGCGTTCCCGAGAAATTTTTATGGATGCTCTTAAGAGGGTTGATAGCACCGGGGCTCGGGTGCCTCAAACTATTTGTGTGAATTTCACGGGTGTGCCTGGGTGGACGAGCACAAGGATCAATGGTGTAGTTTACCGTTTCCCTGCGGTGGGTGTCCCAGTGAAGGATGCTTTGAAATACTTCATGAAGAAACAATATAGGGTGAGCGTATATCAAGGGGAAACACTAGTTAACATTCTCGCTAGTGAAGCATTGGATAAGATGCCTGCCTTTATGAAATCACTTAAAAAAGCACCCAACGGCAATGGGTTAATGCTGCGCGTCGTCCCTGAGGAGCTTGTGGAAATACGGAAGTGAGGGGCGTTGTTTGATAGTTAAAAGAGTTTTTCAGTTTTATTATAAGGTGATATTTTCTCATGAATAACTATCAGATGCCCCCCTACGGACAGCAGCAGATGGGGTGGATGTCAGGTATGGGGGGTGTCACCAACCCCCCACATGGGCAGCAATTTAATCAGGAATACCCACCACCCCAAGCACGCCAACGGTTCCCTCCTAAACAGGAAATTGTGGATTATATTCGGGGTAACCTGTTTGGGGATGAGCCTGTGACTGTAAACTTGATTGAGCGTGACTGGGACAGGGATTATATTCCGCATTTTTGTTGCCTACCGTTTTTTGAGCACCGGTTGCAGAAGAATTTTTTCAGGATTGATATACCAGGGTGGGGTCCCTATAACGTGGATTTTTATATGCACCGTGGGTACCACCAGGTTTTTGGGTTCTGCAATACTTTAACGATTGTTGATGACACTATCCCCACCAGAGATACTGCTAGCGGGTATTCGACGTTTATGTAAAATTCCTTATAGTATGATAAAGACAACAAGTTCATTATTGTACTATAAGGATTTTTTATATGTCACCAGCAGGGTTTGGTTTAGGCGCTGTGCATGTCCCAGCAGAAGAGCCAGTAGAAGAGATTGAAGAGCAGGAAAAGATTACCCCCGCACCTGTGGATGAGGACTCCCCCACAGATGTTGAGTCTGAAGAAGACACTGAGGTTCTAGGGGAAGAAACTCAAGACGAGGAAACCATCTCAGACGACGAGTCAGAAGACGCCCCCAGCGACGACAGTGCACTCATAGAAACAAGGCTCACCAAAGAAGAGCTGCTAGAGAAACTAGCAGGAGAAGACGCCGAGCACATCGCCAGTAGCGACGGCGAAAAGCACACTGTGGCGCGAGAAGGAGAAGACCGGTTATACCTCGAAGACCTGTCCCCCGTTTTCGCTAGAGAAAAAAATGATGGGGAATGGGAATACTATCGCCTGATCGAAGAAACGAACACTACGCCCCTTTCTTTCAAAGCCCAAAATAATTTGGTGCCCAGCAAAGAAGGGGAGCCAGTCAAGGAACGTGGCGAAGATGAAGCTGTTGCCTACACTGACGATAAGACGGGTGACTTCCTGTACCATGACGGGCGGCAGGTCTTCTATCTGGGGGATGAGGACAACAAAACCCTAGTCACTTTCTCCACCGAAACCAGTATTAGTGTGCTACCCGAGGATACCGAATATCACACGGCCAAAGATTTCTTAGGTGAAGATTACTTAGCTCAAATCTCTAAATATCTGCAGGGGAAACAATCAGTTCTGTATAAGGACACTGACGGCAATATCCAAGAAACAAACACCGCTGCCGCCCGCGAGGAAGAAACACTCGCCACACCACCAGAAGGAACCAGTGCCAAGCCTACGACCTTAGAAAACGTAGAAGTCGCTAACGCCTACATCCGGCACGTGAACATGGATGAGGTGGGTATCCCGCCCATCAAAACGAAATCCAGGACAGCGGAATCGTTGGACGGGCTTAAAAACAGTATGCAGCAGAACGGGATGCTTGTCCCTATCCTACTCGTTGAGTCTGACGCATATAGGGAAAACAAAAACATGGAAGAGGTTTTCTCTACTGGCCCGAAATACTGGCTGGTGGACGGTTTACGTCGCCTACACGCCCACAATATGTTGCACGGCAAGAAAGACTTCCTCGCAATCGTCCGAAGCTACGACGCGGATGTGGAGCACCTGCTGCCGCAGATCATTAGGCGTGTCCAAACCACCCGCCCCATGAACGTCCTTGAGAAATACGCGACCGCTAAAATACTGCTCGCCCAAGAAGGGCTTACCCTCGAAGCAGTGGAGTTCCTGTGCGAGCTGAGCATCGGCGACTACACGCGACTTCAAGCGATCCTAGAGGCACCCGAGAAACACTCGGAGGCTAGAGAGAAGCTTCTAGAGGGGAAGCTCGATAAGTCCGCTATAGCTGCAGCATATAACATTCTGGTGAAGCTGCAGAAAGAAGAAGAGCTTAGTGAACTGGATAAGAGCACGGGTGACACTGAGGAAGCTATAGAACCTAAGAGTGATAGCGGTGACGAAGAAGAGGGTATGTCCTCTGTGGAGTCGCTAGAAAGCCTTGGTATGACATTCGCTGAGACCCCTGAGGATGTGAAGGCGTTCGATGATGCTGTGGAAGCATACCATAACGGGGCAGAGGAAGCCGAGTCAGACGATGAACCTGTAGACTCGCGTCACGCGAAACGAGACGAACTGCAGAAAGTTGGTGACCGTAAACTACTCGATCCAGCGCTCAAAGCTGAAGTGGTTGAACGTGACGGGCACCGGTGCCGTGGCTGCGGTGTTCACCTCACAGGGTTCTATGCGAGCGCGAACCGGGAAATCCACCACACCTTCCAGGTTGCTAACCAGCTTGAAGAGTCCCGTGACAGTATTGGTAAAGCGGACTATGTTTTCACAACCGTTGATAGTAATGGTGAAACCATCAACCATGCTGGGCAGGAAGATATTCTTGTAACGTTCTGCAAGAACTGCCACTCCCTGACACACGTTCTGCACTGCTCGGGCGGTAAGACCGGTATCTCCAAAGAAGAGTTCGAGAAATACGAGCCGTGGCAGAAGGAGCAGTTGAAGAAATGTCTCTACTTCTCGAAGATCCTGCAGTACGCTCAAGACAAATCTGGGCGTAAGGGTAGGCAGCAGTACACGAACCACGCTTTCTGGCAGACTGTGAGTGAAAACAAGGCTGTGGATGATGCCTTGTTGAGCAAGCGTGAGGAGGCTTCTGCGGAGTCCGTGGAGACCCCAGCTGAGGAGCTGGAATCTGCTACGGTTGAGGCGGAGTTGGAAGCTGACACCGACCTGTCAGTTGCGGTAGACGAATCAAATGTTGAAAATGAAGATTCTGAGGATGAAACCCAGTCAGACACTAGTGGACTAGTGGGCGAAGAATCACCCGAAGAAGACACTGAAACACTTGACCTAGACAATGACTTTACTGGCGAAAATGACGATAATACCGATAATGAAGAAGAAGATAATGGGGGCACCACCTCATTGCTCTAAAGGGGTATAAAACCCTGGGGTAGCCGAGTATTCAACCCACATATTAGGTTGGGTGCTCGGCTATTTCTTTGCCTGCAATACACCTCTTTTCCTTACCAGCTTTGGTGAATAAACCTCCAAGAAATATTCATGGTTCACCGAACTAAATACACGCCTGACCATGAAACCCTTACAGTGGCTAAGAATAATGTTACGCACCCCAGTTTGCATATGCGAATAAAAATGCTATCCTGTTCTTGTATTCATAAATTAGTGAACCGTTAGGAACTGGAAAAGAGGAAGAAAAATGAGGGCAATTTTTAAGGCTATCAAGTTTGGTATGGGCGGTACTATTGTTACCGTTTTCGCCGCAATCGTGGGTTTCACCCAGGGTCTTAGCTTTGTGAGCATATTCAATATGGGAATGGTGGGGACTACGGTATTCTGCGTAGGATACCTCGCTTACCGCATGTACCGTGCCGTGACTGGCGCGACCGCAGACGCTATCCGTTGGGCAACCGGAACCGACGGTGCACCCCGTACCAGCCGCAGCAGCTACTCCACCAAGCACGAAACCACCCACTACCATGACTACGACTACTCCGTCAGCAAGGACGACGAGCCCGTTGCGATCTGGGTGAACGCCGCAGATAACCGTGTTTTGGACGCGACCTTCTCTAGTGGGCACGGTAGCGCCGCGAAGAAGCGTGCCGATAATGCTCTGGCTTACGCACGTAGCCAGAACCGTTTCGCCTACTAGTAGGTAGGGTCTGCCCGTCTTTATCGTTCCTGGGTTCTCTAACAACTGAATACAAGCATGAGAGGTGCTGTTAAGAGTTTTTGTACTCTTAATGGCACCTTTTCCTATATCATGGAGAGGTGTAAATATTAAAGGGGTCTTTCTAAGAAAAATGAGTGAAAAAACAACAGAAAAACCATTCCAGATATCCCGCCGGCAGGCATTTAAAACCGCTGTAGCCCTGTATTTAGGGGCTACTTTCAGCACCATAACAACCACTATTGCGCGCGCCTACGACAAGGACGGCAACGACGCATATGACTGGATTCAGCCACTTAATACGCCTGGGGTGCCAAGGTCTTTTTCTCAGTCTAATAAGGGTAAAGAGAACGCCGAGAAAGTCCCTGACTATTACACTATTTCTCTCGGGTCTAACGGTATCAATGTTTTGTATGGTGGGCAGCCCTGTAGTGTTGGTTTAGCTGGTTGCACCACTTTCGCTTTCTATAACCTTTTCCTTAAAGCTGGTGTGATCGACGGGAAAATGCGTTACGCATCAACTGATGCAGGTGAAGACACCTACCATAAACGCTACATTCTCACAGATAAGCTAGTGACCTCAGAAGGGGCAGCCTTGTGGAACGCCCCAGCCGACCACTCCGACGGTAAAATTAAATACAAGGGCTGGGCGGATGGACAAGCTGGTATCGCTGCGGCGCTCAAAAGCGACCCGTCATCACTCGCTATAATCCACATCGAATCCCCCCTTGGGATGCACTGGGTGTACGGTGAAGATGTTACAGACGACGGGAAAATCGTTATCGTGGACTCCGGGTGGGGGCACCACTTCCTGCCAGCGCCCTCATACTCTGTGGTCTACGGTGCCCACATGTACAGCATGGAGGGTAAGAAACGGTCAGACGTTGAGTCTTTCGCCAACATAGGCCCAGACGGTCAGCTCAGTGGCGGCGGCGGTGGTGGGGAGAATAAGGACAGCGACCCGAATGCTGGGGAGCATGACACAACCACTGCTGGGGAAAACGCTAAACCCATTGAAGAGCTAGACCTTGACGGGATGGAAGGACGTAAAGCCTACGAGCTGCGTGCTGAACGCCCCAACGATGGGCAACCCAATGACGGGCGCGGGTTCATTAGACCCGATGCTTTGGATGTCCCGAGGAAAGAACGGGACACCCTCGCTAGAATGAAAGAGGACCAGAAGGCTACTCGTGAAGGGGAGATAGATTCAGGGTTCCGGTCTATTGGCACATTGGCTGGTATCCTTGGGAGCCTATATGCTCTAGCTGTCATGCTGACGTATGTTTTCGACAAGAACGGCGGCGCGGGCATGACGTTCTCCGACCGGATAGCACCCAGAAAATTCGTCAACCCAGAGGACGAAGAGCATGGCACAGGCAGGATGTTCAAGTTCGTGATCGTGGTGTTCATCATATCGGTTCTGCTGGTGACGGGTCTTCTGCCTAGTATCATGGGGAACATAGTGAATGTTTTGGGTGACATCTGGAAAAACATAGGAGGACGATAAGAGCATGAGAGAAGGAAGAACAGAGCATATCCTGTTGACTGTGGGTACACACGGCTGGGTTATCCTGCAGAACGAGGCAGTTGCCCGCACGCACGCTGGTGTACCAGCTGAAGGTAGGAAGCGTATCAGTAGCCGTGGGGATGCCTTGGACGCGCTCTGTGAGGGGCTGGGGGTGTTCCCGTCCCTCATGCTGCCCGAGTACGGGGAGGACGGGGAGAGGATCAGGTACACTCTCACCCTTGAAACAAAGTACAGTATCGTTGAGAAGAATCTGTCTCGCACACCGGATAAGGCTAGTAGTGATGAGAGTAAATATTTGAGAATCAAAGACCTTAAAGACAGGTGCGACGCACTGGTTATCACAAACACGACCGCTTCACCGTTCGCAGACGTTTACCTTGCGTCCACCCCCAAGGCAGAGAAGCCCATATCAGCAGCAGATTACCTATCTGAGTTAGGGTAAGGTTATCGTGGATTTTTTTGCTTTCGCTGTTGACCCTGAGAAGCTTGGTGACACTCTAGCGCGCATGGGTGACCTTGGTAGGGAGGAGTACCGGAACCGCGTGTTTGTTGGCGGTAAGAGTGGTGCTCCTGCTACGGATAGTCAGGATGTTACACATGTTTTGGAGATTCTGATGCTTGCTACGCAGCGGGGGTCTTCTTTGTCTAAGAACCTGAATATTCTTGCGTATTCTCATCGGGCTAAGGAGAATGATCGTAAGAATCAGCATAAGGTGGACCAGAAAACTTTCTACATCAACAATTCTGAGAAGAGCGAAGACGGGGAACCGCTCTACGACGCATTCACCCAGCACACCCTACCCTCACACGTCCTATCCACCAGTGAAGGCGGGTACGAAGAAGTGGAAATGTCCAGCACCACCAGAGCAGCCGTGCGGTGGGTACTAGACAACAGGCGCAGACTATTCCTGGAACACGGTGTTGATGTGGTGCGCGCCCTCTCAGTTATGGGCGAAAACGAAGATGCACAGAACAACCTGCGGGTTGTGTGCTGCAGCGACCAGGAGTTCCGTGAAATCCTGGATGATATTAGGAAACTATCAGCAGTCAGGTGCCTCAACATGTCCGTAACCGACCTGTTCAAATCCCATGTGAACGACCTGTTCCTCCACGAGAGGGGGCTGACCTGCGCATGACAACCAAACTACCGTCACCACGGAAGATAGTGCAGAAAACCCCTGTCGTTCGGGATATTAACTACTTGAGTAAGCCGCGTAACCTAGACGAGGACGATAAAAAGTACGCCCAGAAATATTTGACGAAGATAATTATTTGGTGTCTTGCTATTATCGCCGTACTCAGTGTGGCATCGTTGATGCTTTTCACCAGCATCAACGATGACGCGAAAATCGACAAAGAAACACAGAAAGAACTACTGCAAAACCCCACCGCAACCACCACCCCATCATACGACCGAGCATCCGCATACCCATCCGTCGCATCCAACGGATCAACCTACACCGTGCCTGACGTGTCCAACAAACCATACGTGGACAAGTCCAGTATCACCACCCACGGGTTCACCCTCTACAAGGCAGGGGAGAAAAAAGACTCCCTCATCTCCGAGAGGCTAACACGGTCACTCATCCAAAAATACGGTGACGCAATGCCAAGCGCCGCATCAGTCGCAGCATTCCCTATCGTCGGTGAAGACACCACTAACTCCGCTTACCTCATGTTCGACCCGCAGAAACAGTTCGTGTTCTCCATCAAAGAAACCCCCGATTCAGTGGAAGACAACTACTACACCGCCACCACAGGCGCAGAACAAGACTACCAACGCTGGGTAGACATCTACAAGACATCCCACGAAGTAGTAGACATCCTCAGGGACACCCCCACAGGGCTCATCAGCGACCACACCCAAGCAACTAACCTAGACGCACTGCAAGCCAACACGGGCACCACGGTTGTGATGATCCTAGACCCCAACAAAACCACTGTAGGGGACAAAAAACAAGCCCTAGAGGTGGCACGGAAACTAGCTGCACAAATCAAGCCACGCAAAGACTTCGATATTGAAATCCGGTGGGCGACCAGCAGGGACGAATGGGTAAAAACCAAAGCCCACAAAATCAGCAAAAACGAACACTTAGGCGTTGATGAAACCCTCCGCAGGCTAACACCAGCCCTGCAGGGCGATACGATCACCATCACCACAACCCCCAAAACTGTCCGCACCCAATAAAAGTTATGACGAAACAATTTGCGGACACCAACCCGCGACGTGTAACCTTGAAGAGCAATGTCACCACGGTAGCGAAAACCAGCCACCACAATGGTGACAAGCAAATCAAGAACCACGAAAGAAAGAACCATGAACCAAGAAAACAGCCCAGGAACAGCACTAGCAAACGCGAAATTTCGTGCCCTTAACGCGCGTTTAAACGCCGCCGAGAAGGCGAAGGAATACTTGTTGGAGCGTCCCACGGACAAGAAGCGCACCTTCTTTGAGGAATATTCCAACTGCGGCATCCCTCAAGCTAAACTTGCGAACGACCCTAAAGCTTCCATGCTGGTCTATATCCCAAAAATTGTTCTTAACCCCGAATGGTTCAAGAAACCTGTTGTGGAGATGCAGGATAACTACGACAACCTGTCACTTGCGGCGTATCTTCTGCATAAGGTCACTGATCCTGAGAAGCAAGTCAAAGGTAAAAACGGTAAGAAATTCCCTGCGAAGGTAGCTAATATCCGCTGCACAGCGCACACAAAAAAGGAAAAGCTGCATAAGATTTTTGCAGATTTCAAAGCTGAGGGGATAGATCTAGGGTATCCCGAAGATTTTGAGGGTTGTCTAGTCTGCGAGGAGGGCAAGAAGCTTCAAAAAACTTTCTGGGGTACGGTAGATGACACTGGCGTGGTTTATTCCGACCCGAAGGTTTACCCGTATCTAGAGCAGTGGACAGCTGAATTTGTCATGAATAAGCTCAACGGTGAAGAGCTTGACCTTAAAAACCCTGAACAAAAGGGCGCGTTGCACAGTTATATAGGTGCCAAGATTAAAGGGGTAGATCCTAATCTAATCAAGACTCTTGGAAATGCGCATGGCGGTTCAGTTCGCCCCATTAAGAGTGCTAAAACATCAGAAGGTTTCCCAGCTTCCCGCTTCGTCGTCCCAGTTTTCGTGATTACGGCAAAGCAGGAAAAAGTCACTAGGAAGAGCGCAGCGGGTCTTGAGCGCACCTTCATTGAAGACGTCCCTGTCTATAATGAGGATGGGACCCCCGCCGTTCAGCTGATGTTCCTTGATTTAACCGGCAAATTCTTGATTAATAATTTCGTCAAGAAGTACGCTAAAACTGTTGCTAGTGAGTCATCCTCAATGAACCAAGAAACCGAGGCTGATTTCATCATCGGGAAAGCCTATAGGCATGCTCTTGAGCGCGGAGATAGTGAGGAAGAAGCGAAGGAATACTCGAACAAGATTTGGGAACTTAAGAAGACGCTCCCTAATTCTTTTGGGGTTATTTCGCATAGTTCAGTCTCAGATAATGGAGTGGAATTTAAAGAAGGATACACCTTTGATCGCCATAACTGGGATAGGGAATTAGATGATGTTTCTGGTTTCAATAACCCAGAGATCGTGAAGATCCGCGAATACTGCAACCATATTGCAGAAAATTTCTCTATACCTGGCGATGAGAGCGGCAAGACTTGGGCGCTGACCGGTAATATTGTGCAGATGCTTGTGAATGACGCAAATCTTAAGCATTACAATGAGATCAAACAGCTCATTAAGCCTGTTGTGGATTATTGGGAAAAGCACCATCTTGAGGTTATTCAGAAGAATCGCGCATCTTATGGTGCTGGCTCTACTGTTGTGGAGCCTGAACCTAGGAAGGGTGTCATGTTCTCTGCTCGTCGCCAGAATGTGGAGGAGTCTAGCGCCCCTGCCCCTGAGGTTACCGAAGCCCAGTGGCTACCTCTTGAGCCTCCGGTTCCCGCGACACCAGCTGCCCCTGTTATTCAGGCGCAACCCGAGCCTGCAGCAGTGGCTTCTGCTAGTGTGCAACCTGTACAGCAGGTGGAAGACCCGATCCCTGCCGCCCAGAGTAACCCAGTAAGTAAACCTGAAACCACCAAAAAATCAGGTGAAGACCCTTTCCCCTTTTAACAAGTAAACCCCAATAAACAACCCCGTGGGGCAGAACATGAAACCGTATCAAATAAGGCTGTATAACTTACGTTTGTAAGCCGTGTTTCCTTGTTTGTGTGCCGCCTTACTGGTCTCCGGGGTGCCGTGTGCACCCCGGTCCGCTAGTACGGTGGTCACCAAGTAAGTTGCTTGTACCCTAGCGGGGCGAGGAGGAAGAATCACCCCCTTAATATTGTGGTGGTTCTTCCTTTTTGGTGTTGCTGTGTGTTTAGTCCTGTCGCGACTGGGATATTTCAGAGAAGCCCGCGCGGGCGGGGTTTTCAAGGCAACCTGTGGTTGGAGTTTACGGTTCTTAGCACGGGTTTTCCTAGCTTTCTCAACCTTGGGCACAGCACGGGCAGCGATATTCGCGGCTGCGTTCACATCCCTGTCCATTACACCATGCATCGGGCAGTCCGAGACTCTATGAGTAGGATGCGCAACACGAGAATCGCAAGCATGACACACCTGTGAGGTGTTTGCCGCGTTTACCGATACAACCCACCCGCCGTTCTGTGACACATAATGGGTAAGCCAGTTAATGAGTTCACCGCGATTCCACCGCCCATTCTGCATTGTATTAGTGACCCAGCTGAGGTCTTCCACCGCAACAACCGCGTTACCCCACAGGTGAGATAAATCAGCTATCTCCTGGGCGGCTATAATGGCTAGTTCCCGTTTCTTACGGGAACTAGCTCCACCGCGAAGCTAGTTCCCGTTTCTTACGGGAACTAGCTTCGCGGTGGAGCTGTGCTTCATCCAGTGCTGACATCCGGGCTTGTCTCTGGTAGAGGAGACTGTCTGCTTTCTTTTTAAGGAATCGTACCTGTTTCTCAGAAGCTCTGACACTGTTCCAGAGTGAATGAACACGCTGAGCAAGCGTGCCTTGGTAGACTATCTGCCCTGTCTTAGTGTTGCGAACGACGACGGTGGCGTAGTTATTAATACCAGCATCCACACCGATAACGTAATCACCTGAGAACTGGACGACAGGGTTATCTGTTGCTACTGTGAAGATGAATACGGGCTGGTTATTCTCGACTTTCACCAAAGGTAGGGTTACTTTTCCCTCCGGGAAACGGGTGTTATCAAAGCTGAAAATCAGTCTGTACCGTTCACCTTGGATAACCATCTTAAGAACGATTTCCCCATCAGCAAAAGGGTTGTTCTCAATCACAGCATATTGCTTGTCTACGGCACCAAGGTTAATGTAATCCTCGCCATATGACGGCGCAGATGCATCCACAGTGCGTTTCCAGCCTTGAGAAATATATTTAGATGAGGAGCCGTTTACGGCTTTGACACGCTCCTGCCATGAACGATACTCAGTAACTACGCGATGTCTAACTAGCCACTCTTTACGTGATTTGCCTGTCCTCCCAGTTGCTAGGAAGTCAGGCATGGTCACACCTGCCCGACGACCCGCAACGGCAGGTTGGGTGACGGTAACCTGGGACAGTTCAGACCCTAAGGTGGTGTCGTTACGAACCACGTAGGTGGCGTAAGCAGAGATACCCTGAACCTCAGAGACAAGCTTAGCTAAAACAGGGGTGCTATCCAGTAGTTCACCGTTCAGATTCAGGACGTGAGAAGGGTGCGCCACGAAAGCCTTATAGGTCCGATTCTTAGCCAACGCACCCCACCTTTCCTTACTTATCGTCTAGTTTCTTGGACACATCATCAATGAGTTTACGCTGCTGCTCCCAGCCCCTCAAACGGTAAAACTTGCCGCTAAAGGACGCGAGAAGCGCCATGAAATCCTCCATCAGAACCGCGTGGGGCTCACGGGTTTCAGGGCTATCCAGGACAGTCACCTCAGCACCATAAGCTGTAAGAAGCTCCGTCAAATAGGTGAAACCAAACCTAGTGAGCCTAGCCTGATTGGTCACAAATACCCTGACTTTACCCTCCTCAGACTTTACGTCCCTGATGAGAGCTTTAAGACCTTTACGTTTCTCGTTAAGACCAGAGGCTTTATCTTGAAAAACCTTGTCCGGCTCACCATAAGCCGCCTTCAGCTTCTCCAACTGAGTTTCAATGAGGACATCATCACCGTTAGAAGACCTTACATAGAAAAAAGTCTTACCAGCATCAGGCTCAAGCCCCAGCATCTCCCTCTTGAAATCTTCAAGCTCAGACGGGTAGAAAACCTTTTCCCCCGTAATTGATACATGGTAACCCAACTTACCGCGCTGACACCAGGCCCTAACAGTAGAAGGCGATATACCTAGAAACTTAGCAGCTTGCCCTACTCTTAGATAATCCTTCAAGACAACCCCCTGTATAAGTAATGCATTGCATACTATCTATATTATAATATATAAATATTACTAACAAAATCTACAACAGCTGTCCACCCTTATCGGGTGGCTTGTTCTGCTACTACTCAAGAACAATAGAATCGCACAGTGCAAATAATGTCCACGATAGATAAATTCACACAAAAAACAGTTTTCAGGCCCGAGCAGGATTATTTCTACCGTCTACCCCCACCAGTTTTCTCTGATGATGTTGCGGTTTTCATGGGCGGTGTCCTGCAGCATAAGGACGACCTCACCGCTTATGACCGTGAGCTTCTTCGAGGGTACCAGCCGGATAGTGAGCCTGATGAGCCGGTTTTGACGATTGTGAAGGACGGTGACGGGTATTTGTGGTCTTTACTGAAAATCTTGATGGTTCCGGTGTTGTCCACGCTACTGTTTCCCGCGTTGAGGTGGGTTGGGGTGGATTTGACTGTTGGTCCGCTTCTGTGGGTCCTGTCGCTGTGTTTCATCTGGGTTGTGACTGGGTTGTATGCTCTATGGTTTTTGCAGGGGTATACGCAGAAGCATCTTGCGTCGCTTTATGTTTATTCTGTGGCTGAGGATGCGGAGGTTATGGAGCGCCGGCGGTTCCTTATTGGTGAGTGTGAGCGGTTGAGTAAGGAAATTGAGGGGTTGGAGTATCAGCGGGATAAGGTTCTTGAGGTGCGTAAGGCTGAGTTGGAGGCTTTGCCTATTAGTGTGGTGACTGTTGGTTCTCGCGTGGTGAGTAGGGACGCGGCGGTTGCTGATGTTGTGGGTGAGATTGGGCGTGTTGGTGCTGAGATTGAGGTTTTGAGGGGTAGGTTGTCGGGGTTGCAGGATTCGTTGGCGTATTCTGCTTTGGCGTTTTTGTCGTCTGATGAGGGGAGCCGTAGAGCGTATCTTGCGAAGTGAGTTAGCGACCTTTTGGGGTGTCACCAGTGTTTATTCATGGTGGCACCCCTTATTTTATGTGCTGGCGACGAAAGCATTTGCAAAACAGGAAGAACCTAATATAGACTCTAGAATAAATGACAGGAAAACTAGGTAGGAGTCTATAAGCGCATGAGTACATACTCAAAAATCAGGTGTATACGCCTCGAAAATTTTATGGGGTACCCCGACCAGATAATAGACTTCAAAAGTAAACCTATCCTGCACATCACGGGTGACAACGGCACCGGAAAATCAAGTGTCATACGCGCCCTAGAAGTTGCTTTCTGTGGGCGGCATAGTAGACACAAGAATAAGCTGATCCGCAAAGGGCAGACGAAAACAACTATCACCCTCACCCTAGAAGACGGCACCCATGTAGAATACCTTCGTCAAGCAAGCGAACTAGCCCGCAAAGGCAGAACAGCCGCCTTGAAAGGTACCGAATCCTACACGATCTACCGCTACCTAAACAAGGATGGTGGGGTGGTGACCTTTGAGGGGGACACCACCCCAGACCCCACAGGTGTTACGAAGGAAATTCTGTTCACCACACGGGACGGTGACACTCTCATCCCCGTAACGGGCATACCCCTAGAGGTAGAGAAAATCACGGGGTTCCTTTTCTCGTCACTCAACGACCAGGATGTTCCGTTGAATGTGGGCACAAGGAACGATCCCACGTTCTTGGTTGAAACCGCTGGTAGAGACAACTATAAGACAATGATGCTCCTCGGTGGGGGCGCTACCGTCATAGAGGCCCAACAGAACATTCATGAGAGGATCCTCAAACAGAGGCGCGAAGATAAGGACGCGACCTCCAAACTTGAGTTTCTGTACGGGAACATCACCGAAGGCAGCATCCTATCAGATGAGGTGCCCAGCAAGCTCAACGACCTCATAACCAAGTTAGAGGCCCAGCAGGCGAACTATGAGCAGGTGAAAAGGTTAGAAGCCGCACTGAGGAAGATCGTCTCAATCAAGGTGCCGCCGAAACCACCGGAGCTGCCAGATATTGAGTCCCTGAAAATGGTTCTACGGCTCAAGAAGGCAGTGGAAACACTCATGCACTGGGAAGCGCAGGTGGAAGCCCGCACCCAGAACATGGTGGCAGAAAAACAGCGGATGCAAGGAATCCAGGACGCCATGAGACAAGCAGGGGTACACGCCCTAGACTGCTGGAACTGCGGGGCGACAAACACTCTCAGCCTCACACAACACGCCTAGAAAAACATTGAGACAACGAGTATGAAACACAGAGAACATAAAACATTCAACGGGTCAGCCCTCATATTCGGTGACCTGCACCTATTCGTGAAACAAGACCACCGCCGCCCCACAGGGTTAAGCTCACACAAAGACTACAACGCCAACAGTAGGCACAACATGCGGATGGTTCTGCGGCAGATCGAAGAGTTCCAAGGCGCGCACCCTGGGGAGCCTCTGATGGTGTTCTTCCTCGGGGACCTGTTCGGTGTGGATCAGCACGTGCTGACCGATAACACGCAGAGGTCAGAGGCAGCAGAGTTCCTGTCCACCATCAAGAACCTTACGGGGCACCCCGCTCAGATGGTGTGGGGTAACCACGACCGCAGTTCACAGCAGGTCTCCGAGTCTGATCTTTTCATGCAGCTTGGGTTACTGGAAAACCCGTCGTGGGTTGATTTCACTGATGCTGACGGTAATATTCATTGGCGCTGGCACCTAGTGAACAATAACGACTATGAGCAGCCTATCCCCACGGTCAGGCACGGGGCACCGTCCGACATGGGCACCAAACCTGATGGTGGTAAGGCGCGCCGGAAAACCCTGCCTACGGTTGAGCATGTGGCGAACGGTGTGCTTGGGCATAACCATTATTATGCGGGTGAGGATATGCGCCCGCATCCTGGGGGTGGCTGTATTGATTTGACGACTCTCGAATCTTTCAAGGATGTTATCGCTGTTATTTATGGGGATACGCATGAGCCGTCTAGTGACGGGTTCTACCCGTACACCTTGAACTCTGCTGGTGCTGGGCATGAGCGTTACGCTATGGGGCTTGGTTCACCTGCACGTACTTCACGAGCACAGGATTATGAGGATGCTTATGTGATGTGGTTCTTGTCCCCTGCTGTGTCGGGTGGTGAACGGTTTGATTTTGAGGTTCACCGGTTTGGTGCGCGCCCTGCGTCTGAGGTTTTCCTTCCTGAGGAGAGGACTTTGCTTAGGGATGTGGGTGGCGTGGTTCGTGAGGCTACGGATGATGAGCGTCGGACGATGCGGGGTATTCTGCAGGGTTTGAACGGGAAAACGTTTGATGGGGAAAATATTTCTTCTGCGATAGACGAGGTTCTAGCCGACGACCTGCTAGCTGCGCGAGTAGCTAAAGCCCACATACAAGCAGTACGGGACACCCACGCCGCCGGATAAACCAATAAGTTTTACATAAAAACCTTTTGAACGGAAGAAGAAGAAGAGAAAATGACCCCAGGAAACACAGGACAGGACATCCTGAAAGAATACGCCGCCACCCAAGCGAAGCTCAAAGAAATCGAACGTGAACGCGACCTCGCGGCACGGGACTTGGAACGAGCTAAGGCTGAGCTGCAGCAGATCGACCAGGAAATGAGGGATGCTAAAAACTACTCCCCCCTCGATGACATGCAGGAAAGAGGCGGGGCAGAGGCTTACCTAGCTTTCGTTATAAACTGGGTATCCCGCATGGAAGAAGCAACCCGCGAATCCATCACAGAAGCTAACCAGATCCTCGAAGCCTACAGGAGCGGTAACCTGACCGCGCTGAACGAGCTGCTGGGGGTTGAGGCGTCTGGCGAGATACCTGTTGAAGGACCGAGCGTTGAGGTTGCTGACGGCACCGTACCAGCTGTGAAGTTTGAGGATGTTGCACCTGCTGGGTACAGTGCACCGGAAGAGCCTGTTTCCCCTGCCGTGGTTGCGGTGGAGGAGCCAGTAGCAGCGAAGCCGGAGCCCAGCCAAGCCGCGAGCGCACCCGCCCTCAACTGGGGAAACAGCAAAAACGACAGCACCAGCAACAACCATAACGGCACCCAAGACCCTTGGGAAAACTCAAATAACAACGGGTGGGGGTCTAACCTCTTTAATGACGGGGAAATGGGTGACCCAAGCGGATTCTTCTCCGAAGGGAATGAGCAGAACCATGAATAACACACTCAGCAGGGAACTAACAACCACCCTCAACAACCTACGCGCCACCCAAGCAGCATACGCCGAGAAACTAAACACCCACCACACCAACATCAGCACCTACAAGCAAATCCAACGGGACAGGGCATACAAGCGTGAAGTGACCCGTGTACTCAGTGCAGCGAAGCAGGGGCTTCACAAGGTGCAGGAGCAGACGGGGGTTGAGGTACGGGAGTTCGTGACCGATGTTATCAATAAAGCTATCCAGAACCTCTTCCCCAAAGAGAACCTGCGCATCTCCATTGTTGCCAACGACGAGAAACCAACCAAAACCAGGGCACGCAAGACCAGTAGCACACCCGCGATGGTTTACAAGCGACTAGATCTTGAGGTTGCTGGCACTGACGGTGAGCCTATGAATGTCGCTATCCAGGTTGGTTCTGGGTTGCAGGACCTTATTTCTTTCCTGTACCGTGTCGCCTTGATTTCTGTGTCGTCGGGCAGGAAGCTTCTTGTGAGTGACGAGCTGCTGCACGGTTTGGCGGTTGATCGTTTCAAAGATATTGTGGGTATCCTGGATTTGTTCACTGAGGAAGGTTTTCAGTTCATCATCATTGAGCACGGGCTGGACCCGTCTCTGTGGGGTGGTAACGCCCGTGTCCTTGAGACGGTCAGGTCTAATGGGTGCTCAAGTTTGGTTGATGTGACTGGGGAGTATTCGGGTGGCAACAGGGTTCTTGAAGAGCTCAAAGAATCTGTTGAGAATGCAGTGAAACAGGCTAAGGAGGCGCATGAAGCTAACCCCGTTGAAGATTCTGAGCCACTAGAAACTATAACCACCACAACTAAACCCGATAAGCAAGCAAAAACAAAGGCAGATAAAGAAAACCCTGCTCAAGAAGAATTAAACATGGCACCACCCAACATGTTTCAAGACTAAAAAATATTCGGTTCACCAGTAAAAGCGGAAGTTATACTACTAGTGAACCGAGTATTTTTATGCCCAAAAAACAGGGAAGGGAAGGACACAGAATGCCGCAACTCAAAGACACCCTAAAAAAGGCGCTGGGAGGTGAGCTCCTAGAAGGTGAAGATGGGATGAACTACGGGGCTTACTCCCCTAACGGTGTGCGAGCAATAATTATTCTGAAAGACCTCATTTTCATTGACTACCACAGGGGGTACCCTGGGAACCACACTATCAAAGAAGTAGCGGGATGGTCACCAGCTGCTTGGCGTCTCAACCCTTCCCAAGTGATGCTTGAGCTACCCAAAGGGAACGCGCTACCTAATGGTGCAGCGTATGATCCAGTGGAGCGTTACTACTACCAGAACACTGGTGAAGAGAAAATGATTGTTGCCGCACCCCAGTCGGACGGTGTACTATGCGATTTTCTGGACAGGGAACCTGTGGGTTCATCCTATTCTAAGCTGCTGAGGCTCTTGACAGATTACAAGAATTTCTTCACTCTCGAAGAAATACTAGTTGACGAAAACCTAGGCATCAACATCAATGATTATAAGCGCCCCGAGGGGAGCAGGCTACGCAGGATAGGTTACGTTTCTCGGGACGCCTACAATTCTGGTATCGACAATGAAACGCTGGGGAACATGCTCACTCAATACCGCAAAGAATCCGAGCAAGTTACCCCTTATGAGTCACTGTTCTCAGATTTTTTCACTGATAAGTCATGGGAAGCGAGTAACCCCCGCGCCACGGATCAGCAGGTTTACAATACGGAGGGTGAAGGTGAGTGGTTCAGGAAACATATTTTAGCCCCTAAACACTACTCGTCCGATATTGTTGGTGGTAAGCTATACAAGCATTTCCTGGAAGCCACCAAAACCCTGAGTGCAAAGCACGGTGGGTCTAATGCATCAGCTGACGTGTCCCCTGAGCAGGTGCAGGTCTTGGAGACGTATGCCTCCGCTATCCAGAAGGACACCAAGGTTTACGGTGAGGTTGAAGAGCTATTCACCGTGCTTCAACGAGACTCCCAAAACAACGGTGAGTCAGAGGTCAAGCACCTGTACGCCACCCATGTCCTCAACGTCCTAACCGGTGGGAACCACGGGCGACTGTCCCCTAAATACGCTAACACACCCATACCGATGCTCAGGTGGGCTGTCGAACAATGCTTAGGCAGGGAATACTATGCCACCCAAAACCAGGGAAACAACGACACCGCGAAACTGCAAGAAAAATACGGTGCCCTAGATCAAACCTACAGCCAGTTAGGTTTATACAACCCAGCCGACGCTGATAAAAATGGTGCTAGCTTCCCCAGCCTCAACGAAAACCCCGCGATCCTCAAAGCAGAAAAAGAGAAAACCGGTATCCTGCACACCGTGATCTTTGAAGCACTCTACGGGGGTATTATCCTGATCGTTGAAGACGCACGGCAGAAAGGGGTGCAGGTCCAAGCAACAGACATCATAGCGGAAGCCCACCCGTCCCAGTTCGTCCCAGCATACGAGTCGTTCCTGAAACGAATCAGCAACGTGTGGGACGACCCCACCAACCTAATCATCAACCAGCTCAACGAGGCACTGCGGGGTATCATCACCCCAGCGGAAGCACGAGAAGTTGCGGGTATCCTGAAACGTCTACCTGAAGATGTCCAAGTATACCTGAAAGACCGCGTATCCATAGAAATGGATGGCAATAAACTCCCTTACATTGACAGGTTGGAACCCTTTAAGAACCATGAAACATGGGCTACTTTCAAAGAATATAACTACGGTGAGACAACACCTAAAAACCCTGCAACGCAGGGCATCCCACCAGCTGAAACACTCGCTTACTTATCCCCTGGGATGATTCTCGCTAGGGCGGCAATGAAAACATCCCCCAGTGAGGTATACAACAAGTCCAATATTGGGCGCTGGGTGGATGAGTCAGCGGTTGGGAGCGAAGAGAAAACCAAGCGGATCCGCAAGATAGGGGAACTTATAAATAAAGGAATCCAGCTACGCCAAGGAAACTATGCAGCCAACACAGGGGAGGGGCAGTAAACAGGCATGAGTGAAAACAACACAAACGAGAACCTGCGGAAACTAGGTGTGAACCTGATCCAGCAGGCGCTACAAGAAGACAAGCTAAAGGATCCCAACAACACTGCGCTCTCCCCGAACAATGTGCGTGGCATAGAGTTCCTTGGTGCTGACGGCATCAAAATCGTTGAGCACGTGAGCGGCGGATACTCAAAATCAATAAGCTCAGCAATGGACGATTTTGACTTGAACGCAACCAACGCACTCACCAAAGAGGACATACGAAGCATCTTCGGTAGCAGGAAATACGGCAACCTGGAATACGTGCACGTCGCCGACAACATGCAGATCATGGGTGCCACAGGGAAACCAGCTGCAGCAGGTATAGCGGCAGTACTGAAAACCATCACCAGCAGCAACGGCGCGCCTTGGTACGGGCGGCTCCACCAAATAAACGGTGAAGAAATCCCCGACACCGCAGGGTGGGAGAACCACAAGTCCCTAGAACCTGAAGCATACGCCTTCGACGCGAAAAGCCAGCTCGGGAAAAAACTCAACATAGAAACCACACCAGCACCCGAAACTGAGACTACCGTACCCGAAGCAGAGAAACCAGAACAAGAAAAAACACCCCAAGAACTCGAAGTAGAACAACGAGTCGCAAAGATCAATAAGCATTTCAAAACCCAGATTAATGGGGCGATCAAGTTTCTTCTTCAAAAATATAAGATGATGTTCGCGTCAGGGTTTGATTTGGTCCAGCCCGCAGGCGTCCCGTTCCCAGATGATACGGGAACGGTCATTCTGCGCACTATTAAAGACGGGAAGCTCACCTATGCAGGTGATGATCCTGTTGCAAAAGGATACTTCCGTGAAATAGAGAAACTATATGAGAATATCACTGACGCATCAGGTATCAAAGTAGCAAAAGCACGTAGTCATCATGAAATCATTAACCTAGCCATTCAAGGGGTAGACGTTGATCCAAACACTAAACTGGGAATCCCAGGTAGAAACCTTCGTGTCACACTCCCCTACAAAATGCTGGAATATGCATACGGTACACAAGGGGCTATCTCACAAACCCGCACACTGACAGATGAAGAGAGGATAAAATACACCCCCTCAAGCATTAATGCTTGGGAAGAATACAGTACCCATGTAATCAGGAAAGACCTAAATACTCTTTTCTCATCCCTAGGTTACACTGCACTTGTAAACGAAAAGATGCAGGATGTCTATGATGATAACCGCCGCAGTACAAGGAAAGAAAAAGATAAAGCTAGCAAGATTATTTCCACACATATTGAAACCCTGAAATGTATGTTAGCTAGCACAATTATCATCCCAATCTTCCAGCAGATAGACAACGAAACTATCGCTGTTAAAGCACGTGTGCTTGATAACTACACGGACTGGTCTAAGATCCGACAAGATCAGATTCGGCGAGCTATAAAAGACACGGATGTTGAGCTTGATAACAGTGACGTGAAATCGTATCCACCTGTGTACGATGGGGAGTCTTTTAGTGAGTACCGTATAGACCTGAATACAACGCTTGCTAATGCTGAACCAGTGTTTGCTTATAAGGCTCTGCAGCTGCTCCTCGCGAAGGGGGAGAAGCTGACGTTTGAGAACGCCCCTTTAGGTGTTGATACAGACGGGAATATTGTCCGAAACGGAACACATTTCAGTTTAAGCACCTACCTTTCCCATCTTGTGCTTGCAGCTTCCCGTTCAGGTAAAGGCGTGTGGACTTCCAATATTCTTGCTGCCTGCATCATCTCTGGACGCCCAATATTTTACCTAGATAATAAACCAGATATTGGTGATAAAGTAGCTGACGCATCAAAAATCAACGGATCGCCAACTGCTTTCGTTGTAAACGGGGGTAATCTAAACCCGCAAAGCCGTGACTCTGGGACACATTTCTTTGGGAACTGGAATGATGCTAACAGCTGGATTAACACCGATCATATCCCTAGCTATTTAAGAAGCCTCAACATAGATACGAGGACTTACAACGGTACTGTGGGAACGCTCGTATATCTCCGTGGCATGCTTCTTTTCCTTGGAATCATTGCTGCCCGTATCGTCTACGGGCAGGGTGAAGTATATGAGAAGCTTGGCGGTAAAACAGGCATCGTTGGCGTGTTCGATGAGATGGCCATTTTCTCTAAAGAGTTCCTTGCCCTATTGAAAGAACTCGGGAAGAAATACCCAAACCTCAAATATTGGCAGGCATACCAGCAAGATCCGAACATTGAAGGCACCAAACCCCCAGCTGAGAGCTATTGGTCTTACCTGCTAGTGAAAGCCATTAGTGAAACAGCGACTAGAATATTCAATCTGAATAACGCGGGTGGACAGAACGGAGAGAATAGGGTCAGTGATATATTCATCATCTCACAGGACTTTTTTGCCCTATCAGATGGTGGAAATAGTACGCCTGGGGAAAGGGCTGAGATTGCTAGGCGTCCTGGGCAAATTTCCAGCGTCAGCATGAACGCTACTGACAAAAAAGGGAACACGGGTGCGTTGATCCCAATTCATCAAGACATTATTTTTAATATGCTAATGGCTCTTGGAGGAGACGCCTACCTTGGTGTGCATAATGAGGTGAACCATCTTGGGCACAAGAATCCAAACGGGAAAACTAGTAACTACATTAATACACAAGCTCGATACTTTGGACGAATAGCACCATATCCTGTTGATGGGGTCAGGGAAACTAGGGCTGCTATCAGCTCAGAGGATCAGAAAATGACGCTCTATAAGCCTGGGCTTCTAGTAGCAGATTCTAGTGTGGAAAATGGCGAAGGCTATAACGCGAAATACACTTATTTCTTAGATAACCTCTCTTCCTATGTTAAAGCTGCTGGCGCGGATCTGCCAGATATTATTAGCCGGAATGAAGATCCTATTAGGAAAGGTACTTTCCACCGTGCTACTGCATTGAGTGAGTACCTAGAAATGGCGGGTGTCAGCAGGGAAGAAACAGCTAAAAGACTGTCAAAATCTGGTAACATCGCCCAGTTTGTTGTTGAAGCCTTAGGTTACAAGGGTACTTGGCGTGATTTCCTCCTAGATTTCCGTCCACAATGGATTTTTAGTGCGGAAGACATTATAAATGCGCTCGACTCAAACGATGCGATAACCCTACCTGTCTCATACACTGTTGATGGTGCAACCACCAAAGCAGAACTTATTAAGGAGATCAGGACTCTTCACCCTGACTTTTTTGGTGACGAGAACAGTGGTTTCGGTTCATCTGCTTCTGGTGAGGGGTCTGAGGTAGATGGTGGTATGGTGTATATCGCTGGTTATGGGATGTCCCAGGATGGTGTGAAAGTTGGGGGTTCCACTAATCCTGTGGGTATTGAGGATACCGAGCTCTCCGAGGACATGGAGGAGCCCGAAAATAGCAACTACGGCGATAATGATATAGAAGACGTATCATACACCAAACCAGACCATGAACCAGAGGAAGACACGGCAGAAGAACCAGAGGTTCATGCTGAAACCATACCGGAAGAGCCGATAGTGGAAGATATTGCCGCACCCATCTACGAGAACGCCAAGAACAGCATCAACGCCGATCCTGACGAGTGGGAAACCGCCAACCAACCCAGCGAGGAATACACGGAGACCGCGCCTCTGGAACCTGTACCCCAGTATTCGGACGGCTCAACAACCGACGAGTACGGGGACAGGGTTTTTGGTGCATCCACTCGCGCCCCAGAAGGGTATGCTGGCTCTGATACTGATTACCGCGAACGGGCTCAGCAGTCCCAGTCTTTCAAGAATCCGCCTAAGCACTCTAAAGGGTTTGACCTGCCGCCTATGGGGTTCGACCCGTACAGCATTGAGTCTTTCGACAAAGTGTATGACACGGTTACTGACGCTATTATTCGTGCCGCACTGGGTAAGAATAGTCAGGGTATTATCGCCTTGTCCATTAAAGATGGGGATGTGATCGTGAACGGGCTCCAAGTGCAGGTGAACACTCAACCTGGTGACCTGATGTCGATGCAGGATTCTTTACGGAACCAGCTCACGACTGGGAAAATTGGTGGGCTTATCAACTGGAAGAAGCTCATTACATACATGCGCTCGGTTGAGGCTTTGGAGTTCTCCGATCTTCCTGATGCTAGGGCGGCTGCTAAAGCAATGCTCAAGGATAAGGATATTTCGGTTGAGCATTTCTTTACCCGCGTGAGGTCTCTGCAGCTTTTGACGCTGGTTACGAAGACTTACACGAGGCAGGATTATCGGGAGCAGCTTGAGTCTACACCGCAGTTCTATAACCGGACCGCTTTTGAGAGGGTTGAGAAGAAGTTCCGGGAGGGTACACTCTTTGGTGCTTCGAAGAGTTTCGCTTATGCGCGTGATCGTTTCAGGCGTAAGGGCGGAATAAATAAGGTTGTTGGTGTGGGTGCTGGTGCTTTTGGCGCTTTACTGAGGTCTGTTGCTGCGGCTTCTAGGCTGTCGAAAGGGACTGCTAATTTGGGTGCGCGTATTGCTGTCGCCAATAGGATGGATCGGAGGTCTAGGAGTTATTCTGAGGGGCGTGATATTTAGGCTTCTTGGCTTTTTTGGATGGGGTTTACCTATTTGGTAGGCCCCATTTTTTATGCTGCCTGGTTTTTTGGTGGGGTTTTGGGTGTGGTGTTTTTGTTTTATGGGTGTGGTGGGGTTTGTTACCCAATATAACTGTCCCCCTAAGTTGGGGGTAACATTATGATACTACTACTTTGTTTTAGTGTTCCTGGGACGCCCCACAACCGCACGAACACGGTGCCCAGCCAAAAAAGAACAATAAACACGCCCCACCCAGTAAAATATAAACTATATAACACACCAAAAAAGGGGGACACGAAAATGGAAGAAAAAAACGAAAAAAAACAAACCTACACCATACTCAAAATACGGGAACTAATCACCCAAATACCCCACACCCCCAACAACCAGAACACCCTAAAACGCCTCGAAACCATCCAACAATTCATCCTTAATAACACCATAAAAGGATCCCTATCCTCAGCAGATGAAGTAGCAAAAACCCTATTCCAAAACCCAGAAACACCCATCACAGAAATACTGCTCAGCAACAAAACCACCCTCACCAGAGACAACTTTTACAAGGCAATCGGTAGGTATGACAAGCATTTCATCCGCGCCGCAGGCGGAAACTTTATCGAAAGCTTCATCTCCGCACACCAAAAATCAGTACAAGGAGACCCCGAAGCTTTCAAAAACATCGACAGGGTAATAAGCTCACTACCCCAAATGTTTAGGCCCGACAAAGAAGACTTCGCACCAGAATCACTGAAACACCTGTTTTACGAGGTTCCCACCAACCCCAATCTGACACTGGAAGACTGTGTGCCGGAGCTTCTTTTCTTTGCCAAGCACAGCAAAATGATGCTAACCGCTGTCGCAGAGGGCCTAAATCAGGAGAAAATGATGTATATTTACCGGCTACTGCGCGGGGTAAATGTGCCTGAAAAGAGAACTACCACTGGTGAACGCCTTGAATTTAGTGATGAAGAGGTGGGTACGGCGCGTAGAATCATTAGTCGTTACGCAGAGAATAACGCGGATAAGGAGATTGAGGAACTTAATGGACGCTAAACGATATATTGACGCGGGGGATATTACGCTAGAGAGCGATAAAGATTACCTTTTCTGGTGCACAGTTAAAGCTTATTTAGGTACGAAATCGGTTGATTTTTTCAGTAAAAATAATGGGCTTGATAATGCACCAAATAGTGTGATTCTTGAGGTGAGCCAAGAAGTTTCTGACCCTAACATTATTTTTCTTTTAGAAGACGCACCCAATAATTACTTACCACACCTTTATCTAAGTGAAATACAGGACAGGAACCGTGCGGGGGAGGATATTCCGGTAGGTTTCTCTGATTACCTCTTCCAGGAATACACCTCCACCTACAGGTGGCTAATGGCGCGGGCGGCAGGTAATCACCTACTAGGCGACGATTCTGCCTATAACCTGAAAATTATTCTCGACGAAGATAAGGATGTTGCACAGATTCTAAGGATGTACCTTATTTCTGGCGCAAAGAATCTGCATATTAACCTTGAAGATGACAGCTCCGCGAATATTGCTTTGCACCTACTTATGGCTGGCGAGTTCACTAAAGGCGACTGGGTTTCACCTGCCCAGAAGAAGGAATATATGAAGGAAAACCTGCGGGTTCCTGGGTTTTATCAGGTGGTTGAGCGGCATTCTAGGGACGGTGAGCTGCTGTCCAAGCCTTTGTCACGGCTTCTGGTTTATGTTGATTCCCTTGAGAACACTGGGTTTTCGGGGCTGGTTATTGATGAGCCGTTTAGTTTAGCTGAGCGTCGCCGCATGTTTAGCAAGGCTGACTCTGATGTTCAGCATCTTTATAGGGGTCTTCTTGAGCCGTCGGATACCTATCGTAGGGTGTCGTTTTCTTTTGTGGACACTGGGGTTTTGGGGTGCATGAATGTGCTTGAGGATCGTTATATGTTGAGTAGATTGGAGGGTTCTGCTGAGCGTAGGGTGTCTTGTGTGGGTGCTGATGGGGGGCTTGTTGAAGTAGTGGATAGTTTTTCTGCTTCTGAGTTTGTGTATTGGTGCTTGAGGGAGCGGGATTCTTCGTTGGATTTGTCGTCTTTGAGTTCTTCGGCGTGGGATCGACTGAATGGTGGCATTATTAAGGGGTAATGATGTCATTACTGGGGCACATGATTGCATAATCCTAGCTAGGTGACTGCATTTTCAGGAATAATGGTGGCATATTCACATGGTATGCCACCATTTTTATAGGTTGATGATGTCATTACCAACTTCCTTGATGTCATATTTGGATAGCATGATGTCATTTTTTACTATCAACACCATCACTCTAGGCACCTCTTGATGTCACAATAACAGCCCATGATGTCATAATAAGCGGGTGATGGTATCATTTTAGAGTCCAATGATGTCATTTTAGAGCTAGAGAAGGGCAAAATGACCCACCAGAACACCACTGCACCGCAATCCGCACTGCTCGCGTTAGGTCAATACCGCCCAAAAAACCAAGAAAACGAAATATTCGAAACACTAAAACGTGAAGGATACGACCTCACCGAACTACAACCAGCCGTCGAACAAGACGGAAACAAACTCGTCATCACCTGCGCAGGCTCCGGTAAAACCACAATGCTCTGCATCAACATCCTCAACGACCTCAAAAACGGCGAATACCAAACCCAAGCAACCACCAAAAACGGGATACCCATCACCCAAACAACCAAAGTATGGGTAGGAACCTTCTCAGCATCAGGCGCAAAATCACTCAAAAACTCCCTCAACAACTACGCCCGCATGCTAGACATCAACAACAGCAGAGACAACATCACCATCTCAACCCTGCACGCAGAATTTAAAAAAGTCATCGAAGAAGCAGGAGACCAGCTCCTCGGACGAGAAGGCACCAGCCTTAACATGATCGACGACCAAACCAACGAAAAAATCCTAAAGAAAGTCCTCACCAAAAAACACGAAATACACCTACAACAAGAAGACTTCAAAAAACTCTACACCGCCCTCATGTACACGCGGGCATCCCTTAAACCCGACAAAAAATACTCCCACGAAGGGTACAGGGTACTCAAAGACAAAGAAACCCCTGAAACAATCGAAGCGATCCTGGACAACTGGGCGCAAGCAAGAGAACACTGGAACGACGTGGGCGGGTACGACTTTGAGGACTTGCAGGACATCCTCTACGTGCGGCTTGCATACCCCGAGAGTTTCCCAGAATACGACTGGCAGAAAGCAATCAGTGGACGCTACACCCGCATCTTCATGGACGAATTTCAGGACACCAGTGACAAGCAGCTGTACATTTTGAAGCACTACGCAACCGACCCTGGGTTCAAGAAAATCGTTGCTGTGGGTGACGACGACCAGATGATTTACTCTTGGCGTGGCTCCTCCACAACGGTTATCACCAAGGACTTCAAAGAGCATTTCAACCCCACCGTGGTTGCGCTCTCCAAAAACCGCAGGTGCGCTCGCGGTGTCCTCATGCCCGTTATCCCCTCAATCGAGAGGAACACGGATCGGTACGAGAAACTGATTACCAGTGATATTGAGGGCGGCAGGACAGAGCTCGCAGGGTACAGCTCATTCGACGCTATGGGGCAAGACCTGATCCGCCGAGCCCAAGCAGATGTGAGGGTTGGGCGTAGCGTCGCTGTGCTCTGCAGGGATAACCGGAGCGGTATCATACCAGCCTTGTTTTTCCAGTCTGCTATCAGTAGCAAAGGTACGGGCGTGAATTTCAGGATTTCTGGTTTCGGCATGTCCCTCGCATCTAGGACGGGTAAGGACGCGATATCTGTTTTGTCACTTATCGACCAGACGGGGGAAGAGCTGTACCGCCCATTGTCGAACCTTGTTGGTGGTTACATGCGTTCCCCTGAGGTGGGTGCGGTGGTTGATCGGTGCCGTGAGACTGGGCAGACTGTTTGGGAGCTCATGGATTCTGAGCCTGCGGGGTTCAAGTACACTGCTCTTAAACTGTACGGCAAGCTCCTGCCTTTACGGGAAGCTAAAGAGAAAAGCTCTTCTGACACTGATTTTGCGCTCGCTATCTGTGACTATTTCATGCACGACATTTGGGGTAGCGCCACCAGTGACAAGCAGTTGCAGCTGCAGGCTTTATGCCAGGCTTTGAAGTCTCTTATCGCGGCTTCGGGTAGCTACCGTGAGGCGGTTAAAACATTGTATGGGCTTGGGTCTGATATTCGTGAGAGGGTGGATAACCTTGGTGCCCCGATTAGTGTAGCTACTGTCCATGATTTCAAGGGTAAGGAAGCAGATTCGGTTTATTTGTGGGATGATACGCTGGGTGTTTTCCCGAAGGATGATGCTTTGGAGCTTGAAGAAGAGAGGCGTCTGCACTATATTGCGTGCACCCGTGCTAGGGATAATCTGGTGATTATGTACCGTGACGGTGAGGGTTTCGGGCCTGGGCGTTTTGTGCGTGAGATGGATTTATCTCTCATGGAGCGGCGTGACCGTGACGTTAGTGGTTTAACGTTGCTCTAGCTATACTTTTTTCTACTAGCAGTATTTTTGTTGAGAATTTAAGGACTGGTGAGCACAATTTTGGAAGAAGAATACCCAGATTATGAGGATGAGTACGTATATGATGACTACCCAGATGATTATGATGAAGAAGAAGAAGAGGAATACGACAGCGCCAATGAAGAAGCGCCAGGCGCAACAGCCTTCATCCAACAGCAAAACCATGTAGCATCAGCAGACAAAAAATACTCTTCACCCAAACCAGAAGAACACGACTTCCCGCCCCTAAAAGGCACAGACATCGTTTCCCGAATCCTCGACAAAACCGAGACAGGGAAAGCGCTCGTCATCTTCGACCCCGACATTGATGGTGCCATAGCTGGGCTATTCTTCTGCTGGGAACTACATAAACGCGGCATCACGTTCAAAACCTACGTTAACCCTGGGCGTGAACACGGGTTCCTACTCGGGGAGAAAGAAGCTAAAACACTCGCAGGCGGCACAGTGTTCGCGGGGGATTTCACGGTAACACGTGAACAGGTGAAAATGCTCACCAGCAACAATGTTTCCATCGTGTGTATCGACCACCACGAGTTTGAGGCTGGGGCTAAGGACACTGCGTTCATTCACTACACTGACGGGGAACCAGTCGTGGGTGGCACCCCACCAGAGGGGTGCACTGCTGAGGGTGTGGTAGTGAACACCCAGTATGAGTGGGAGCCGGAAGGTAACCGGTTCCAGTCCGGGGCGGGCGCGGTGTGGGAGGTACTAAGGAGGATCAGCCCAACCATGTATGACACATCCGACGCTAAAGCACTCGTCGGGTGGACTCTGCTCTCAGATATCCGTGACATATCCGCACCTGCAGCGAAGATTTTCCTGTGGGAGCTTTTCAACCAGCCATACGATGGGTGGCTCAAAAAGTATGCGGATATCCTTCCCCGTAACCCTTTCGAGCCTTTCGGGGTGCCCCGCGCTTCTAGGCAGTGGGTGGACTATAGCCTGTCACCTAAAATAAACTCCCTGTTCAGGTTCGGGTTGGAACGTGAAGCTGTCGCATTCACACTAGGGGGCTTGTACCCTTATGCTGATGCGCAAAAAGACCAGCGTAAACTAGTTGACCTTCTGCAGGAGATCGCGCATGTGAAAGATTACGGTGCGTTGACTGTGGTGGCTATCCCCAGGTTCCACCCTAAGATTCCGTCTGATGTGAGGAAACACATCTCAAACTTTGTGGGGCTTGTAGCATCAAACCACACGGAGAAAGGTAAAGGGTGCCTCGGTTTCGTGTATGACGGGTTCGGTAACGAGTTGGAGGACGGCACCCCTTACCACCAGTTAGATGGGGTGGGGCGCGCATCGTTCCGTTCAAACATCACAGGCTACCCGTACCGCGAGAATTTCAGAGGACAGGGGGTTGATGCTAGGGGGCATAGTATGGCTTTCGGTATCAAAAACCTGAAACCATCTAATGATTTGTTTGAGAACCTGAACAGTATTTGCGTGGAAGCTAAAACCAAGTACCCAAATATTCTGAAAGTAAAAGTTCTCAAAACCCTAGACTGGGATACCCTACGTGACATAGCCGAACACAACGACTACTCCCCCACAAAAGACCAGATCCTAGTGAAATACAACCCGTGGGCAAACACTGAGGAGGAAGTGCTAATACCCGCAGATGATGCATCCAAGTTCCATGCGGAACACAACATTCTGCACCGCTACGATGATGGTGAATCATCCTCCAAGATGCCGTGGGTAACTGAGGATCAGTCCGAGAAATTCATTAAATACCGTGTGGAAGGGATTCAGATTCTTTCCTACGGTGAGAAGTATTCACCAGTGGACAGGTTCTTACAGGTCTTCACTGTAAAAAACACTCTCGGGGTAACCTGCAAGGACTTTTAGGTACCGGAGCACCATAAAACCAGTCCAGATTAGGGTTTCGTTACCAAAAATATGGTATCCTTTGAATACTAGTGAACCTTCGTAAAGAAAACAGGAAAAGCAGGTAAAATTGTCTAACTTTATTAACCGAGGACCGTTTAAAGGTATCCGTGGTACCGCCCGCGCAGACGGCACTTTCCTCCTAGAAGAAGTCGGTGTTTCTATCGACATCGGCAACTCTGAAACTAAGGCTGTTGTTGTTCTTCAGACGATTGATGGGCCTATAAAGCCTATTTATATCCCCATTACGCTGCCCAATACTTTCATTCGTGAATCCACTATCCCACTCGGTGATGAGGTCTTCCCGGATGAAAATAATGAAGAGGTGCGTTCGTGGCGTTTCTATCCTTGTGGTGTCTACACTGCAAAGAACGGACAAGAAATAGATCTATCCCAAGAAAATAATCAATACGGCAAGCAGGCGTACTGGGATGCTGGGCTTAACGTCGAGATCAACGAATCATCGGGCAACGGGACAGCTCTCCCTGCAGGGAGTTTCACCCCGAAGGTAAACACTATGACCACCGTACTAACCCTTAACCTTGTTTTCGGTGAAGTGTACCGCCGTATTAGCAAAAAATTCGGGGTCTCTATTGAGAATTTTGATATTGTCTTCGCTAAAGTGGGCGCAATGTTGCCTCCCAAGGAGTTTAGGGATGAGGAGACTCCCAACAGTGGGCAGATGCTCCTCAAGAAGATGATCCTGTCAGTCAAAAACATTGAGTTTGCGTACCCACAGATCAGTAAACCAATTATTCTTAAAGACGGTATCAATAGTTTAGATATCAAGCGAGAAGGATACCCAGGTTTCTACTATACCCTGTTTGAAAGAATGGGTAAGGGGGTTTCTAAGCAGCGCAAGTTCTACTTTGAAGAGGACAAAAAGACTGGACAGAGAAGCAGTATCCTCCTCAGGCGTTTGTGTGTAATCATCGACGTTGGAAGTGGAACCTCTGATATCCTCATTTTCAAGGACGGTAAAATCACAGGTAGTCGCGGTACCGTTCCTTATGGTGCTAAAAATGTTGCTCTACATGTGCAGGGTAAGCTTGGGCTTGATGCGGTCTCCGAAGAGGACGTTAAAAACGGTTACGTGACTATGGGCAACGACCATAATATTGATATTAGTGCCGCAATTAATGATGGACGCCGAGTTGTTGCTGGGAAGATCATGTCTAAACTCTCGGATATTATCACAAGCTCCGGTTTCAGTCTTGATAATGTTGCCTCTGTCCTAGTGATTGGTGGAGGGGCGATGACTTTTGAATCTTCCCGAGCTTATGAGGAGTCCACCCCTCACAGTGGTGAAGTGAAGGTGAAGATTCTCCCCATTAGCAAGTTCTTCAAGACAGAGTTCTCCCAAGTCGCGCAATATGCTAAGGTTCTAGACCTTCCTCTAGAGTCCTACCAGGATTCCGGGGTTCGTCCAACCGACCCGCGTATGATGAATGTTTGTGGCATGGCTTTCATCCTGCATCATCGCATCACCACTGAGAGCACAGAGTAATAATAGTGGGAACATGATCGGGGTGCACTATATCCAGCATATAGGGCACCCCTATCTTTCCGTAGGGAGAACCTGCACACATTTTGGGTATTGAACATAGTAGGGGAACGTGAATAACAGTCATTACATTGGGTGGGTTTCAAAAGGTTTTTACGAGAGCTACCGGAACCATTATGAAGCTATCAAAACTTTCTTACTTAATGAGGCTAGTATTGAACTGAACATCATTGACGACAGCGTTTTAAGCTCAGTGGCGCGCACTACTATACTCAGCCTTGACTCTGACACGGTTCTAGTGGTTTTCACCGATGCAGAAAAAGCAGATGGGCGGCAGATTTACGGCAACTCCCTATACAAAAGCCAAATCTTTTACTCCGTCCCCTCCAACGAGAGTGACGGCATACCAGCCCTAGTAAAAATTATTCACGGGCTTGTGAACAGCGCTCGCGTGAATGTGGAAGATATAGAGAATCTTTTTGAGGTTCATACTCTAAAATCCGTTAAGGCCCACGAACAGGAAATCGCGGAGGAACTGGAAAGATACCAGCGGGCGCTCGAAGCCTACCAAGGAATTGAACCTAAAGGGTTCCGTGCAGGTTCAGCAGATAGCAGCCCCAACGGTGGTGCTAGTGGCGATAGTTTCAAAGCTTTCAATGAGCAGCAGGCCCAGATTAACGAGCTTCAAGAAAAAAATGAGGAACTTCTCAAACAATTAGATGCCCGAAATATTGAGCTTCAAGACGCACAAAACCAATTAACTAGCGCTAAACATGTGATCAACCGTGGCGCACGCCTAATCGAAGAGTACCAGACAATCAAAAAGCAGAACGAACAGTACGGGGATGCTGCGAGTGAGGTTGCTCTCATGCTAGATAATGCGAACCAAAAAGCCGAAACGCTAAGTTCAGTGAATAAGACCCTAACGGAACAGCTCACTAAAGCCGAAGAAGAGCGTGACCGCCTGTCTAGGACGCTAGAAGAATACAGAAGCGCAGCTTACCTACCTGTTGGTGACCTTGGGGCTCCCCTCCCTAGGGTAGTCTCAAAGAACTTGGGGAAGATCCCTTTCCCCAATATTACGTTCTTCGGTGTGGGAGACAGCAGCTCAATAGAGATGGGGTACAAGGTTTTACAGACCGATGTTTTGGGGTATGCAGAAGCCACTAAAACATATGAGCTGGACGCTCCGCTTCTTATTGATCTTAGCAGGGTGTCAAACGCCGCGTACCGGTTCAATTGCCGCCCTTCGAAAGGTTCCGCTAGTTGGCTCACAAGTCATGGTGCGGCACCGTTACGTGAGGTGGATGACCTAGCGATTCCTCAGGGAAGGGTTGAAAGCGGGTTGTCTGTTTATGTCCCCGCAACAGAGAACGGGGGTATGCTGCAAGAGTTTGAGATGTTCAACATTGACTGGTTGCAGAAATTCACGTTCCTGAACCACCAAGTGGAGAACGGCACATATGGGCGTGTGGTTGTTTTCCTGGGGGATTTAACGAGTCCTTTCGGGGCTTCGATGCTACGTGACCTGATTGACATGGGTAACTACCCGCGTATCTATATTTCGGGGAGCCAGATCTCTTTGAACAGCATGGAGAAGCTGACAAGGAAAATTGTTGCTGATAGCAGCATAGATCCCGTCAATAGCTGGCCTAGCTATTTCACGGAAAAAGATATTCTTAATAACTATGACGCATTCGGCACTGGTATCGCGCAGCTTGATATCGAGCAGGTTGTTGCTGACACATATATGGGCAGGAAAGTTAAAAGCATATTCCCTGCCCGCAAATACCTGAACCGTTACTATGCGATAAATTATATCGAAGCACCAACCATCCACTAGATAAGGAGGAAAACCGATCATGTCACCAGAACCAAGCAAGAAACAAACAAAACATAAAGCAGCGACCGTCCGCATCCCAGAGGATCTTCACGACCTTTTCCAATCGCTCACAGACGCGAGGGTGTTCAACAAGGTTGTTGTGGGGCTACTACACATGTATGAGCAGCACCCAGAGGTGCAAGAGTACCTAGTGAACACGTCTGCTAAAGATGAGGAAGCAGCGCAGAGAAGTCTTAAACGTCTCATGCGGGTTATTAACGCCCCCATGCTTGCAGAGAACGGTCGTGACGCCCCTGATACTGCTGCAACTAACGCTGGTGGTGTTGCGGGTAGTGATGTGATGAATGTACTTGCAGATTTACAGGCGCAAATAGCGACCTTGAAACAGGATACTAGCACCTCACCTGCCCTCGGTGCGCCTACCTCAATACCTGCGCCTGAGGCTCGGCATGATGAATATGCAACGTCCCAGGAAGAAGAGGGTAGTCTGACTGACGATCAAGTAGATGATCTGTTGGGATAATTAGAATAGTAGTATTTAGAGGAAAATATTGTGAGGATAGGTGAACTGGTAAATGGCTAGGCAACGAGGCGGAAATAATAATGTGCAGCGGAGAGCACCGCAACCAGTAACACAGCAGAGGAACGCGGGTCCTGTTGGTGCCCCATCGCCTGCAGGTGCGGGTTCGGTGCGTCACCCCCAGCAGCCCCCAATGAGGCAGGCACAGCAGCAGGCTAACACGTCGAATAATCAACCACCACAGCCCATGCCGCAACCAGTCCAGCAGGGGCACCCTTCACCCTACCCTCAGGCACCCCAGAACGAGGAAACAACCCCGCCCGCGCCACAAAAAACTAGTGAAGAAACCCCCACGAGTGAAGGCACCCTAGATGATGAAATAACCAGTGTCTACGACCACCTAGACCAAGAAGCTGAAGAGAATATCGAAGACGACGACTACGAGCTCACCGAAAAACCTAAAAGGTCACTCAGCCGGCGTCTCTTCATCGGTGGTAGTGTACTCGGGGGACTCGCTGCAACTGGTGCAGCAGTGTGGCATTTCTGGGCGCAAGACTATGTTGCCCCAGTAACTAATGACATCCCGGACGAGTACTCGGCGTCCGCTGCGTTGCTCAGGTTCCAGGACGCACTGAACAGTAACAGCACCGAGAAAATCTTCAGCAACGGGTACTTCGTGTGGGAGAACAAGTACGCGCAACGTTCATCCTACCAGCAGAAACTACTCGAAACACTACTGTCAAAGGTGAAATACACTATCCCCGAGGTTGATGAGGTAACCACAAAAGGGCGGCTCACAGGGCGTAAAATCAGGGCTGACCTAACACACCCCGAAGACACTGTTGAGCTTGAGGTTCCCGCGTTAGAGCAGTACGTGTTTGATGAACTGGAAATCAAGAACGCCTACTCTGATGTGGCCACTAAAATCACCGAAAAAACCGGTGATAAGACCAGCATCCCAGCGTTGAAAGCAGCTGACTCATATTATTCTTCCATTGACGTTTTCTGTTACCTTCTCACGAAGAAACTAGAGAAAAACTACCTGAAAGAAACGCATCGGGAATGGTCCCCTAAATTCGTTGAGGTTGAGAACAAGAAATCCCCGACGGGTTCATCATGGAAAGTGTCGCCTGAGGAGGAGCAGAGGATCAACGACCTGCTGTTTGGGAAGGCATTCCTGAAAGCGATCATGAACTTCTCCTCAGCGCATATGAAAGCCCCCATCCCCCAAGAGTGGAGCGGGTTCTTCAACTCTGAGGAAGGTGTAGAGCCTCTAACACTACCGCCTGGGTTCACGTCCGTGTACTGGGCTGGTGCGCACAGGCTCTTGGAGGTGCTACCGGATTCCTACAAGAATCGTAAAGAGACCGTTCTACCTATCCTCCCGCCCTCCGGTAAGGGCACCAAAGAAGAACCTTACGGCGTGAACACTAGGTTCGCGTCAACATTCTTCGCTGGTGACAAGAAAATCCCTATGGCTGCTGAGATCATTGACATCAAAACCGGTGAGGATGCCGCAAAATATTTCGTGTCTGTGGATGACCGGAACAAGGGCATGTACCACTACTCGAAGCGTGAGTACGTGTACATGCGGCTGCGGGTCACGAACATTGGTGGGGAGAAAGCGACCATCAAGGACGATTTCACGCTCATTGAGAAGGGCGGCACGATCAGGAACGCCCCCGGTACCGTGTACGGACTTAAGCCGTTTATTGACCTTGAGCCTTCCGCCTCAGGGTTCATTGACGTGTGGAGCGGTTCTGATTCTTTGCAGGATGATTTCTTCGCTTGGGGTAAGTCAAACCCAAGTAAAGACGGTTATTTGTACTTAACGAAGTCCCGCCCAACGGTAAACTTAGGTAATAACGAATAAATAGAAAACCTTGGTGAATTAATATTCACCTGTTTTCTTGGTGGGCGATTAGTTTTAGGAGACACAAATTAGTATTTTGAATGATTTATCAACACCAGTTGTTCTGTCTGGGCTAGAGTCAGCTGTTCTGCAGTCAGCTAATGTTTTGTCCGTTATTAGAACGGAAACTGTGTCTAAGGATGAGGCTGCTTCTATCCTAGCTTCATGGAGTGAACTGAACCGTTGCGCCGAGCAGGCTGGGATACAGGGTTGTTTCAGGCATGTTTCTAAGGCCCTAGTGAATAAGGGCACTAGGGAAGTTTTCTTTGAGTGCACCGACGCCGCAGGTGACGGTTTCGATATTACAAGTGTCCTCCCTGACGGCATGCCCCTGTTTGAGTACGCGGCACCTGAGCAGCTGGGGGTTACGCTACCTCCGCCTCCCACCCGTAAACCTGAGCCACCTAACACTGTGTTTAACGGAAACATGGGTTCCTCTGAAACGGGTGGCTCGGACGTGTATGTTGATGACTGGGGCAGCGACGATAGTGAGCGCACAGAAATAATCCCAGAAGACTATGATCCTGATGCGGGTGCGGTCACCATCACCCTCCCCCAGTACGGTCCCACTGTTCAACCGCAACATATTTTCCCTGGGCAGACCCTCACCGTGCGACGTGGAAGCGGGGCAACCCTTGACGGGTCAACTATCCTGATCAACCCACTCTTCAAGGACGGTAAAGAAATCTCCCGCCGGCTATCCAGGTCCCATGCGGAGCTCATCATGGACGAAAGCGGCACCCTTTACATCAAGCCACTCAAAACAGCTAACGGCACCGCGCTTGAACAAAAAACAGGTGACTACACTACCCGCCAGGAGCTAGACCCCCACACCCTCCACAAGATTGACCTGCCAGCAGTTGTTATGCTGGGGAAAGCTATCAAAATGGAAATAACACAAGGTGAGGGCAGATAGTGGATCAGGAAAAAAGGAACCTCAAATATGAGACTGGGAGCGTCACCCATAAGAACAGCAAAACAGGGAAACTCACCAACGAAGACTCTTTTTGGGTTGCCCAAATCAGTGTCCCAAGTGAAAACCCCAGTGAGCGTGTAACTGGCGCTATTCTCTGCGTCTGCGACGGTGTTGGCGGCATAAAAGCAGGTGACTACGCCTCCCAAGCCGCTATCCGGTTTATCCGTGGGTGGTTCAGCAACGGGCAAAGCAGAAAAATTGATGAGCAGGCGCTCGCAGAGCTGATAAATAAAACACACCTGCACGTGCAGGAAGCAACAGGGAAGCAGGGGGCAGCGACATGCTCCCTGCTTACGCTCATCGGTGGTGAATGGATATCAGCCCATGTTGGAGACACTAGGATATACCGTAACTCCCAGAAAATCACTAACGACCACACTGTTCTAGCTGAGCGGGACGTTAAACTTGTCCCAATCCTAGGGGATGCTACGGATCCACAGAAGCTCTGGGTATCCCACCAGAAGACGGAAACATTCGGTGGGGAGCATTCCGAAATGCCTGCCACTAGCCTAGTGAAGGCGAGTGATAAAGCGCTTTGCCGTGACGCGCACCTCTGGTTACGGAATGGGCAGCAGCCACCCACCATACCCAGCATCATGCACGTTTATTCTGCTGACACGAAATTCCGTGACGACCAGAAAGTCATGGTTATGGTGAACAATGTGCTGTCCCTCCGCCCATTCAACAACTACAGGGCTGCCCTCAGGAAGCAGGCTTCAACACTCACTGTCGCTTTAGGGTCACCGCAGATAGAGAAAATTGAGCCAGAGATCCATAAAGGAACCTACCGTGACGGCGATTTCTTCCTCATCGGATCCGACGGTTTCTGGCATCACCTCGAAAAAATAAGTGGGTGGGACGATCTTCTGCAGAACACCCCAGATATTAAGAAAACATTAACTGAAATGGCTCACTATTTCCGTGAGCTCAAAGAGAAAGACGACATGACAGCCGCACTAGTCCGCTGCCGAAAGAACACTGAGGGGGCGGCATAAGATTTGGGTAACATCAACAATAACGGCAACCAAAAGTTCAGGCATATACGGCAGGAGTACACCCATAAAATAGGTGATGCCCTGAACATTGCTAATAAGAATCTCAGGGTCAAAAAAATCCTGTCTGACGGGTCCTCAGGTATGGCTAACGTCTACCTTGTGGAAGGGATGGATGAGCTCACCAAGAATAACGTCGAATATGTGGTGAAACAAGCTCTTTCACCCGCGCTTTTCAGGAACGCTGTTCCCCCTGCTGATTACGCGCGCCTGAAGGAAGAGCATAAAGGGCTAGTTCGTGAAGCTACACTGATGCAGACTCTTCGGGGTATACCGAACATCCCAACGTGTATCGGTACCCGCAATAATGAGACTGAGAAGACCTCTTACATTCTCATGGACTACATTGAGGGTGTTTCCCTCAGTGAATATGTGCGGAGCACCCCAAACGGGTGTCTCACTGAGAAAGAAGCTGTTTCTTTGACAAAGAAGATAGCTGACGCGGTTGGTAAGCTCCACGCTAACGGCATCTGCTACAGGGATCTTAAGCCGGAGAACATTATTATCTCCAAAGTCGGTTCGGAGCCGTTCATTATCGACTTCGGTATATCTGGCAACATGGGTACGACTGATATAACCCCAGGTGGCACTAAGGGTTACTATGATGCCTACCAGATGCAGCGGAATGAGCAGACTGGTAAAGTGTTGTACCCGCTCACTGAGAAATACGATATTTTCGCGCTCGGCGCGGTGTTGGCTTTCATGCTCACGGGTATCAAGCCTGCTCAGTCAACTATTAACGTGTGGTCTTTTGATGTTTTCACTCCTGTGAACCGTAAAACCACGGCACCCCGTGAGGTGACTTTCACGGTTTACCAGCAGGTGACCCAAAAAGAAGGTGAGCTGTATTTCAAGAGCAACGGTAACCCGCAGTATATTCAGCGATCCCCGCACCTTCCACAAACATTCCACCCGCGAGGTGGTGAGCAGTCCAGGTGGGATGAGAGGCAGGACGAGAAATACGCTAACAAGAAGCTACTTTCCAGGGAAATCATGCAGCCTACCAGCTGCACCAACCCAGACACAGGTGAACTAGAGTACTATGTCCGCACCATCGAAAAATGGGAGGTTTACGGGCTCCCCGAGGTGCTAGGTGCTGCGTGCACCTCCATGAAAACCCCTCATGTGGATGAGCGCACCGATCTGCCAGAGAAAAAAGACCTCATCTACCGGGAAGAAGGCTCGCAGTCCAACAAAAAATTTGAGCACACCGTAGAATACTATGCTGTGCTTGAACCTCAGCAGCCCTACCTGACAGGCCCGCATACGGTCCTGAACGCTACACACCCGAACCCCGCTGTTTCGCAGGGGATAGAGTACGTTATCGGGCGGGCGACGCACCCCAACCTGGATGAGCGGTACAAGGACATATCGGATCTCCTAGTAGACCTTGACCAGTACGAGCTGATGGGTGGCGAATACGCCCAGAAGCAGGGTAAAAGGCTGCTCGGTGTTATCGGTGTGCTCCTGCTGGGGATAGGGTCTATCACCGGTGGGATCATTGCGCAACAGAACGAGAACAACCAGCAGAACAAAATGTGCTCAGACCTAGCGAATAAAGCGAAAATCTCCGCTAACGTGGATGATTATGTGGCTGCCCTAGACAGCTGCCCAACGGCTAAACCCGACATTTATAGGGGTCTCATTGATTCCATAGCGTCTGATGGGTCATTCACGAAGAATGAGGAAACCCAGCTGGTGAACGTTATTTCCAGTAGGAAAGAAACCCTAGCGAAGGAAGAAGGGTACGGGGCGTTAGCTTTCGACATCGGCAAACTGTACCTGCTCTACTATTCCACTGGGAAACTTGACGACGGGACCCTGGACAAGGACGGTATGGTGCGCTCCGCTTCCTGGTTCAAAGAAGCTAAAGACGCTGGGTACGACCCTGACGGCGCGGCAACAGCATACGGTGGTATCGCTGAGTTCCAGAAGACCGTGAACACTCGCGTGCAGGAAGGCACCGACAAAACCATTTTCCGCGCCTACTGGGATAACCTGCAGAAGATTGACCGTAACCTGCCCGCGACAGGGAAAATGACTCTCTACGCGGCGCGTGTTGACCTGATCAACTCTTATGCGCATCACCTTCATTCTGATGGTGTCCCGAAAGAAGATTTGGAGCGGGCACGCACTGAGATTGAGGCGTATATCGCTGAGAACAAGCCTTCCGGTAAGAAGCAGGAGGAGCTGTATAGGTACATGGTGTCCCAAATCCCCGCGATGCAGGATGCTATCAGGACAGGTTATGAAGGGTAAGAGGGGCTGCGAATAATGATTAGTTTATCCACCATCCTCATAGTTCTAGGTGTGGCTTTGATCCTCCTAGCCGTCGTACTTTTCGTTGTCTGGGACCTATTCAGCACGTTCCTTTTCTATTCGGTGTCTACGCGGCGCAGGAAATCTAAGCGGATATCGTCTGTGTTTGATGAGGCGCGGCAGAGCACTACCCTGCTGAACGGCATATGGAACGCCCCATCCAACACAACAACGACAACCCCGCCGCCACCGTCCCCTGAGGTACTGGGTGGGGTGAGTCAAGAGCATGAATCATCGAGTGATCCTCTGTTTGAGGTGGACTGGTCTTCCGAGGAAGAAGACACTGGGAACACTGTTGTGCTGCCCGCGCTGATCGGGGTGATAGATGAGCAGAACAATCCAATATCTATGCTCGAAAAACCACATATAATATATGTAAGCGATGAAGAAACAAACATCCGAGCCTAAAATGGAGTAACCATAAATGTCTACAACTAAAAAGGTGGCTACTGCTGCCGCTGTCGCACTTGTAGCGACACAGGGTGTTACTGCGCATGCTGACGATAAGAAACCGGATCAGGGGAACAAGCCAGCAGCAACCCAGGCACCGAAGCAGACCAACGATAAGAACGACAAAAAAGAAGAGAAGAAGAAGGACCAGGAAACCCCGAAGCCTGCTGTGAAAGCGAAAGTTGCGCAGCAGGTCAAAATCACGCCTGTGGGTGCGGGGTATGATGCGGATGGTGCCGCTTGGTATGGTCCTAACACGCCGTTGAAGGTGGCGTTATCGTCATCGGACGGTAACCCTATCGGTAACGCCCGTGTGACCGCGCAGAAGGTCAGCTCTTCTGGTAACCCTGTTGGGGGTCAGGTAGAGGTTTTCCGTGGCGCTGTACCGGACACCGCGAAGGAGTTCACGCTACCGGACATGTCTTTGAAATCTGGTGAGCGTGTCGCCGTGACGGTTGCCCCAGAGAACAGGCAACCCGCGCAGACCATACTAGGTTTTGATAGTGAAGCACCCGAAGCGCCGTCGATGACACTGATTACTAGTGGCGGCGTGACTCACGGTGACACCACGTTCTTCCAGCAGGAAGATGTTCAGCTCAGGCTGGCGCGGTTCGCTGATGAAGGTGCTGGCGTGAAAACCGTTTCCCTTGAGCGGTCTGACGATAACGGGAAAACCTGGAAAGAGTACCGCACAGTGAACGGCGCGGAGAACAACCGTGGCACTGAATGGCATATTCAAGACAGCGGCACCTACAGGTTCCGTGTCGTGGATAACCTAGGTAACAGCAAAGCCTACGGGCTTCACGACCTGTACGACGGTATCCAGGACAAGATCGAGGTGAAAGCCACCAGCAAACCTGGTGCAGTTGATTTCGGCGTGAACGGGCAGAAGCCGCATGACGGATGGTACAAGGATGCCGCTGTGGTGGATGTGACCGTGAAATCCACTGGTTTCTGGAACTCTTCACGTATCACCGTGAACGGTCAGGAAGCAGTGGGAAACAAGATTGGGTCTGGTGACCGCACTGAGAAGTACACTATTGACCTGTCGAAATTCCCCAAACCTGGTGATGGTACCTACAATATTGATGTTCACACGCTGAACATGTTCCAACGGGATACCATCTCCCATAAGGTGAAAGCTGACTTTGAGGCACCAACCGCTAAACTATGGTTGGAAAGCGACAACGGCAACCTTGAGAACGGCACCTGGTACACGCCCAAAGCACCCGTTTTCGGTATTGACGCCAACGATGAAGCCTCAGGTGTTAAGTCTGTCACCTTGACTTATGAGGATTTCGGGGGGAACAAGAAAACCCTCAACATCCCAGTCGGTGAACGCTCCGTAAAACTTGACTCTTCAGGGCGTAACTTCACTCTCACCGTTGAAGACAACGCGGGGCACGTAACAACCACCCCGCTAGGTGGTAACGTCGCTAGCGTGGACTACGACACCCAAGCACCCACCATCGGTAACGTCACCGACCCTAAAACCGTTGACTACAGTGGCGCGAAATGGCTAACCAGCCGTGATGGGGCACTGGGTTTCAGTATCCCAGACAACGACCTGAGCCGTGTAGATGCGCACATTAACGGGCAGAAAGTGCAGGTTGGGCGTGACGGTGACAGGTTCACTATTGATCTAGCGCAAGCTAACATCCTGAACGGAAAAATCGAGCTATCCGTCACCGCAACCGACAAGGCTGGTAACAGCACCGACCTGCACAGGGTATGGATGGTGGACAGTGAAGCACCCTCAGAGATCCGTGCAGACGTACACGGTGACGTGCAGGTAACCCCCTGGGGTGCTTACGCGAAAACCATGCCCACCATGCAGGTCACGGCGGTGGATAACGGGTCTGGTGTGGCTAAGTATCAGCTGCTTGACGGGTCTGGTAACGTCACCGCAGAATCAGGGAACGGTTTCTTCACATCCATCCCAGCGGGCACCACACAGGTCCGGGTGATTGATAACGTCGGGCACCCGACCCTCGTGCCGTTGTCGAAGATCACCCCGTTCAGCCAGGCACCAGTTATCGACCCGAACGCCCCAGCAGTGAAAATTAACCGCCCTGAGGCGCAGCACAACAACTGGTACGCTAACGATTTCACCCTGTCTGCTGACGCGACGGATAACGCATCGTTGAAGTCCGCGCAACTGTATGTGAATGGTGTGCTCGTGTCCCAGTTTGATGCTAGGGACGCCGCTAAGTCCGCTAACCTGTCTGTGGACACCAGCAAACTTGGGGAACCTAAAGACGGGAAGTACAGTGTCCGCGTCGTCGCAACCGACGCTGCGGGTAACGTCACTGAATCAACTGACGAGTTCAATATTGACCGTGTGAATCCTGAGGTTGTTTCGTTTAATTTCGACACGACAGGGACTCAGCCTGCTACTGCTTCTGAGGATTACGGTGTTTTCGTTTCGTCTTCAACTGGTGTGAACATTATTGCCCGCGACCCTGGGGCTTCCTCTGGGGTGCGTAGCATCACCTACACGCTCCGTAACGCTGATGGTTCAATTAACCGTCAGGAGACCGTGAACGCTGTGGGCGGGTCAGCGTATGTGACGTTCCCAGCCGATTTCAAGGGTTACGTTGATGCTGTCGCCACGGATAATGTGGGGCGTAAATCCTCTAGTGTCCACCCTTACGGTATTGTGTCTGAGACATCTAACTGGCATGCGAACACTGCGAAGGTTGCTATCAGCACACCTGAAACGTCCATGTCTGATGCGCAGGGCACACCACTGTATGATCGTGCGACCACCGCAACCTACAACATCAGTTCGCCTGTCGCTGGCATTAAGAAGGTCACCTACGGCATTGGGTCTAAAACCCTTGGCGAGTTGAGCCCCGAGCAGCTGCAGGTCACCTCACGGGACAAGAACCTTGTCACAGGCGCGACTGGCACATTCAATGTTGGTGACGAAGGCAACGGGCAGAAGCTTTGGGTCAGGGTTGTTGATAATGTTGGGCACGAGTCGTTCACTGAGAAGAACGTTTCTGTGGACACCACGGCACCTAAAATCAATGTCGAATACAGCGACGCAGGTAACCCTGTGATGCGTGATGGTGTCGCCTACTACAAGAACGGTCGCACCGCGAAAATCCGTATCGTTGAGAAGAACTTCGACCCGAACAAAGTTAGTGTGCGCGGCGCAACCCTCAATGGCTCATGGGTGAACACCGGTAATGACACGTGGGAGAACACTGCGACCTTCAACGAGGACGGCACCTACGAATGGTCTGTTGATTTCACTGACAGGGCAGGGCATGCGGCGCAACCTTACAACTCAGGTAAGTTCATTGTGGACAAGACCGCGCCCGTGGTGAACGTGGACTGGTCCGACAACAACGGAACACCTGACGGCTGGTACCGCACCAACCGGTCCGCGACCGTCACAGTGAAAGACGCCCACTTCGACCCGTCAGGCGCTAAGTTCGACGGGAACGGGCGTATCTCAGCCTTCACCAAGCAAGGCGACACTTGGGTTGCGACCGTGACTTGGGATGAGAAGTACGATGGTGACCGCGAGTTCAACCTGTCCGCAACCGATATCGCAGGCAACCCGTCAGCAACCTATAACTCCGGCAAGTTCAAGGCTGACACCACACCCCCGAACGTGAAGATTGAGGGTGTGCAGAACGGTGTTATCTACAAGGAGAAGGTAGCGCCACGGATTGTTGTTGATGAGAAAAACATTGACCTCAGCAAGTCCACTGTGGTGGTGAAGAGCCGTAGCAGGGGCGAACTGAAGCTTGAGGGCGCGCTACAGCCTGGTAAGTCCACCCTATCCTTGCAGGGTATGGGTGACGGTAAGGACTGGGACGACCTGTACACGGTTGAAGCTAAAATCGTGGACAAGTCGGGGCAGACCACCACACAGGAATCCCAGTACATTGTGAACCGTTACGGGTCACAGTTCGATTTCAAGGATTTCAACTTCAAGGGCAAGTATGTCAAACAGTTGAAGAACGACATTGTTATTACCCAGACCTCCGTGGAGCGTATCGACCCGAAGAAGATACGCCCGCACGTACTGAGGGACGGCGCTAACATCCCTGTACCCTCCGACGCTTACAATGTGAAGGAGTCCGGTGGTGACAAGTCGAACTGGACGTACACGATCACCATCTCAAAGGACCTGTACAATTCCCATGACGGGGCGTACAGCACCCGTTTGACCTCCACCACCGAGACCGGTAAAGAGGAGAACACGTTCAAGCAGGAGCACCTGTTCGGTATTGACAACACTGCACCAGATATCCTGATCTCCGGTGTTGTTGAGCGCGGCTCATATCATGCCCCTGAGGGGTCTAAGAAGGTCACCGTCCAGGTGCATGAGCTGTCGGGTGTGGATAAGATCAGTATCAAGCTCAACGGCAAAGAGGTTGAGTCTGAGCATACTGAGGGTACGGACGAGTGGTCTGTCATTGTCCCAGCTTCTTCAAACGCCCAGGATTTGGATGTTGAGGTTGTGGACATGGCAGGGAACCGTTCTTCCGAACATGTGGGCGAGTTCCATGTGACAGCTGACCTTGTGGAGGCTATCGTGAACTCAAACTGGATCCAGTACGTGCTGTGGGCTTTGGCTATTGTTTCCGTTGTTGGTCTCCCGATCCTGTGGCTCTGGCTGCGTAGGAAGAAGAAGGAGAAGGAGATGCGGGAGTCCACCCGTGAAGCGTTGAAGGCTGGCGCGTTCCTGTCTACGACGGGTGCACGTGGCACTGGTTCTCAGGGTGCTTCTGCTGGTGCTAAGGATGATGGTTCAGCATATGACGACACTGTTGTTGATGCTAGCGGGGATTCTGAGGCTACAACTGTTGTCGGTGATAGTGACGGCACCACGGTTGTGCCTGAGTAGGGGCCTTACGGGCTGCTGATCGTAGGGGGTGGCGCTTTGCGTGTCACCCCCTATTTCTTTATGGTTTTTTCAATATTTATTCATAAAATAATTTGTTCTTCCGGTTTTAACGGAATGTTAGAATTGGTAGTAAGGAAGAATCTCGTCAATGATTTGGAGTTGAATTTTATGGTTTTACAGCAATATGGTAATCCGCCTGCTAAGGCTGGTTGGGAGCCTTTTGGCGGGGACAGGTATTATGTGTCTCATGTGGTGGTGACTTTACCTGAAAAGACTGGTGGGGATTATAAATGTGATTTTCATTTGATTCCTGCGACGACTTTGAAGGGTAAAAATCTTGGGCGTATTGTCCAGTCTGTGACTTATACTGCGGAGAAGTATAGGGAGAAAGTTTCGGATGATAAGTGGAGGGCTAATAAGGTTACTCATGCTTTTCCTGTGGTGACTGATTTCGGGTCTGGTGCGGGTAATAAGAATGAGAAGAAGTGTATTTTTTTTGGGTTTTCTGTGCGGGGTAATGATTGTTTTGTGAGGACTGTTAATAGGGGTTTGGTGGCTTTTTCGGAGTCGTTGTTGGATGTTGATCAGGCGGCTGATTATGGGTTGCCTATTGGAGAGTATTTGACGGGGCGTGGTGTTAGATAACTTGGGTGCTATATGTCCCCAGTGGCTTTCGAGCTGCTGGGGATTTTTTGTGTCTACATCTCACCTAACTTGTTGGTTTTGATAATTATTGAAACATGGTCTACAATCTTATATAGGAGATAACAACCCGAAAGGACATAAGACCATGAACAGCCCCCGACCGAACCGCATAAAATACATCCTCAACCCCCACGTATGTGACATGCTCACCGACATGTACGGTACCCAGCAGAACTGTGAAAAAGAGCTGGGACTATCACATGGAACCATTAGCAAATGGCGTCACGGCACCGCCAGCCCCGAAGGAGACCACCTAAAAGCTCTCATAGCCCTCACAGGCTACCCAGAAGCCGGTATCCGCCTCCCGGCAACAGAAGACCCAGAAAACGCCCCACAGGCCCCCTACAGCCCCTCTGAGGGGGAAACCAGCATCCCCCTTGCAATCATCAACGACAGCACCCTCACCTGGGAACAACGCGCCGCATACGCAAAACACCTCTCCCTCCCCGCCACCCGCAAAAACGACTTCCCCGCATTCCGAGAACTCCCCTACCACCCCAGCATCAAACCCATCAAAAAGAACACGCTCTACAAAAAACTCGACCACACCAAATACGCGGAAAACCCAACCCTCACCATCCCCAACGAAATCATCAACAGCACCACCCTCGACCTCGAATCAATCGGGATGCTCATCTACCTCATCGCCAACCCACCCACCAACGAAGGCAAAATCAGGGAAAAACTCGTAGAAGCAAGCCCCGCAGCATACAAAGTCGTCAACCGCATCAGCCAGAAACTCATCGCAGCAGGAGAAATCACTGAACGCCGCACACGCGATGAACACAGGGGTAACCGCTTCGGTTCCCTCGTGTGGGAAGTCACTCGTGTAGCACAAGAAGGCTAGCATGGCTTGGCAGTTACTCAATATTGCGGTGGAGGTGACACACCTCGACAAGGAGCTTGATATTCCGGTACCCAATGGAGCGAAAAGTATTTTGCTTTGCCTAGCATCCCATGCGGACAAGCAGGGGGTGTGCTTCCCGTCCTATCGAACCTTCCGTAAATGGGGTACTGCCACATGGACTCGGACAACCATCAAGCGGAATCTCAAGATGCTAGCGGATCATGGGCTGCTTGAGGTGTCCCCTAGACGTGATAGGTCTGGGCGGAATACGTCGAGCCTTTATAGGCTAAATGTTCCTCGTTTGAGGGAGTTGGCGGAGGTGTGTGGAGCAGGTGGAGAGGAGGATACGGAAGGAGAATTTGGGGAGTAGCTCATAGGGGGGGTACGTCCCATGATGGGACGGGGGTACGTCCCATGATGGGACGGGGGTACGTCCCATGATGGGACGTCTTTAATCTTTAAAAGGAATCTTTAGAAGGAACCTAGCTTGGCTCTTGGTCTACTTTTACTCTTCATTGCAATTAATTTTTCTTTTTTTGATTTTTGATCTACCTTCTTCTTAATTTCAATTTTACTCTTCTAAAATATTAGGATTACCTAATTTTTAATTTAGCATATACTATATATATAAATTTCTAATTTTTTGATTTTGAGAAAGTTTTAAAATATATATAATTATATAAGAGATTTTTGAAAAAATTAAGAAAAATTTTCAAAAATTAGAGAGATGAAAAAACGAAAAAACAAAAATGGAAGGAGAAAAATGAAACCCGAAACATGCAAAAAACTCTGGGAAACACTAGGAAAAACAGACAAAGCACGACAAAACAAATACACGCCACTAACCCAAGAAGAAGCTGAACAATGGTCAAACTACCTACACAACATCCCAGACGACCCTAAAAATAACAACCACTACATCCAGCTCATAGTCAGCACGATTCTCAGCAAAGAACTCCTAGTCATACCAACACTGGGGCACCTCAAAACAGCTTGGGAAGAAATCTCTCAAAAAATCAACATAGCACTAGATCATATGGGCAAAATTGAAGAGAGGATTCAAAGGATACTCAACGACCAAGAGACTATGGAGAATGAGATGCGTCAAGCACTTGTGAACTCGTATCTAGCTCATTATGAGTCTCTACCTGAGGAAGTGAAGAAGATGTACCCAAAGAGGGACTTTTCAGAATTTTTAGAAGGAGGAAAAACCCATGAAGTAGCTAGGAAACGGGGAGAAAGGGTAAATTCACCGCTTGGTGATTGGCGTAGTATGATGGTTATCCCTGAGTGAAAGGAAGATAGGAAGTATGAAACTGAGAATTAAAGAGCTAAGCTCTGGATGCATCCCTCAGAGGGCACATGCTGAAGATGCTGGTGCTGACTTAGTATCGAAAGAAGACGTTGTTATCCCTGCTGGTGGTAGAACTTTAGTGGGAACTGGTATCGCTATTGAGACACCTGAGGGTATGGTTTCTCTCGTGTGTTCCCGCTCTGGGTTAGCTGCTAAACATGGTGTTCATGTGCTGAATGGGCCTGGAGTGGTTGACCCTGGGTACACTGGTGAAGTTTTTGTGAACCTCCACAATTCTGGGTGTGAAGATTTTCATATTCAGGCTGGTGATCGTGTCGCTCAGCTACTCTTAGTGCCCGTGGTCTATCCTGAGTTTAAGGTTTCTGATTCACTTGGTTCTAGCGACCGTGGTGAATCAGGGCACGGTTCCACTGGATTATAATTTTTTGAGAAGAAAGGAAGAGAATAATATGAGCTTCGATATCGCGTCCGCTACCTTAGTGGGGAACGTTACTAAGGACCCTGAGGTTAGGTACACGCCTAACGGAAAGATGGTAGTTAATTTCACTGTTGCCATGACTCGGAAGAAAAAAGACGAGGCGGGGCAGTGGGTTGATAAGGGAAAACCGCTGTTTAAGGCTTGCACGGCTTGGGGAGTAGTTGCTGAGGCTGTGGTTAATAACATCAAAAAGGGCGACCCTGTTATTGTGCTTGGGCACTATGAGGACAGCTCTTATGAGATTGAGGTTAAAGACTCTCAGGGTAACCCAGTGATTGATCTTGAGACTCGCACCCCTATTATGAAGCGGGTCTCTGCGGATCGAGTCATCGTTGATACCGTGGGTCATGATCTGCGTTGGGGTACTGCTAGGTTTGAACGTCGTTCTGCATCTCAGGGTTATGCTAGTGGTGCGGGTGCTCCCGCTTATCAGGGGCAGGGCCCGCAGGGTGGCTCACCTGCCGCTGGGTGGGGTGGGGGTAATTACCCTGCTGCGGGGGCTGCGCAGCCTCCTCAGGGCGCGTATGGGGGTGTGTCGGGTGGACATCACCCGAGTGAAGGTTTCCCTCCTAAGCCGAGCGCACAGGGCTTCTCGCAAGGGAACCTGCAGGGTGGTTACCCCGTGTCGGAGCCGCTTGAGGAAGAGCCTCCGTTCTAAAAACAACCCTGAAAAACGTAGAAACCCAATAAACCGAAAGAACGAAATGAACCACGTAAAAACCAGCTACGATGCTTTCAAATATCTAGTGGATTCCCGTAGCACCATCCTGAAAATCAGTACACCCAACTGTTTCCAATGCAAAATGGCTACCCGATGGGCTGAGGATCACGGGTTCCATGATGGTGTTGATTATGTTGAGGTGAACCTAGGTGACCTTGATAAGCCTGATGAAGCGCTCGCATACCTACGTCAAGTAGTAAGTGACGCATTCGGTGTACCAGTAGATAAAATCCCAACTGCTGCACCTTGGTTTATTAACTTGAGGAATGTCCCCAAAACAGACATTAGCGAGGACAATGAAATGGTGAGTGAACCTCCCGTTATCGACTTCGACAGCCCCGCTTTGCAGCTGTTCGGGTACCAGCCCTCAAACCTTCCGACCCTGTTCAGTGGGACACTCCCCGCACGGGAGCAGGAGATGCGCCTCGTAGCATAGAAACCCCAATGCTGAAAAACAAAAATTGGTCTACCATAGTGGCGTGTGGTAGACTCTTTTTTGTTTACAAAACAAGGAAAAAACACGTAAACCGAACCACAGAAACAAGCAAAAGAAATCATGGCAAAAACACTCAACCAATACCTGCGGCTCGACCCGCCCACGCAGACACAGAAAGCACTCATCGTCGGGCTGCAACCCACCCAAAAGAAAAACCGCAACGGGTGGGACATTATCTGCCTTATCACAGACCCGGAAACCGGTCAGAAAAAGGTAGAGAAATTCCAGGCCCCAGACCACCAAAAAATTAATGGTCACACGATCCTCGCGAACCTCCTCCCCCAAGACGACATCAACATCACCGCCAACGAACAAGGCATACACATCAGTGGTGGCGTGAAAACAACTGGTGTGGAAATCACGTACACAACCTACCGTGGGCGGAAAATCCTGTTCACCGCCGAGAAAACAGGTGAAGAGGAAACCCTGTACGGGGTGGACGCGGCGAAAGTTTTCCTTGAATCCTACGCATATTTCGGGTTTAACGGGTCATTGCCTTACATGGTTGGGGCGTATGCGATCTGCGGTAATAGTGCTGACCGGCTCGTTGAGATTATCCACAGCGTGGATATTATGCGTGACACGTACAGTCCTGAGTATTCGACGGGGTTCGGTTCCCTTGACGGCATTAACTATTATCCTGTGGATAGTGGCACCCTCAAGGTTGAGAGCCTACGAGCTGTTGCCAGTGGGGAGAAAAAAGAAGAAATTTTTACGGGGTTCAATATGTCCCCCACGTCCACCCCCGTACCTGCTATGGTGGTTCTAGAAGACAACAGCACATACCGCACAGAGACCCCAGATTGGGGTGAAGAGCACGTCGTGTTCAATAGCGCTGGGGTTACCCACAGTGTTTTCACCACCCCAGAGGTGAGCGCACTCTACAAGGGTGTCCTTCCAGCGCTACCGATGCTCCGTAAAGACTGTGTGATTGTGACTGGTGAGCAGGATGGTGTGAAAACCCTGTTGAGGGTATTCACGCAGGACTAAAAAGAAAATTTGTTAGGGGCATTTAAATGGCTTTAGATCTTCTCTTCGCGAGCGCCGCAGGGTATTTCGGTTTCGTGATCATCCCACTGTTCGCTGGGGTGTTCCTCATGGGTGCCGCGTGTAGCGCCTACCTCGGGATTAAGATCATGCAGTTGTTCCGTTGGGCTTTCGGGTCCGGTGGAGGGTACGTGGAGGTTCCTCATGGTGGGCGCTAAGAAAGTTTTCACGAATGAGGGACGCCATGCTAGGCCCGTGATATCGAGGTATGTGAAGGGGCTGAAATTCGATCCTGCCCGCCGCGATATTGATTATGTCGCTGGGTGGCTGGAATACGCCACAGCGCACGGGTACCCTCTTGAGGAGCGTGACCGAAAGAATAATTTCACTGCGCCTTACCTTGAGTACCTGCTCTCGATTGGTACTGTCCCCGACTACCATGTGAGGCGACGTATCAGACACGGTAGCCCTCTCACTGTGCCGACTCTACGGTACGCGGAACGGCTTGGGTACTGCCACCTGCGTGACCTACCAGGCGGTGCTGTCCTAGTGGTGGAGACAGGGAACGTTTACTGCCCGTGACGGGTGGTGTTACAACGTAAAACGTGAAAGAACACCCCCTCCACCATACCCTGGATGTGATAAACAAAAATGGCTACCGTGAAAACCGTAGAAGACCTAGTTCAAGCTGAAGGCGCGAAGCTTTTCAGGACCCTAGCAGAAACAAGTAACCCAGGTATTAGGGGGACTCTATGGTACTCGGTTTACGACATCGGTAACATCCCCGAGTGGGAGGATGCACTGGAATATGAGCTTGCCCAAGGGCTGGACAGGAAATATGCTGTTCACGGGGTGAGGAATGAGCGTTACGGTGTGCTGAACAGGGGCACGGTTTGGGGGGTGAACACCCGCGACGTTGACGTGAAACAGTTTGCCCTAGACAGCTTAGGTAAACCCATTTACAAGAAAAAAAGCACGAACGGCACTGTCGCGTCGAAGCTTATAGTGGCGAACCAGAAGGTAAGCGTTGAAGATATTGAGCTTAAAGACGTGGAACTGCCGCAAGGTAGTGTGTGGGTTAGGGCAGAAAAAGTCCTTGACATTAAGCTTGAGGATTTAGGGAGAGACCGGAAACAAGGGTTCGCCCCAGGAGTCGTTGAATACAACCGCAGAATATACAACGTCTACGCTATCCCGAAAGACAACCTGCGACCAGTACCCCGCGCCGCGCTTGTCCTCAGTAAACGCAGAATGCAGAACTACGGGGGATGGAAAATAAATTCTTTCAGCATGGGTCCACTGTATCTTCAGGTCATTAAATACAAGCCTGGGGCACGGTACGAATCGACAAACGTTCTGATGATCAAAGACACAACAGACTTCGATAAGGAAATGCGGGAGTACATCGGGTTCCTTCACGAATCCCAGAACGTCATACCCGACGTTTTCAGTGAAGACTACATGGGGAGTGACGGTGTGCGGTTCTTCATTAAACATATGGAACCAACCCTCACCATGTTAGACGACCCAGGTGCGGACGATAACATAGAGATAGACCATGTTGGGGGGCTGGAAGAAGGCAGTGCCGCAGCGGACATGCTCGCGTCGATACTCTCCAAACAGAAACAGCAGGAAACCCCGAAACTGCCACCAAGCCACGGTGAAGACGGTAGATTCGTGAGTAGGGGCAGGTAAGGGATAAGAGTAGGAAAGGGCGGGTGAAACACCGCATGTCAGAGGTGTTCTGGGTAGAGCCACGCGAAGATGCTGGTGCCGCATCGTTATCCCCAGTGCGCGGGCTATACCAACCCAACCCGTACTTGGGGCTGAGAATCATGGTGCGCGGCAACACTCACCAAGTGGACAACAGGATAGCCTCAGAAGCGCTCTTCAACTCCCTGTTCTCCCACGGGTACGTGTACACGCCCGTGACTATCACCCACCTCAGAAGAATCCGCCCACTAGCTGGTGCCGAACGGTACAGCGTGTCCGACCAGCACGGTGTGAGAGAAATAAACGTTAGTGAATATAACACTATTCTCACCCAAGAAAAACAAGCCCTGAATAGTATCTGCATCCCAAACCATGAGCATATTAACGGGCACCAGGTCATAAACCACATGTTTGTCCACAAAATATGACAAGCAAATGAAACAGCCCGCAGTGCATAGGCTATTATTGTATTTATGCGAAATACACGATTCACCTACAACTGGCTAAGAGACTGCAAATGGTATTACCATTCGCTGAAAATAGCTTCACTGTACCGGATGGTGGATTTGGGGTACCTTCTGGACGCCCATGTGTTCACGGTGGATTACAATGTTCGTCGTCTGCTTGTGGATAGTGGGTATGTTAGGGTCAGTGATGACGGCAGGTTTGAGGTGTCGGCTGGGCTGCTTTTTGAGCATATTGTGTCCTGCTCGTCGTTGAGTAGTGATTACCGTGAAATAGTTTCTGTCTATGAGGGTAAGGGTTTTGTTCCTGTTGAGTCTGAGGTGCTTTGGGGTTCTGATGATTTCATTGTCCTCCTGTACCTTCACCTGTCTCTGCAGGAATGCACTGAATCTCTCGACAGGTTGAGTGGGTTCTTCACTAAACGGATCGGTGACGACAGTATCAACGAGTCCGGTAAGCTGGGTGCAAAATACAGGGACGGCATGAGCATGGTTGTGTTGCAGGAGGCGACCCAGGCGTCCGTGCAGGCTGTGACTGCGACACCACCGAAGTATATGACTGTGAGAACCGTTGAACGTGGGGCTGCCGCCCCTACTGCACCCGCTGGGTATGAGCTGCTGGGTGTCCATGACCTCCCCCATAGTGTGCAGTACTGGTACCATAATGCGCCTGACTCTACGGACACCACGTTCACCCACACCCCGCCCGTGCTTTGGGGTTCCACAGCGGAGGGGCAGCTGTCGATGTCCATGCTGTACAGTGGGTTGTGCGGGTACCTGCTCCCTGGGGGTGTGGTGCATAAGGTGCTGGATGATGAAGGGTATACAGGTAACATTTCTGTTGTGCCTATCACGGGGTACCAGTCCACGAAAGGTAACCCAGTGGAGTTTTACCCTGTTGAAGACCTCACGCGGGAATACCCAGGAACTTTCCGCCAATATGAGAAGCATGACTGGTACGGTTCGCTGATGCGTCTAAAAGAGATCCAACCGGTTCCGGGGCATAAAATATCTGTTGACCTGTTCAGTTCCCTCATCACGGATTTCAGGTTATCCAGTAAGCCTTTCGAAACAGGGAGGCTACTCGATGGTGTTGTGACCCGAAGCAGATCGTTAGACTTCGCGCCGCACCCAGTGTCCACGAGGTACGATATGCGCACACTGGGAGACTCTTTCAACTACCTTTTCCCTAGTGTTATTGAGGGGCTACAGTCAGTAGCGGAACAAGTGGACCCTGCTAGTACCATCAACCACCAGAGCACTTTTCTAAGCAACCCGATAGGAGCACCAAAGAATGCCGCAGTATAGTGTAGAAGCTGAGACGCAGGAGGACGGGAGTATCCTCATCCCGTTCACTGTTGTGTCCGAAGACCCGCTAACCGTGGTGTTCCTATACCGGTCAAAAAACGGTGACGCAGACTGGGGGATAAAACAGGTGTTCCCTAACGAAATCAGTGGCGCTGAATCCTACGATATTTTTGTGTGCACTATCCCTAACAGTCGATCCCAGACGGTGCTCCCGATCAGGCAGGAAATCCGTAAAACAACCCCGAAAGAGGGAAACAAAATCAAGCTCACCCTCGGGAACTCCATCTCACAACCCGACATTCCCACCGCAACCCAGATCGTAGGACCAGCCGTCAAAGAAGCATTCTACGACGCTGAGGGGCTAGTGCAGACGAGCGGGTTCTCTCTATCGTCGAAGAGTACCGCAGCTAGGGTGGAGGAATATTTGAGGGAAAATCTCTAACTAGTAGTAGTTGTTTTGTTGAGAGAAAAGGATTGGGGTTACCCGTATGAGAAGCGAAACTGTTGTTTCACTGGGGCACAAGTTTACCGACAGGTACAAAAAATTCGTTGGTGAGCTCGTCAAAAAAGCTGTGCTAAACAAGACGGATATTAAGCTACCTACGATCTTCGACATTCTCACCCAGCCCGACGATTTCAATGTTGATGGGTTCACTAGCTACAGCATCTTCTGTGACCTCACCTACCGGTACATTTCCCTCATGTGGGGGATGGACATACCCAGGAACACGCTCATCAGCCGTGTCACAAAACATATCTACGAGAAAGAAAACAACGAATACCTCAACCACCTCTGCGACATCTACGGCAACCCCGAAAACCCAGAAGACGTAAAGATCATCCCCGACAGCAAAGAAAGCCCCGAACGGTTATTCACAGAAGCAGTGAACAACTGGGTCAAAGACCGTATACAAGCAGGAAACCTAGAAGACGCGCTCCCGTTCCTAGTCTTCGCCGAGCAATGCTGGATGTTCCACGGCGCGGGGTACTGGTACACCCCCAACAACAGGAAAAACGCCATATACCCCGGTAGGCACAAGCTGTACAAAACAGACCCGACCCGTATCATCGCACAGAACTTCTCAAAAACCAAAGCAGCGAAAGAACAAGCAGCCACACCCACGAACGAGGAAGCCGTAAAACTTTTTCAGAAGATAATAACCGCGAACCTTAAAGACACCATCATCAAAACCAACAGGGTTAACGCAACCTACACCATCACACCCAACGGGAAAGATGACAGGTACACGATAAAGTCCGCATCCTCAGACCTCAAAAAAAACAGTCTCGTGGAGCCGCCCGAGATCGTCCCGCACATGGTGGTGCAGCAGCTCTTCAAACTATTGAAAGACACAGCAGAGAAAACACCTCTGCTCGTCACCCAAGACACACCCATGATGTCCACCCCGAAGCAGCGGGTACTATCATTCGACTACGCACTCCACGAAAGGTACCGGTCAGCAAGCCGGAAACCTATCGCACAAGCCCTGCAGGCTAGGGCGTACATGCCTGTGCTGGGTGCCCCACGGTACACGCTGGGTATGACGAGGGTGGATGCTTTCTCTATCACGGGGACACGTGTCCTCACGAGTGCTGAGCAGGAACACCCAGAAGAAGATAATGTCGGGTACTGGGTTTCACCTGCGAGCGTTGATTTGAACGAGCTGGTGCTTGAGAGAATATCCGCTTGGGGTTTTGACCGCGCGAATAACCTGAGGCAACGGAACAAACCTGCCATGTGGCGTAGCTACCTTGATTTTTTCAGGAACGCCCACCACGAGAACTGCCGTGCAGTGGATGAAACGTACACGCCCGCGCAGCTACAGGGACTCATCAAATACCTATCTCGGGAAGAGAAAGTAGCTTTCCGATCCATGCTACCACCGGAAGCGATAGACTACGCCCGTGTACTAACCCATGATATTTTCAATGTTTTTGAGAAGATCGAGATTCCTGAGGCTGAAACAGCGGTGGCTGCTCGAAAGAATTTCGCTACGATGCTCAGGGGCGGGATCTATAAGGTCACTTTCTTGAACCAGAGCGATAAACTGAACTCCGTGTTCTGCACCTTGAACTGGAATATCCTGGATTTCCTGTGTGGTGGGCGCAGGATGTACCGTGAACCATCGTATTTCCGTGTGCTGGCGACTAAGATCCGGGATAACACGGACCAGTTCAGTAATGACAGCTGGTTCGTTTCTCAGGGTGGGGAGCTGATGGGTAGCGGCGTGGTTCCTGATGGTAGGACTATTGAGTATTTAAAGGATTGCTACGATCTTCGGTTGTCTAGTCCGGAGTTGACGCTAGATAAGTTTTGGGCGCGGGTTAACAAGAACTCGGTGGTGTATGAGGTGTCTTTGAGGGTTTTCAAGGATTTACTTCGTGTCGCCGAGGTTGATGGGGAGCTGAACGGTCCAGCTGATTTACTGTATCTTGTATCTCAGGTTGAGCATTGTGGATTTACGTATTCTCATGGCGCGTCGTTGTATTCTGTGGAGGATCGGGAGAGGGAGCTTGTGGGTTCTGATGTGGTGACGGTTCGGAATGTTTTTGCGCCTCCTTTTTCTTCGAGGAATAATGCTTTTGTTCAGGTGAGTGCTCGTAAAGTGGTTGATGTTGTGAGGGTGGCTAAACCACCTAGCATTCCTTAAATACTCTTATTTGTTCTTATGTGGCGTATCTATTAAAAAATAGGTACGCCACATTTGTCATTTCAGGAACAAAAACACCGGTATTATTACTTTTAAAGTAAAAATACCCACATAAACAACCATAGGAAAACAAAAACACCCCAGGAGGTGAAGACAAAACAATGTACGACGAAGAAGAAAACGAAGAAACGGGTAACAGCAACCCATCACCATTCGACCGTCATAGACGAGGAATACGACCCAGGCCCGACGACAGAGAAGAATCCCCCTTCAGCAGGGGGCGGACCTCCCGAGGGCGACCACAACCCTGGGGCGACGATGAAGACACCGACTTCCCACCAAGGCACAGGGGAATGCAGAGAGGAAGACCAGGGCGAAACCCCTACGAAGAACGTGAGGAATACGACCCCAGAAGCCGATTCCAAAATAATCGTGGATTCAACCCGCGACACGACCCAGACCCAAGAAACCCCTGGGAAAGCGCACAGGAAGAAGACCCCGCCAGTGAAGAAACAGACATTAGGGAAAACACGGTAGTCCCAATGTCAAAACCGAACAACACAAAAGAAGTAGAGCAAAAAGAAATGAAAAAATCAATCGGGTTATACGCAAAACTAGTGCGCATCCTCGGTGGGGAAATGTGAAACCCATCCCCAAAAAATAATATAAGATAAAACAAGAACACAGCATAAAGCCCCTCGGAAGAAAACCGAATGTACACACTCTTACCAGAAAAACAGCACAACAGGCTTCAACAGATCGAGCAAGAATACGAAGCGGGTAGATTACACAGGTACCCGCCGCACATTATCGAGAAAATACGGAAAACATATCTCGACAAATGCGACAAACATATTCGCTCACTCACCACACCAACCCTAGTAGCGGATATAAACATACTGCAGAAAGTATCTGACGAAGCCACAGCTGTTGTGAAGCGGCTACAAGGGCACCTGCCTGAGGGGTTCACCCCGTTCCCCCAGAACGGTGGGGCGCTCCGAGTATCATTCTGGGCAAGTAAAGACGGTAAAGAAATCAGGTGGCGTGTCAGACCAAACTCCAAGACAGGGCTAAAAACCCAAGGCGCACAACTGAACACAGACCTGTGCGTCAAAACAGGTAAAGGCAAAGTCGCCTCAAAGAAAATATGGGGAGAAGCACTCAGAGCCGCCGCCACCCAACTATGGGAGCTGTCAATCGGGCAGTTCGCGGCACACAACTGTGCGGCAGTGAACCAGCTACTCACGGAAGCCACCACGCGGGCTGGTGCACCATACACTCTTTCAGTGGTGCCAGAAATTTTCGCTACACCCAAAAACGTGGGGTTGTTCGAAGACATCTCAATGAGCGGTGTGGTGATCGCGGTCAGCAACCAGAAAATCCTGTCCCTCCCTGCAGAATACGACGCTCAGAACGTGGAGAGTCTGAGAGAGGGCGTGGATATCCTAGAGGACGCTATCAGGGATATAAAGCGTCAAGAAGGTAAAGCCCCAGAGGTGCGGGTGCGGCAGCTGACTATCAAGAAGAACATGTTGAAAGCGCACCTGAAAACCCTAGCTGGTGATGTTGCTTCCACTGAGTCTGCTGCGGAAGCTCGGGAGGAACTAGTGTCCGCATACGTGGACATTCTCAAGAAAACTCCCTCCCCCATATCGCTCATCAACACGCGGGGAGAAACACGCAAAAAACTTGTTGCCCTCACCGACCTGCCAGAGGATCATGTTCGGCAAGCAAGGACACTATTAGCGGACTCCACAGACAAGACCATCAAAGCAGTGTACCAGTCCACGAAACCACCCATCCGTTCAGTCCTCGTGGAAGGAACCACCAGTGCTGGCGAACCGTGGATCGGGTCTGTGGGATACACGGAGACAGACGGTGTGTGTGGTTTTGAAGAGAGAATCCCCGCAGTACACAAGAACCTGTGGGTCCGGCTCCCCGAAATTGATGTGGTTGCGGAAGCCCAGAAAATCTGGGAGGCAAGCGAGAACCGTAGTGAAGAGGCCCGTAAACGTTTCGGGTATGAGACGCAGGGAAAGTAGGTAGGACATGGCTGGTTTTGGTTTAGGAACAGGAAGCAGTGACAGCAGCTCGGGTGGTGAGAACAGGGGTGTGCCCTCCCGTCCCCTGCCGAAGCCTGTTGGGCAAGAAGAGATCCGTGACGGGGTGACACTACCGATGGGTGAGGTCATGCCTGACTATAAGCACGGTGATGACGGCTACACGTCCTGGGGTAGTGAATGGGGGGAGCCTCACGAAAATGTTGTGCCTGATGAGGATGAAGAAGAAAACCTTTTCACGCGCAGAAAAAAGAAGGAACGCAGCCCTGACGGTGAACCAGTTGAGAGTGGAGTGAAAAAAGCATGGGCGAAGATCGTCCGTAACAGCCTTGGGAAGCTTTTAGCGCTCGGGTGTCTCCTCGCTGCTGTAATTCTTCTCGTGCTTGTTGTGGTTTCCAATAACCAGAACCACGACTCCGCTACACCAACACCAGAAACTAAAACCTCCACATCCTCCGCAGACACCAACACCGAAACCAGTGCCGAAGAAACCCAGAAACCCAGCGGAGACAGCAACCACGACTGGCAAAAAATAGACCCGCCCGAAGTGAAAGACACCTACAAGGCGCGCGGCATGGTTGAAGAACGAGAAGTATACAAGGACCCTAACACCCAGACCGTCGTATACGCCCTCAAAATGTCCCTCGTGAAAGAAGGCGACTCAAGCAACGCCCTCACCACACGGTTCTACACCACCAAAAGCGGGTGGGACGAAGCGGTAGTGGGGAACCTCTACTCGGTTACCTACAGTGGTGACGACAAAGGGAACCTTGTGATCGTTTCCATCGACAAATACAAGGCACCAGCTAAGAACAGCGGGAAGGAGGAGAAACACTAGTGGGTGAGTACTCAGAGATAGTTGACGAAAACATTGACCTGCAACCCACAGCAGGCAGTGAGGACGCGCCACCAAGTAAGACAAGAATAAAATCTTGCATCCTCCCACCAGAGGAAGAAGTGCACCTCACTGAGCACCCCTACAATCAGCTCGCAGTGCAGGAGCTCTACACCACTGTTGTCCTCCCAGGTATCCATGATAGGATGCGCGGCGCTAAATCAGGTGACCTTGCGCTTGTCCGCATGAAAAACGTGTCAGATGAGCCTATTACCGTGCTTAACCCCAAGAACTATGTGGAGGGTGAGAAAGCTTCAACTCTCGGGAAATGGGAGCTGCAGGAGGTGATGCGTGAACTCGTGGGGGAGGAGGATGCACAGAAAATCTCGTCGCTGCGGGTGTTGCGGGACTCGAAAACCCGTGTCCATGAGGTGGTGGAACCAGGGGCGGAAGTTGTCATGTCCAAATTCGCTATGGCCGTGTCCCTGTTCGTCTACTCTCGGATGACCGCAACCTACGGTGGGCATATTGCGGCAGACAACCGTAGCACGTTAGCGGAAGGGTCACGGTTCTGCGTGAAATTCACCCAGTCAGGTGCCGCTAAACCCAACAAGCGTGAAGAGGATGCCCCGAACTTCCTGAACAGCAGCATCGACTCGTCTGCTTTCTGGGTGGGGCGGTCAATGGGGCAAAGGTATAAGACGATTCATAACGGGGGGATGGTGGATGTGTCACTCAACGCTAAAGACCACTCACTGGAAATGACGTGGCTAGCGTTCAACGCCTCACCAGATACCCCGTACAAGTACACGCGGCATAAAGAGAACGTGAAATGGGTGGATGTGGCTTACGACTACGGGCTTGTTGATCGTTTCACTCACTTCTACGCTGGGGCGGGTGCGGCAGTGAAAAAAACTGTGCAACATACACGCACCTCCGTGATGGAAACAAAAGTGCACCCCGACTACTGGGGGCTAAGTGACGCCTTCTAAGAGGAAACCCTAATGGGGGCTGTTATGAACACAAATATTCGTCATATGAATGTGGTGGAGGGGAATCTATGGAACCACAAACAAAAACCGTTCCTTCTAACTCAGGTAAACGCCTGATACCTAAAATCAGTGCCGCTGGTGCTGGTGTAGCCCTAGTCCTCGGCGGGCTCATGGGGTCTGGGGTGGTCACCCCCGTTGTCTCACCTGACGGTGGCGGGGTCACTATCGGGCAGTCCGCTCACGCCGCAACGAACACTGACCCACTGGGTGGGTCTTCACGGCAGAAACCGTCCCCGAGCGAATCCAGTAAAACCAGCACCCCTAAAGATGACGAATCATCATCCGATGAGGGGCGTATTGACGTTGGTACAGCTGAATCTAGGAAGACTAAGAGTAGTAAGGATTTGAACGGGGCGACCCCCACTGTTGACCTGAATAAGGCTAAGCACACCACCTTGGGGCATATCCTCACAGATATTTTCAACTTTCTTGCCCCGTTAATGATCCTCTACATCCTTATCAGGTTGCCCCTGCAGATACTAGCTGACCTGATATACATACTGTTCCCTGATACTAGGCCGACACTGGCTGACCCGAACGAGGATGGGCAGGGCGCGAACCTCGCAAACGCTGGTCCTTCGTCAAGGAAACGCGCGTTCCTTGACCGGCAGTGGGTTAGTGACACCGCTGTTGACCTAGTGAAGAAATTCGGTGGCTCAACTCAGGCACTCAACCAGATGGGTGGTGGCGGACGCGGCTACGGCATGGGTAACCGAGGAGCCTTCGGTGGCTCATTCGGTGGGCAAAGCTATTCACAAGCCGCTCAACCTGACTACACGGCTGACGATAACGGCTCAGTTTCGATCCTCAAGGAATACATCAAACGCATGACTGTTGTTTGCATCATGGTTGGTGCTTTCCTTGTTGTCCTGTCAAGCGCTGTGATTTTCAAGTTCGGGTACTACCTTGGTGATTTCATCGTCTTCGGATTCGGGAAGATCACTAATTCTTTCTAGGGATAAACCGGTAACACTCAACTTAAGTAATTAACTGGGTTGGGCAGGTGAAAAAAGAGAACCTGCCCAACCCGCACCCAAAAATAAAATACGCAACATCACAAGAAAAGAGAAGAGGTGGACATGAGTAGCAATAAAAACAAAATCCCGTCATTTAAAGAATTTTTCAGACTCGTATCAGGCAGAGGTAAACAGCAGGCGGCACAAGGTGACCGCACACAGGGGCGGATCACTGAAATGGCGTCAACAGGGGTGAAATACCTAGACCAGGCATTCCGTGAAGCAGAGGAAAACAATCAAGAAGCACACAGGGTCTTCTTCCAATATGACCCGCAGGACATGCATCTTGCCACGGAAATAAACGCGAAAATTGAGGAGTTCTCTGAGGGTAAGTACGAAATAACCCGAGAAAACCTTGACGAACTCAACAACATACCAGGCGTCTACTCGGCGACGAAACGTAAAGGAATGGCAAGCAGAAGACGGAAAATCAGGTAGGCACCAGAATGAAAGTAAAACCAGGAAAACCACAAAAAACCGCCCGTGTGGGCAGAACCATAGCGCCCACACGACAAGACACGCGCCTCAGTCAAAGTGACTATGTGCAGTACCTCTCACAGAAACTAGGTATCCACAAGACACGTGTCAAAAACATACTTGACAGCTACCATGCCGTAGCCATGCGGGATATCCAAGAATACCAACAAGTGTACGTCTACAAAGACATCCTAGCCACCAACAAAAACGCCAACCCAGACAACAGTGGTGTGCTCAGCAGAACCTTCGCAGCGCAATGCGGTGACGCAGCCGCTAAGGCAGGCGTACTCGGGTCTGAAGCTAACCGTGTCGTCTCAGCCTACGTGGAAACCATCACTAAACAAGCATCCAGTGAGACAGGTGCGTGCGTTTTCAAAACATTCAACCTCAAAAAACAAGGGGGACAATACAGCATCAGCAAAACACCGCATATTGACCTCCCCAACAAAGGCAACGGAGTGGTGTTCTCCGCGAAAACCCTCAACAGCCGCGCAAGACACACAGGTCAGGGCAAGAGGTAGGCTGTGGAAGGGAAAACTCACGTCATCGGCGGTATCAGTGCCGCACTCACAGGCACCCTGCTCTCCCAGAACGGTGTGACCGTCACACCACTGTGGGGTGGTGAAGGCATGTCACACACACTTACCGCTTTCGAGTACACGACAGCCTGCTTCACGGTGCTCGTATCAACCTACGTTTTCTCGATGGTGGGCGCAAAAATCCCAGACCAAGACCATAACGCGCGGGCGATGCCGTACAGGGACCCGTTGGGGAAGCTCGTGTGGAGAGCCCTTCACCCTGGGAGCATGATACCCGCGCTCAAGAGGTTTGATGCGAAACACCGGTCATGGCAGACCCACAGCGACCTCACCCTGCTCGTGCTACTGGGGGCGAACATTGCGTTGTATTCGGGTCTGCTGCCGATACCCGCGAACTCCCCCATTGGTGGGATATGGTCAATTATTTTCCTTGGGTTATCGCTCGGGGTTTTCTCACACTTGTTCCTTGACGCTATCACCAAGGAAGGTGTGTGGCTGGTGGTTTTCGGTGTTATCCCAAACAAGATATTCAGGGCGCGGGTGTTTCCTGAAAAGTTTCGGCTTGTCCCTAAAAGATCGAAATACTTCAAAACCGGTTCAGGGAAGAAAACCAGTAACGGTGTGGAAGGTAAAGACCATAAAGGCAGGACATGGGAAGACCTTGTTAACTCCCGCCTGTCGTTCTACAACAACCTTGTGCTTGCCCTCATCATCTGCTCATGGGCTGTTTACCTGCTCACAGGGGAGAACCTGATTAACGGGGTCACAAAAATTTTGGCAGTAATGCGGGGGGAGGCTGTTCTATGAGGTGCGTGAATTTCGCGCGACCACCCTAAGGGGAAAAGTTTAAGAGTTAAGTAAATAGTATCCGTGGTATAAGGCGCGGGTGGTGTTTACTCAGAATAAGCAACCTTTCATGAGGAGAAATATAGGAAAATGGTTAAACAAATATACAAACTAGTGGCAGGCTTCATGCTTGGCATTATCCTCGTGTTCGCGGGTGGTGCAGCCGCCAACGCTTACACTCAAGAGGATGCACAGAGCGTCGCAGCGCTGTCTTCAAGCGTGTACGAGCAGGTTTCCGCCAACAAGTACGAGGCTGCTGGTGGCGGAACTAAGAGCTCCATGATCGCTGGTTCCCGCCTTTTCACTAAGGACGAAGAGACCGGCGTGTACAAAGTGAACGAAAAAGAGTTCGCTCGCCTGTCCACCAACGGTAAGAACAAGGTCGCTGACGACGTTATCAAAGCAACCAACGAAACCGTAGCCAACGAAGAGGGTAACGAAACCAGCCTCATCGACCAGTCCGCTAAAGACAACTGGTTCAAAGACCTGTCCAAGTCCAAGGGCCTCGGTTCACGTCTGATCAACGACACCACCTCCGAGTGGGTCCCAGACTTCGCTGCTGGTAAGCGTATCCTCGCGCCCCTGACCGGTATCATCTCAACCCTCATGGGCTTGGGTGCGATCCTGATCATGTCCCTCCTGGGTCTGCAGGTTGTTGCTGAGGTCCTGTTCATCACCATCCCCTCAACCCGTGGGTTCTTCGGTGGTGTCGATACAGGTGTCCTGAACGGTGGGGACAAGAAGGTCATCTACCAAGGCTTCGTGTCCGGTGCCGCACGTAAGGCTGTTGAGAAAGCTGACAGCAACGACGGTAAGGCGCTCGCTATCTGGGCTGGTAACACCTTCATTAAGCTACTGGCTCTAGCTATCGTCCTCGTGTTCTTCATCAACGGTGAGATCCTGCCGTTCATCGGTGGTCTGACTGACTGGGTACACGCCCTGTTTGTCTAAAACCGGCACCTCGGGTGCTGTAACCTGAGGGAAGAATACCTGATGTGAAGGGGTGAGCACACGAAACTAGCAGGGGAAAATGTTACCCCGTTCGTGTGCTCCCCCTTCCTAAGGGTTTATCTAGTTTACTGAGAAGACTCCGTCCTTTAGGGGGGGGGTGAATCAGGTGCTAGTCCGGTCCTGGGTCTTCACATGCTCAGTAATCACATTCAATGGGGCACCAGCAGCAGAACTGGAATAATAAGGCCGTGACCACAGATGCCCACCCCATATCGGTATTATTTTCCGTGACACCAAGTATATAATAGAGGTATGAGCATCAAACGTTATCGTTACCGCGCCTACCCTAGGAAAAGGCAAGAACAGCTGATTGCTGCCCTGTTCGGGTGTGTGCGTGTGGTCTATAATGATGCTTTAGCCTACTCGGAAGAACAGTACCGCCAGACGAAAAAGAAGCCTTCCAGTAAAGAGCTTTCTGCTCGGCTCACTCACCTGAAACAGACCCCTGAAAAAGCGTGGCTGAAAGACGTTTCCGCTGTACCCTTACAGCAGTCCTTACGGGATCTGGGTAGGGCGTACACTAACTTTTTCACCTCCGTTACAGGTAAGCGTAAAGGGGGTAGGGTTGGTGCCCCACGGTTCAGGAAACGCTCATCTCGGCAAGCTGCTAGGTTCACGTCCCAAGCATTCAAGGTTAGACAAACCACCCACGGGGTAGGTTTCGTGAAACTGCCTAAGATCGGTGAAATCCGCTTCAGCCTCTCACGTACCCTACCCTCACCCCCAACCTCCGTGACCCTGATCCAGGAGGCGGATGGTAGGTATTATGTGTCTTTCGTTGTTGAAACCACCCCCACCCCAGCCCCGAAGCCTACCGCCTACGCGGTAGGCGTGGATATGGGCTTGAAGAACCTAGCTATCGCGGTGAACAGTAACGGGGGAAGCACCGTCTTCGCTAACACTAGACCCCTGAAACAAGCCGAGAAGAAACTAGTCCGGTTACAGAAACAACTCTCGAAAAAGAAAAAAGGCAGTAACCGTTACACCAGACAACGACTCAGGGTAGCTAAAGCCCACACGAAAGTCCGAAACACGCGAACCCATTACCTGCACCATGTAGCGAACCAGATTGTTAACGAAAACCAAGTTATCACCCTGGAAACCCTCTCAATCACGGGCCTCGCTAGAACCTGGCTGGGTAAGAGCGTGTTGGACGCTAGCTGGGGGCACCTCAACCAGCTGATTGAAGAGAAAGTAGCCGAACATGGTAGAACCCTTATCCGCGTGGATAGGTTCGCACCCACTACCCAGCTCTGCTCGATCTGCGGGGCACCTAACGGCAGGAAACCGTTGAATATCCGCGCATGGGTCTGCACTGGGTGCCAGTCCCATGTGGACAGGGACTTGAACGCGGCGGTTAATATACTACTCGCGGCAGGGCTTGCCGAGAGTCTAAACGAACACTGCGGAGATAATGTAAGACGTTTGCTAGCAAACGCTGTTATTGTTGATGCTGTTCACCCACCGAGAGCAGCTACGTTCTAGTGAACGTGGCTACTAGTAGGAATCTCCGTATTTCAAGACGGAGAGGAAGTCAAATGGAGAACAACACTCGGAAAGAGCTTGCGGGGAGGATATGGAGGAAAACTGTGGCGACCACCCCAATACGCAAAATAGTTGCAGCACTGATGCTCGCCTTCGGTCTTCTGGTCCCCGTGTCCTTGACCGCAGCATCATCAGCTTACGCAGCTGAAACGCCAGCTAGAACAGCGGTTCTAGCGGAAGACTATAACGACCCAGCCCCCAATGACACATCCAGCGGGCAGGGCGGTAATGAAAAGATTAAAGGCACCAAAGCCAAATCCACTGTATCTATAGCTAAAGACAACGGCGACCTGCAGAGCGTCGTTGACTCAATCAACAAGGCATCAAAGAAAGACTGGCTGGAATACGACCCTGCGCAAGGGTACGTCACCTTCGATAGTCAGAGCTTCAACAGGCTCGACGTTAAATCCCGCAACAACTACATGGAGACAGCGGTGAGCGCGGTGCGCACATCCTCACTGTCAAGCATGTTTAAAAATAAGTTCTATGGTTTCCTGAAAGGGCAGGACAGTAGCGCCTACGAAGCGGCCATGCGTGTTCAACGAAACACCTCTGTCGATATTGAGCAGGGCATGAACATGCTGAGAGGGTTCGGGGTTATCTCGGTTGTGAGCGTGATCCTCGGTCTTCTCGTGATCTTCATCTGGATCGGTGTCGTGTGGGTTACCTTGTGCGACGTTGCGGTTCTCCTCCTCCCCGTCCTACGGTGGGGCTGGCTCAACCCTGTAGCAGCAGACGGCGGGTACAAGCGCGGGTTCGTGAGCCACAGCGCGTATAAGGCTATTAAGAAAACTGAGATTGACGGGTCAACAGACCAGCCGGAGCTTTACATTTATTTCAAAGACCGACTCGTATTCGTGGCTTTCGCACTATTCACTACAGTACTGCTGGTGAGCGGCGACATCCATATGATATTCGCAATACTAGCGGACATGGTTTCACCGCTTATTGATTCCGTTGTTTCGGGTTTTAAGAGGTCTTGAAAGTTCCCTCCCCACCCTTTGTGGGCGTGGGGAGGAAACCCGTCCTCACTAGTATGCCTCACCGCCCCATAATTGGTTTTTATGTTTGCGTACCCATATTCTTATCCTATACACTGTCGTTTATGAAGACAAAGGAAACTATCGTCCTAGCACCAGGGACAGTGGGTGTGCGCACCTTGCGCCTGCCTTTGGTGCTTAGTGGTGAACAGTTTTCTGCTCTTGCTCCCGTGTTTGATTTATATAATCAAGTCTGGGGGAAAGTGGTCTTGTGGTGTAACCAGAATAAGTCCGTAAACCGGGTTCGACTCCAGAAAGAGCTGTACCACCCACTACGAGAAACCTACCCCGAGCTACCTTCACAGTACGTATCGATTCTGCTTCGTGAGGGTGCTGGTGCGGTCAAGTCCTGGAATAGCAATAACCCTAAACGTAAATGGGAACTCAAAGCTGTTCGGCGGAGAAAGACGCTTTCTCTTGATGCCCGCCTCTTTAGTGTGCGCGGTGCTCTCCTGACTGTCTCTACACGGGTCAAAAACCCGCGTCTACGCCTACTACTACCTGAGACCCCTACTTGGTTTACCCAACGCTACCCCCAGGGGAAACTTAACGCCGCGAAACTAGGTATCACCAGAAGCGGTAAAGCCTACATCAACCTGATTTACCGTGTCCCACAACCCACCCAACCCCCTACCAGTGGGGAGACACTAGGGGTAGACCGTGGGCTATACAAAATCGCTGTCACCAGCAAAGGAGGTGAATACACCTCCAACCAAGTGCGAGCTGCACGCCGGAAATACCAACACAACAGGGCTACACTCCAACAAAAAGGCACTCGTTCAGCTAAACGCCGTCTTAAGGCTATGAGCGGACGAGAAAAGCGGTTCATGTCGGATATAAACCACTGCGTTTCCAAACACCTCGTACACACCCCCAATATCGGACGCATTGTTTTAGAGGACCTGACAGGTATCCGCAGAAACAGGTGCAATAAAACCACCCGTAAATGGTTAGGGCAATGGGCTTTCCACCAACTAGAGCACTACATTACCTACAAGGCGCACCAGCAGGGTATTGAAGTGGTCCTTGTTGATCCCGCCTACACGTCACAACGCTGCTCTGCCTGCGGATACACGGCTAAAAATAACCGGCGTAAAGGGACATTCGCGTGCCGCCAGTGTGGGTTCATTGCTAACGCTGACGTGAACGCCGCTATAAACATTAGAGACAAATCTCTTCTCCCTACCACGTAGGTAGGGCAGGGTGCCCGTCATTCACCCGCATGGATAGACAGACGTTTTCTGTCATGTCCAAACTGCAGCCCTGAGGGGGTGCAGTAATTGACAAAATAGTGTAAAGATTTCATGTGGACAGGGTTCCCGCTACTGTTATGATTGTAAAGTATCAGTCAAAGGTTAGCGGGGACCCCTTATTTTTTATGGGGTTCCATAGGGAGAGCACGTGGGTATTAGGGAAATAATAAATACTCTCATCAGATGGGTGGCGCGTATTGTTGGCGCGCCCCTAAAATTGTTTAAAAAGCAGGATAAAAACAATAAGAGCGCAGTAGAGGAAACTGAGCTGACGAAGCCAAGAAAAGGTGAAACCAGTAAAAAAGCGTGCCTATTCACCCTCGCCGCGTCCATTGCGGTCATCCCCACTTTGGCGAGCGCTAATATCGCTAACGCCGCCGAAAACCAGTCGCTAGAAACACAGACGAAATCAGTGATCCTAGCGGACGATAAAAAAGCTACTGGTAACGGTGTTAACGATAGTCACGACGGGAACAAATCAACCACCCAGGTCAACGACACGATCCGGGTGTTTATTCAGCTCGCAAAAAACAAGGATAAAAATAAGAAACTTGACCTCACCAAGCTAAGTAACGGTGACGCACGATTCATCGGTAAATACCTCTCCAACTTCTACGCACCTTACGGCACCCAGATAGCTAACGCTGACGGGCAGATGCCGAAAGAAGTTGAAGAGTCTATGATCAAAAACCTCACCGAAACTGTTGGTATCCAAGAAGCAGACGCTAAAACCCTCGTCACATGGGTGAAAGCGCAGCTCGTGCAAGGCTCAACCGAACTAGAATGGAAATTCAGTAAAGACGGCAACGCCACCAGCGGCTCCGGCATGCTTGAATCTCCCACAGTGAACGGTAAGAAAGCTGTGGGCGCTAATCCTTACGAGTTCATGAAAATCGCATCCGGTGCGTATGGTGCGGGTAGCCTTTATCTGCCTTATGATATTGATGACACTGCCCAAGCATGGGATGGTGTAACAGGCGGCGGTAACTTCTCCAACAGCGGTGGTGAAGGCGCTAGAACTTACCGTTTCAACGATGCTGGCTGGAAATGTGTCCAAGATAAAACAGGGCTTTCAAAAGAAGACGCTAAAAATAAATACATTGATCACGAAGGCCCCAATGATGCTGGTGCTCTTCACCAAGCAGCGTTTGAGGATAACAATCGTGGTGTTTTCCAGCACTATGGTGAAGAACGTCGCACTGCGTGGAAAATAGCGTCATGCTCCGAATCGTATGCCGTGCTCTCAGGCGGTGAAGGAGACGATGCCTCTAAAGAAGTCATTCGTGTAGGGAACTGGGGTGCATATGCTGGTTACGCTAAAGACCGTGTGAAATACTCGAAAGATGAGCTGAATTTCTACAAGAAAACCCTTGAAGAAAACGAAAATTACGCTTACCTGACTGACTCTAACGGGCATATCGCTTTCAAAATTGATACCACTGGTGAACAGACAACCGCGTCTGTATCAGCTCTGATGCTCGCCGCCCAGCTATCGAATCCTGGGCAAGGCTATGGCAACTCTTTCTACGACCTTCTGAAAGAAGAGTACGAGAAGAACAAAGACAACCGCGAGTTCCTGTCGAAAGCTACGATCCTTGACTCGAAACTCAAGATGTCACCTTTCGGCGACCTGCTTTACCAGTCAGGTAACACCACAACCGTGGTTATCCCAGCTATCCTAAACCCCTACGGTTTCGAAGCTAAAGACCACAAACCAGGTGACGTGCTACCTGCAGCCAACTCATTCGGGTTAGCGGGTACCGGATACAACGCTTTCAGTAGTGTACGTAACTCTGGCACCCCTCTCGCGCAGTGTGTCATGGGCTCAGGGCACATTAACGACCTTCGAGGGAAAATCTCAGGTCACTATGACGGTGGAGAACATGTATCCAGCTACCGTGCTGTCCTAGGTAAAGATGATGTTCCCTGGACTACTAGCTGGGGCGGCGCGAGTGACCCAATATCACAAGGCGCGATGGACGCTATGACTGATTACGGTGGGTCAAAGCGTCTTTACGGGCAAGACTCCGGCGAAAAGGACGGTGCAGATAGGCATAACTACGCACACCGTATCCCCATCTCATGGAACAACCACGACGACGGGCGCTGGGGTGCTAACAGCAATATCTTCCCTAACTTCTGGTTGGGTTGGCATACTCGTTCCCTGTTTGATACGTATAACCGTGAGACTACTGACTGTAACGGCTCGGTGGTTGTTGCCGACCTCTACAAGCTTTATGAGGGTAAAGACCCTAAAGCTAACCTAGATGAGAAATCCACCTTCCAAGTGATGCATTCGCTGAAGGATGACGGGTCTATGGCTATTAAGCAGGTTCCAGATTTCAAGGAAGGCACCACATTTGGTATCCCCAAAGATGGTGGCGGTGCATACAACCTGGAAGGGCGTGCTGGTCTGCTGGACTTCAACAAGGTCCTTGACAAGAACGCCGCTATGACCGTGTACCTCACCCTGCTCGTGCAGCAGCACGGTAAAGGCACCAGCCTCTACGACCAGCTGGGCATGGGGTCTGCTGACTCGAACCTGCCGCCCATTAAAGATGACGTGAAGTTTGATGGGCTGAGTGAGGAACAGAAGCAGCAGAACGCTAAGGAGCTTGAGAACCAGATTGATAACCAGCTCCGCTGGTACACTTACTACCTCTTGCACCCCACGAAAACCAAGTATAAGAGGGAGCTGGACAAGAACTCTGGTATCGCCACTGTCTCTGAGGCGCACGCCAACATGATTGGTGCTAATAACCAGGCTGGTACTACTAGTGCATCTAAGTTCACTGGTTTCGTTGCTTATTCGGCTATCCCTACGACGGATGATATTAAGTGGACTTCTGGGTTGAAGGACATGTATTTCTCCCAGATCCACTGGGTGTTCGCTATCATCCTGGTGGTGTGCCTCATCTACTGGATCGCGGGTTCTCTCACCTTGGGGCAGGCTATTGGGTCCCTCATCGTGTTGTGCTTCCTCTTTGGTACGGTCACGCACGTGCAGGATTGGGCTGCCGATAAGGCTAACGGTATCGTGAATAACATGTACTCGTCGAAGTTCTCTTACCTTGGGCTGGTGCAGGAAGAAGCGTATGCCGATAAGATTGACGAGGCTGCTAAGGGTGACTCGTACAACAACTACCTGCAGGCCCAGAATGAGGAGCTTCAAGCCCTAGAGATTGATGGGGAAAACAACCCTCACACTCGCGGCATCTCGAACGTGACCGTGAAAATACAGGCACCGAAGAAACTGCAGTCACTCGTTGTTGGTGGTGGCAAACAAGACCAGGAGCTACTGGACATTGCGGGTAACTCACAGTTCGGTGCCGTGGGTTTGAGCGCCTACACTAAATCCGTGTCTGGGCAGGGTTTCACAGAAAATCCTAACGACACGTACCTGTACCGCTCATACGTTGACCTGTCAAACTTCGCCAAGTACACGTACCTCGGGGTCCGCCCAGGTTCGGAGCTTGTGAGCGGTGTTGAGGGGCATGCTGACACCAGCAAGTGGACTCCTTCTCTCCGAGACGCATGGAACAACAGGTCTCAGGCGTGGGACCAGGCTGTTGAGCTGGGGTATAACATCCCGAACAAGTCTGGTGGCGTGAACAGCACTAAGGTTGTGCCTGCCCTGTCGTCCCGGATCGTGACGGACGCCTACGCCTCCAAGGAGAGCATGGGTAGCCTGTCACTGGACCAGAACGTTGGTATTGACACCCGCAGGTTCAACTTCGGTATCGTGAACTACACGAAGCAGCACGACTTCCTGTCAGCTGTCCAGAAGCAGACTGAGGCTAACCAGACTAAGAAAACGAACATTAAGGGGCGCGATAAGACGGTGAACGCCGAGAACGCGGCACCGGACAAAGAGAAGGAAAATAAAGATAATAAGGACAAAAAGGACGACCAGAAAAAGCAAGAGGAACAGCAGCAACAGCAGCAGTCCTCTTCTGGTGGTGGCTCATCCAAACCTAACCCTGACGCGGCTACCCTAGAAGGGTTCCAGCCAGACGGGGGCGGGAAATACACGAACCTTGACTACGCAACCCTCGGCGCTTTCGCAATGTACAGCGAATCCCCGTTCTACTATTATTACTACAACCTAGCGGATCAGGGGCTCAACATTGACGGCGGCAGGGGCGGCTACAAAGACCTGCTTCTAGGTGAAAACAGCGGAGGTAACTACTTCTACAACACCAAGGGCAACGGCGAAATGAGGGACTTCAACGACTCAAGGGAGCTCTTCACCTACGTCATCCCTTACCTGAGGCAGTCCAACAAGTCCGTGAACGCTTTCAAGGAGCTCTACGGTCTTCACTACCATGAAGGTATCCCCACAACTGAGGGGCACTGGAATGATGAGGGTATCCGAGACGATGCTGTAGCACAGCAGAAGTACTGGGAGAACCTGCAGACCGCGCGCCTGTACGGTTTGTACACCCCGTGGGTTGACCTGATGGAAACGGGGCGTTACGCGAAAGAGACAACTATTGATGTTCTCGGGCAGAAACACACTGTGAAAGACCCGTTGGACCCCGCATCCTACCCTGCTGAGCGTCCGATGGTGTTCAGCCGCTCCGAGCAGCTGGATAACGGTCTCACCGACGACCAGCTGACCGAGGTGGAGAAGAAAATTCAGGAGGTGCAGCGGAACACTGCGGAGAAGATGCTGTCCCTCATGAACTACTATTCGTTCCGGGATTCAACGGTTGATACCGCAGCTGCGCTACTCACCACCTTCGAGTTCAATAAAACATTCAGTGAGCGCCACTGGATGGATGAGTCACTGAACCTTTACCCACAGTCAATGGACGCTAAGAATATCTCGTGGGACGGGTACCTGAGGCTTATCCTGCAGACCAGTGAAGACGGCGGCGGGTACGATATCGGTGCTGAGGATTTCTACGACCAGATCATCCGTGACCAGGGCGTTATTTTCGGTTGGGCTCTCGTGGCTGTGTCGGCGCTATCGGGTATCGGTGTGCCCTACCTGCAGTGGCTCGTGTTCTTCCTGCTAGCGGTGCTGTCCATCTGCCGGCTGGTGATTATCTTGCTGAGGGCGTTACCGCCTCTTGAGGTTCTGAAAGAGTCGGGTAAGCATATTGGTGGACCAGCTATCATGATGGGGCTCGTGTTCTTGATAAAGAACTGGTTGATGTCTCTGATGATGTCCAGCGGTTCGACCCTCGTCACAGGCCCGCTCGGTAATGATGGTGCGCTTGTGGGTATGCCTGTGTGGGGTAAGATTGTCCTGCTTCTGGTGATTGACCTGCTGTCTGTGGGTATCCTGCTCAGGCTTGGGTTCAGGATCGTGGGGAACATTTTCGGTGATATTGTCACCCTGAAAGAGAACTTCAAGGGTGTTCTGCACGACATGAAAGTGAACCTTTCGAACGCGCGGGCAACCGGCTCGTTCACTGGCGCTATCAGTCATATAGCTGGGGTGCGGGCTGAGAGGCTTGAGGTTGCTAAGCAACGGTCTGTGCCGCCCCCACCGAACAGTGTTGAGGGGCAGATGCTCAGGTCTGCTTCACCGCTACGTCGTGGTGGTAAGAACACTGCGCGAACCACAACAGCCGGTGGTGGGGATAGCGCGAACTATGCTGCTGAGGCTAGTAACCGTGAACGCCGGCGCGGTGTCACCGACTCAATCAAAGCAGCTATGGCGGCTGGTGCGACCGGTGCGGTGGCAGGCTACGGGGCTGGTAAGAAAGCAGTCCGTGTGGCTAAATCTGCGAAGAGGCTCACCATCGGTTCTGTGGACAAGTCCAAGCTGAACACCACCGAGAAACCAGTAGCGCAGTCTAAGAGCGACCTGCAAGCAGCTGAAGAGCGGATCAGTAGCCTCGCCAGCGAGAAGAGGAAAGCGGAGAACGAGCTGCTGAAAGCACAGCAGAACGCTAACCTGCGGGGCGCAACCACGGAAAACCAGCAGGCTATCCGTGCCGCGCAGCAGAAGGTTCACAACCTGAACACTGAGATCGGTGAAGCTAACTGGCGGATGAACACCATCAGGCGTAAAGTCGCTGAGGAAGAACGGCAAATCAACGCGGAACATAAACGTAAAGTTGGTGCCGAGAAGGGGCAGCAACGTAAAGAGTCCCGTGCTGAGGAGCTGAAACGGGTCTGGCGGGGAATAGGGAAGAAATCTTCTAACGCCAAGAAGGACAACACCTAGCCCCACCCCTGTAAGGTATTCGTCCCCCATTGGTTAATGTTTTTGGCTGGTGGGGGACGAATTATTTACCTAGATAATCCTGATAAAATTTTTAGTGGATAAAAACTAAAACAGAGAAAATGTATGCAAAACCCTCACCTGATTCTATTGTTGATAGTGCTGCAGATATTGAACTGCGCGATCATTGTTATTGCCCTGCAAGCGGGGAAAGCTAAACTGACTGTCGGGTCCCTCGGGAACCGTGTAGCGACCCACGCAGTATCGAAAGGTATAGCCGCTGGAACTAGTGGCGCGGGTAAGTTCATTGACACTAAACTGGGCAGGAAAGCTATCTCATATGGTGTTGACAAGGGCGGTACCGCCACATTCCGGGTGTGGCAGTCTGCGGTTATTATCCTGACTGTGGGTCTAGTGGTGATTGAGGGTTTCCTTTACCACTCTCTACTGTCCAACAATAGAGCGAAAACAGTAGCGGGCGCGTACACGGCACTCTACTTGGGTAAGAATAAAGGCAACGAGCTGCAGAAAACACTATCAGGTGACGACGGGGACAAGAAAAAAGACGACCAGCAAGATAAGAAAGACGACAATGGAGGCGGGGCAGGTGGAACCGCACCAGTGAAAGGTGACACCAGCGTCCCAGAAGGCATAGATGAGGGCGACTGGAACAAAGCATCAGACCTGCAGAAGCAGATAGCTAAAACCGCTTACGTTGCCGCGACCATGAAATTCCCGAAAGCAGGTAACCCCAGTGACGCTAACCCCGCTGGCGGGTTGAGGTACGAGCAGGGCAACACCCCCATCGGTGTTTATGACTGCTCCACCTTCGTGTCCGGTGTGCTTGAAGCAAACGGGCTCCGTAGCGACGGGGGGAAACGTGACGGTGAACCATACAATTTTGAGACCATGAAAAAAGCTGACCTCGTGAACTACGAGTTCACTGGTGCGGAGCTCACATCCTGGGAGCGCGGTAACGGTTTCACTGGCACTTTCAACGGTGACACATCCGGTATGACACCGGGTGACATTATTGTGGACTCTGAGCACGTCGCAATATATGTTGGGAAAAACAAGGCAGGTAAAGGCGTTTTCGCGCACGCCTCAAGCCCAGGTAACCACTACATTTTTTGGGATGCGGACAGTAAAAACGCGACATATGATGTTGGGTTAAATGATGCCGCAGCTATGGCAACGTTCATGAGCGGAGCAAAAATAATGCACCCCGATAAATATTACAATTGACTTCCTCTACCCCATAAAAATGGAGCAGATTCCTACCAGTCACTACAACCAAACTAGGCTGTGGTGACTTTCGGCGGGTGAACAGCATCAACAATAACAGCGTTTGCTAGCAAACGTCTTACATTATCTCCGCAGTGTTCGTTTAGACTCTCGGCAAGACCTGCCGCGAGCATGATGTTGACTGCCGCGTTCCGGTCTCTATCCACGCGGGAGCGGCAGCTGGTGCAGACCCATTCACGGATGTTCAACGGTTTCCTGCCGTTGGGTGCCCCGCAGATTGAGCAGGTTTGGGTGGTGGGTGCGAACCTGTCCACACGGATGAGGGTCCTACCATAATCGGTGGCTTTCTCTGCGATCAAACGGGTCAGGTGCCCCCAGCTAGCATCCAGTATACTCTTACCCAACCTTGTTTTGGCTAGACCCCTGATTGTGAGGGTTTCCAGGGCGATGACTTGGTTTTCGTTAACAACCTGGTTAGCCACATGATGTAAGTAATGGGCGCGGGTGTTCCGGGTTTTCGTGTGGGCTTTAGCTACCCTGAGCCGTTGCTTGGTGTAACGGTTGCTGCCTTTTTTCTTTCGTGAGAGTTGTTTCTGTAACCGGGATAGTTTCTTCTCTGCTTGTTTCAGGGGTCTAATGTTAGGGAAGACGGTACTTTCTCCGTTACTGTTCACCGTGATAGCCAAGTCTTTTAGCCCCATGTCCACACCCACAGCATAGGCGGTTGGTTCCGGCGCTGGGGTGGGGGTGGTTTCGACAACGAAAGACACATAATACTTGCCGTCCGCTTCCTGGATCAGGGTCACGGAGGTTGGGGGTGAGGGCAGTCCACGGGAGAGGCTGAACCGGATTTCACCGATCTTGGGTAGTTTCACGAAACCCACCCCGTGGCTGGTTTCCCTGACTTTGAACGCTTTGGATGTGAACCTAGCGGCTTGCCGGTTTGAGCGTCGCCTGAACCGTGGGGCACCAACCCTGGCCCTCTGCGTTTACCCGTGACGGAGGCGAAAAAATTAGTGTACGCCCTATCCAAGTCCCGTAAGGACTGCTGTAAGGGTACAGCAGGGACGTCTCGCAGCCACGTTTTCCCTGGGGTGCGTTTCAGGCGGGTGAGCCTAGCGGAAAGCTCCCCACTGGAGGGCTTCCTCCCAGTTTCCTTATACTGCTCCACCGAGTACGCAAGAGCATCATTAAAAACCACACGCACACACCCGAACAGGGCAGCAACCAACTGCTTCTGCCCTTTCCGGGGGTAGGCGCGGTAACGATAACGCTTGAGACTCATGGCAACTATTATATACTGGGTGTCATGGGTAATACCACTAATATAATGTAAAGCCCCAGGTTTACCCCTAGTTAGTTGATTCAGATCCACCCTAAAGAGTGGAGATGAATCAGGGAACTAGATAAAAAATACCCCGCAGAATTAGTGAAGAACGGAGGGACGCGAATAATTGGCTCTCGGATCAACGATTAACGCAACCCCAGATGTTACCCACCAGGACATAGTATCCGCCCTGCGTCCCACCGCCATGACCACTAACCAGTGGATGATCGACACCCCACGCGGGCATGGTGGGCGTCGCGGGCTGTATAAGCGTAATCTCCTGTGGACTGCTGGCGGGTTCATGGCTTTCATGCTCGTGTTCTTCATCATTTTCGGTGCGGGGGGTATCATCCCAGCCCTACAATTCTTGGTTTTTGCGGGGTTCCCCCTGTCCCTTTTCGTGCGTTTCTTCGTGTTCAAAGAACATCAGAGGCGTAAAGAGCTGAGATATCAGGATGAGTACGATTTGGAGATTGACCCCTCAGACTTTTTCACGCTCACAACCATCACCCCAGAGGGTGTCGGGTTCTACTCGGACAATAGTGCCGCTGTGATCCTCAAAGCAGACCGTAAACCTTCACTGGGGATGACGTTCGAAACAGCTTTTAATCAGAGGATGTTCATGCAGCACCTTCTGAACTCTTGGCATCAGCAGTCCGGTATCCAGTTCACCCACTACACTGTGAATCTTCCTAGTTCTTCTGTGGACCCGAGGTTCACGAAAATGTGGAATTTCATTTCTGATCAGAAAGACACGGGGGCTCGTAAACTAGTGCGGGCAATGATTGACCAAGTGTATGAGGACGGGCAAACATATGTGTCCAGTATCGACTACTTCCTCATCATTAAACGCCCTAGCCGGAGCATGTCTGATTTTATGGGCTATGTCAGTAGCCTACGTTCACATATCATCGACTCCCGCTCACCATACAGGTCATGCACCTACCTGGACTATGCGGGGTGGGAAGAGTTTGCGCAGCATATTACTGGTATTGAGAACTTTGATCTGCGTGAGATGATTGAGAAATCTCACCAGTCTGAGGAAGACCCGTTCAGGGTTCTTTGGGTTGAAGACCGTGAGGGTAACATTATCGCGTCTTATAACGATGTGGATAACGAGGATGACACTGAATATGGTGGCGACGATAGTGCTTATGTGGAGCCAGTATTTGAGGAGCCTGAGAGTGGGAGCCTGTCATTATCTAAACTAGTCGCAAACGAGAGTGCTAGTGGTGGTGGTTTCGGGTTGGGAGTCCCCGCCTCTGCAGCTGTCGCTACTGAATCTGATACGGAAGAACCAGTAGCTTCATCTACCCCCCGCTCAGGTGGCTTCGGGTTATCTCTAACCAAAACAGGTGGCACCCTCTCAAACACTAATCAGGGCGGGCGCACAAATACTGCACCTGCAGCCCAGAAAAAACTTCCCACACCACGCCCTGCCCCCAAGAAAACTACGCCCGCGCGCCCTCAAAGAAGAACAATCACCCGACGATAGACAGAATACATGGGGCGAGCGCATATAAAACACTCCGCAGTTTCTCTTACGCATATAAAAAACAATCCAGCACGGGTTGAAATTCGGTTTTCCATAACAAAAAATCGGGTAGAATTTTTATAGATAAAACCTGAAACCCGCAGAACCTAAGAGGTGGCGTATTGGCTAAGAAAAACAAAAAAGTAGCTCTCATTATCCCTAAAATATATATAGGCATGATGGGACTCACTACACATGGGGAGCATAAAAACAATGCGGGAGATATCGTAACCCCGTACCCCAGTATCCAAGATTTCCTAGAGCAAATGGACTCTTACGAGATTCAATATTCTAGGGTTATCATTAGTGAATACGGCGGGTTGCTACTAGAGTTTCCCCAAGCATTAATAAAGAAAGAAGGGTGGCCTTTCAGTAAATATATTGGCACCCTACTGTCTGGAAACTCGACTCGTGTCACGTTATCGCTCACAAATTACTATGAGCATAGGAAAGCCGAGAGAGGCGGCAAAGAAGGCCCGTTTGTTACCTCAGAACAGTACGATGATGTTGATGATGCCGATTTTTCAAACCCAGAATATGAGGGTCTAACAGAAGACGAAATACGTTACCTGAAACAGGAGGATGAGCTCAGGTTCATCCGAGAAGCCTATAAGGAACGGGACGAACGGTACCAGCTGCTATCTGAGTACTATGAAGGATACGTAAACCCTCTCAAAGAAACCGGTTTTACTGTTGAGACAGTGTACGTCCCCGCTAACCCTGTAACCTATGAAAAGCTACCTGATGGGATGGGTAATGAAGATGAGTACCCTGCGCTCCCCGATATTTCATCGAACATTTGGGAGTATATAGGGGAGCTTTCTAACGACCCTAATATGCTCGCGAGTACATACTGGTTCGTCCCAGAAGGGCAAGAGCTAGGTCCAACTGAGGTGAAGGAATATCTTCCCTCCGCTCCATTCCATGAGCTGGCGAATAAGGTTTCTGACGATAATGTTGAGGTCAGTGAGTATCATCAGATGACCCCACGTGAGTATGATCTGTTTCATTTCTTCGAGGGGATGCGTCGCAGGTTTGATACTACCCAGGGTGATGTTACCCATGATTATGATGATGTTTATGAGCATGAGGACACTGGGGAATGGTCAGCGACCGATGTGCAGGCAGGCTTAGGTGATGACTACGCAGAAGGTTATGTGCAGCCTATGGAGGAAGCCCCAGCACCCGTTAGTGCTCCGACCCATGACACGTTAGGTTACTCGACCCCAGTGGAAGAACCACCTGCTGAGGAACCAGTCACAGAAGAAGCATGGGAACCTGCCCAAGTTGAATGGGTAAAACAAGAAGCACCAGACAGCCAGTACGATGATGACACTTCACTAGGGTTACCAGTAGCAGACAACACCAGTGAAGCGATCATGCTCACCCCTATCCCTGTGGAAGACAACCACCAGGAAGTGTGGGATAGCGCCCCATCATATGAACACCCCGTGCAGCAGGACTGGGGTGCCACCGCATATGATGACCCCGCACCCGCTACCGTAGCTCCTAAACGTGGACTACTGATCCTAGCAGGCGCACCAACCGCGTCGCTTGCTGACGAGATTTTCGGGACAATCCCCGATGACGGCTCGAAAGCGTGTGTAGTGAACCTTACTGGGCAGACCTACGGTGTTTCTGGCTCCGTGGAAAACCCAGCCGCCCTACTACGTGACGGGCACAGGCTCTCAGCTGGTGAGCGACCGTACACGGATCAGGGGATCGACTGGTACGCCCCGACACTGACTCACCCGTACAGCAGTGTGGCGGGTGAAACTAAGGCGCTTGGGGATAAGCTGCAGAGGCTACTCTTGGAGTATGACCTTATTGTGGTTGAGTGCGCCTCCCCGTCGGTTCTTGAGATCATCCCCGCTGGTGTGCCTTACGAGTTGAGGTATGTTTTCGGTGACAACCCCGAAAGCCTGTACCATTTCTTCGCTTACACGTCACTGATCCCCAAGGCTGTGCAGGGCACCGTGTACGAGAAGCTGCAGGTCACCCTACCCCCGCTCACGGATAATGTTACTGGTGAACCAACCGTGCTGGGGGATGACCTTGAGAAACACAAGAGGACGTACATCCCCTTCACCTACAACTGGCTCAGTAAGGTAGGGTGAAAACGGTTTGATTCACCTGGTTGCGGCGCTCCCGTTCATGCTCCCCATAAAGGGGCTTGCGCAGGCTAAGAATATTACCCTGCAAACGTCGCTTGTCACCGCCCTACGCAGTATGCGGGACGGAGATAAGCTGGTGTATGTGTCCTCGAAAGACACACCCTATGAGGCGTTAACCGCGTACTTCGAGTACGGGCAACCCAGTGGGCATGTTTTCTTGGACAAGGAAAAGAGCGCTGGGGCTGCTGACTTGCTTGTTGCTTGCGCTATCAGTGGGGACGGTTGGGGAGACGTTTCTGTGCTCCCGACTGACCCCGCTGATCTGGATGACTTCTTGGAGGCTTGGAAGCCGCGTCCCGCCACCCATAGGACTCTGCGGAAGCTAGTGGATAACCCGCGTGAGGGTCTGACAGGCGCGGATATGCTCGCCATTTCTAGGGAAGCGGAGGTTCTGATGTCTCAAAGTGAAAACGTTTTCGAGTTCCACGGAAAAATTAAGCTCCTCGTAGAAGAAGCCATAGAAAAAAATAATGAGCTGAAACGAGAAAACCTGAAACACAAATCAGAAATCCAGAAACTAGGGCAAGGGCAAATAGTGGTGAGGGAAATACCGTCATCCACGAACATCCGTGGAGTGTACGACCCTATCCCCTATAAAGACCCGAGGCACACCCTGCTAGTCAAAAAAATAGGTGACGCCCCGAAAATCGTTTCGTTCTTCCTAGCATTCAGGGAATGGTTGAGCCGGAAAAACCTCAACGCGAAGCTCGTCATATTCTACGATGGGACAGTGTACAAGTCTGACAGGTACCGGAGGATCGGTGGTTTAGCTGGTATCCAAGCTGCAGCGACCAATGACAACATCACATCCCCCAAAGTGTATGAGAAACCGGTTATCACCACCCCAGACGGTAGTAGGAGTGTGATGGAAGGTGTTCTAGCGGAGGAAGGCACCGACCTGCTGATCGTGTTGGACGTGAACGCCGCATCCTCATGGGAGCACATCTTCCAGATCACCGGTTCATCAATTGAGACGCAGCTTCTATTCGCTGTGGGGTCAACCCAAGACGCTGAATACCTCATGGGGCAAGGAGTGGGGCCTGACGAGATAGTCTGCTCCCCAGGGTGCGCTGTGGACGGCTCCATCGTTGAGATACCGTTCCTCACCCAAGTACCTAAAGACCCAGCAGCCCGCATGAACTTCCTCGTCACACAGTACGAGGGGGAGTTCAGGAACCTAGAAAAATTTTCCCGTGGAGGATGGTAAATTTTGACAGTTGTTCACCAGGATAATGACAGCGACCAGAAGAAAGGGTTCTGGTACCGCGCCCTAGATGCCCTAACAGGGTACCCCGTGTGGGCGCGGGTAATCGCGGAACGGGATAAACGTAACCGGTCAGACGCCTACCCCAAAAGGCGTGTAGACATGTATGCCACCAGTGACAGGATCTACATAGACACCGATAAGGTGATGTACATGTACACCATTGACGGGTACAGCAGGACCGTGCCCGTCCAGTGGAGGCATGACCTTATGCGCATCATCGAGGACGCCCCTGACATGAACATTAATTTTGAAGAGGTCATGGTCCGTGACGAGTACGATTATTCGACAGGTAAAAATAAGAGCTGGCTTTCCCATGTTAAACGGCAAGAAGGTAAGGTTAACGAAGGTGACCTGCATAAAACCCTGACCCCTGAAGAAGAAGAAGCGATCTCGAAAACTATGAGGCGCAGGGAAACCCTGCAGTACATTCTTTACACCAAAAAGAATGGGCACCGGCTACTCGCCCCGAAGCTCGCGGTGAAAGTGTTCGGTAAACGCGGTCACGACTTTGATCGCCACATCAGCGAAATCGAAGAATACTTCGAAAACAATGGTATCCAAGCTAACCGAGTCACAGAAGACATCCAAGAATACTACGGATTCTTCAGCCCGTTCAGCACCGACTCCAACAGCACCCAAGCATTCTACAAAAAATTGGGACACCAGATGATGTCCGACGAACAAGTAGCGAACCTCTCATTCGACACAGGCGGCGGCATCATCGGATCCGGCGACTTCCTGCTAGGCGCAGACGTGTTCACAGGAAACATGGTTCTGACCACCATGAAGAAAGACTCCCAAGAGCCAGAGAATACGTGCATCATGGCTACTACCGGTGGCGGTAAATCGTTCAAGTTCAAATTTCATCTTGTCCAGTTCTTAGCGCGAGATAATTATGTTGCGACCATTGCAGATATTGAGGGTGACGAATACCTTCAACTGGCAACATACCTTGGGAAGACAGGTGTCTCTACCACTATTATCAAGATGGGTTTGGGTGGTGAAGATAACGATAATGTGCGCTACTATGACCCGTGTGAAATCCACAGTTTCGTGGCTGATGTGGATGGTGAAGGCGACGAGAAGGGTATCAGTGGTTACACTAACTCTTACGACTCTGCACTGAAAATCATTCAGACCCTATGCTTCGGCACCAGCAAGCTAAACGAAGTGCAGAGGATTCTAACCGAAGAAATAGTTGGGCAAACATATCAGAGGCGCGGTGTTAACCCGTCAGATAAGAGCACTTGGGGGCGTTCTGCTGGTATGCGTTTGCATGACATGTACGACACGGCGGTATGGCTACGTAATATGGCTAAATCTGGTGACCGGAACACCCTAGACGAATCGTCTACCCACATCATTGATGCTATCCGAGAGTTCAAAGCATACGCCCAGAATCTAGCCACTATTACTGTCTCACTATCTAGGTATTTCACCCCCCAGGGGTCTAGGGCACACATTTTCAAGAACCGTATCACCCTCGACGAGTTCATTGACGCTAAGCTCGTGATCAACAGTTTCGGGCTGCGGTTCCAAGCGCAAGGTACGGTAGACCCTGTGCTTATGGGTTTGGCGCAGCTGTATTCTTCGCAGATCACCTACCTGCGCACCCATTACGCTTTTTCTCGCGGGAAATACAGTGTCAACATGTTTGAGGAGTTCCAGCGCTCCATAGAAATTGATGGGCTGTACGAGCACCTGAAACAGATCCTTTCTGGTTCACGTAAAAATGGTGGGGTGAACTATGTGGCAACTAACGAGCCTCTGAAACTTTGCATAGAGAAACCTGATTTCTTTGAGAATATGCAGAGCTTCATTGTGGGTGGTATAGCATCTGACGCTGTTAAAGTTGTTGCCGAGAAGATTCGAGCATCAGCCTATGTTGATATTCTCAAAAAGATTGCGGAGGAAAATAAGGATAATGAGGAGGAGCAGAAGCAAGCGCATTATAATCCTCTTCAAGGTAGGGAAATAGCGGACTATAAGAATATATACGACAACCCTTATAAACATGCCTTCTTTATTTTCAGGAAAAACGGTAGCCAAGTCGCCGTAACCCGCGCACCTGCCCCACCTGAAATTATTGACAATGATTTATTCTATACTGGTGTTAGGAAAGTTGATGATAATGATAGGGTGGTGACCAGTTAGTTTGGCTGCTAATAATGATCGGATGAGACGTATGCCCCCTCCGAGGCGTAGTAGTGCCACGCGGGTGCAGGCTCAGCCCCGTGATAATTCTCGTGGGCGTGATTTGAGTCGTGGGCGGGAAGAGGAATCTGGGTTTAAGAAATTTATTAAATCTAAGCTTGTCATTGGTATAGCTATCGTTATTGCGGTGCTTGTTGCTTGGAACATGTTTTTCAAGAATACCCCGACCGTTGAGGAAGGTGAAGAGCCTACAGCTGCGGAGACCACCACTAAAGCTAAAACCATCAACGGTGGCACCGACACGAGTCTAGCGCAGATGCAGGACAGCCTCATCAAGCAGAACGGGCAGCCCCCGAAGGGTTTCGTGTGGGGCAAGGATAAGAAGCTTTGGTCTTTGGGTGTTGCTGATATGAGTGAGGATGACGCGGTAATAGGTTACCTACGTGCCCTGCAGCTGTTGGATATTAACCAGGCACAGCTTTTGAGTCATGACTCTAAGGTGCTGGAAACGTACCGTTCCCTCGTGGAGAATAAGAGCAAATCAGCAGATAACGACTACCAGCGGGCATCATATATTGCTGCGATGCAGTCCATTGAGGTGAAGCAGATCCAGTCCTCCGCTGGGCAGGCTGATAATAAGAAAACCTACACTATTGATATTGAGATCGTGGATTTCTCTGACACCTCATTTATTGAGGCTAAGAAACATGAGTGGTTTGAGAACCTTTACCGGAAAGAAGTTGTTGAGGGCAACAGCACCGGTGCAGACAATTATGTTCAGGAAGAACTCACCAAATACTATGCCTCCCCAGAAGCTAAGAAGAAATCCGAAAAAATTTCCCTGTCCGTGGAGAAGCTAAAGGAAATCAACAGTGGTTGGCTGGTGCGTGGTGACGGTTCCCTGAACACCAAACTAAAAGACAGCAGCTCAAAATCCGGGTACCAGGGGACACTGAAACACGTCAAGGACCAGTACGTCTCCTACCGTAAAGACCGCACCGCGAAAGAACAGCAAGAGAAACGGGACGCCGAGAAAGCTGCTGCTGAGCAGAAGAAAAAAGAGGAGCAGGGTAAGAAGGACGGGGGTAAGTAGCTGATATGTTGTGGGTTTTCGTGCCGCCTATCCTGATTATCCTGTGCGCCTACATTGGTTCTCATAGGGATATGCCTACGCAAGCTAATGTTTTGGCGCATGTGTTCGGTATTGCTGTTCTCATGTTTCTGCTTGTTAACCGGATGTATAGTTAGAGGTAGGTTTTATCTTACATGAATTTCGATCCTAGAGACTCGTACCCGTCAGGTTCACCGCACGCCCGCAGGTCTTTTGACGGACCCCCTAGTAATGATTTCAGAAGAGGCGGTAACCCCCGTTTCGACAGGGGTGGTGACCCGAGGGCTGGGCGCGGCGGAATGTTCGACAGCATCCAGCCAGCCCAAGGTGAGCCTGAGCAGCAAAAGAAAAAAGATGGTTTTGACACCGGTTTAGAATATGCTGGTAAAGCAGCTAAACACACCGGTAAAGGCATCGTAACATTCGTGAGCTCACTCAAAGACGTGAACCGTGTAACCTCAATGGACACAGGGCGCGCAGGCATAGCCTTGTCAGGCGGGTACATCCTAGCAGGCATGCTCCTATGGGTTGTCGCCTACTTCGCGCACCTCAACACCATCGGTTTAGCGGTGCAGATCGCAGGCGGGCTCATTGCTTTAAGCGTTTCCGTGCTCCTACGTTTCGGTCCCGTGGAGAAAGCTATCAAGAACGGGGAGCTTGAAGAACTACTCGGGGACGCCACCGAAGAGGAAGACGAAACCAGTGAGGATGGTGACGAAGTATGGGAAAGCGGGGGTGAACCATCCAACCCCACCATTGCGCCCACGTTCCCAGTAGTCATAGAAGAAGACGCGCCCGTAACACCAATCGAGGATGTGGAGGATACCGCCCCGACACTACCCCTAACGGACGTGAACCTACCCGCGTTACAGGAAGAAACCCCTACGCCACCAAAACTACCAGACCCCACACCAGCCATTGAACTGCCCACCCTGAAACCAGTGGAAACCGAGGTGGTATCAAACGGACCAGTAGCCCCACAACCCGCTGGCGGCGAGTTCAACCGTTACCGCACCCCATCGAGGGAATGGTTGTGGGAGCAGGTTGTGAGGAACCTGCCGCATGCTAATCGAAACTATACGAAGTGGCGTAAACTACCAGAGTCTAATAGGCTGGTATCTGAAATCAGTGAGTTGCTTGTAAAGTGTGCGGTTTTCACTCTTAATATCCAGGATGATGACTATGACAGTAAGCCTGTTCTGGTAACTGATTCTGTTGAGCAGAACTCTTATGTAACAAGGTTTACATATAAAGTGAAGCCCAACACCCCACTTAGCGGCAACTCTGCTAAAGAGAAATTACTGCAGAGCCTATGCCTACAGTGGGCTAACAAAATTCAGGAAGAAAAAGGATTAAAGAGTACTCCGAATTACATATCCGGTCGTCAGATAGACCGTTTAGGCGAAGTTACGGTTGAAATAATTGATCGTAGTAACTCTAAGCCAATCACCATTGCGGATGCGTGGGAAGCTAATAAAGATATGCTGCTTTCCAGTGAACTTGCGATGCCTATTGTGCTAGGTATCACAGATGAAGGGGATGCTAATTTCCTGGATCTCCATAAGATCACCTCTATAATCGTCAGTGGTAAAAGTGGTACAGGTAAGACCACAACGATGATCTCTCTGTTGATGCAAATAGCAGCGTTAAACTCGCCCCGAGAAGTGAAAATTGATGTTTGTGACCCGAAAGACAAAGCATCTGATTTCGCTCATTTCGGAGTCCCCCACCTCAATAAGTTTGTGTCTGGCATCGATGACACTATCGACTACCTAAACGGACTTGAAAAAGAGAGGGTTGAGCGAGGCGATTTCTTAGGAAGCGTTGCCGAAGATAAAGACAATCCTCCAAGCTGGGCTAACTACTACACAGATAACCCTACAGCACGTGACAAGCTTCCCCTGAAAATTGTGATTATTGATGAATACAATAATTTCAAAAAGACATCACGTGGCAAAGAATTTGACCAGCTTGTGAGTTCCTTGGTTACAACTCTTCGTGTGTACGGTATTTTCTTGTGGCTGATACCGCACCGTATTGTTCAGGATAATATCAGTACGAATATATCTAAGAACATTGCGGTTCGAGGTATTATTAACCCAACCCCAGAAGATCAGAAGATATTAGCTGCGAGTACCACGGTCAAGCCGATTGATACTTACAACCAAGGCGATTGTGTGTTCTACTCTGATATCGGTCCTGTGCGTGATGGGCAGGGGGAAAAGAAAACTGGGTTGTTTTTCAACAAAAGCATTGTTCCAGCAGGAGATTTCAAGGCTAAACCGGTGTCAGATTTCATATCGGCATTGTGGCATGGTATTGACCCTGAGGGTTTCCACTCAGGCGATTATATTGATAGCCGTCTTTCGTCTTGGAAATGTGATTGTGAGTTCAGGAAGCATACGGGGCAGAAGGAAAAGGGGGAGCCTGTAGAGGCTTCTTCACAGGGTAAAGTTTCGCTTGCGAAGCAGGAGCCGTCGAAGCCACCAGCAGATAAGCCTTCGTCTGGTTCTTCTGGGGACATAGACGACGTGTTTGCCCTAATGGAAAGTCTTGCATTGGGTTCACAAGAGATTAGTGCTGATCCGAAAAAAGAAGAGGCTACTCATGAGAGCGCGCCGCCTAGTGTTGAACAGCCACCAGTCGAACCAGCTACTACACCAGTGCCAGAGGAGGAAGAGGGTCCTCAGCAAGCCCCACCCAAGTCTGAGGCACCCACTGCTAGGGATAGGTTGAGGATGCTGGAAGAAGGTTTCTAAAAACAATAAATAACACCCTCTAAATGCGGGGCGGGGTACCTAATAAAAATGGTGTCCCGTCCCGCGTTAGTTATATATACTTATAAACAACTAGACCACTAGTTCTGAGCGTGAAAGAAGCAAAAAATGCACGACATATATAATGAAGGAAAAACAGAGTTTGTGGGACTCATCCCAGGGGCACCTGAGGCTGTCACCAACATCCTCTACCTAGTATTAGTCCTATGTGCTGGGTATGTGCTCCTGAAACACGGTTTACCAATAATTAAATCCGTTACGGGGACAATAATCTCAGCAGTTTCAATCGCTGTTACGCTATTATTCCTCCTATTGTTTGCGCATAATCTGGGGCTTGTTAATGCCACCCCAGTTTTTGATTGGTTGGGCACGGTATTCCCAATCATCGCAAGAAAACAATAGCAGAGGGGTGACGCGCGTATGATGAGTGAAATGTACGGCATGTTCGCTGGTGTGCCCGACTATTTGTGGTGGTGCTTTGCAGCTTTCCTAGTCTGGTTTCTTCTGGTGTTCACGGGGCTGGATGACCTGATACCCGATATCCCGTTCGTACCATTGAGAGGGATGCTTCTCGCAGCAGGTATTTTCGGTGGTGTTGGCATACTCCTGTACTCGCGTATAGGCGTAACAGCACTGTATGTTGCCGCCGCTATCGGACTCGTCATTTCGGTTCCCATTACCCTGATGTTTACCAAAGTGAAAGCTGACTCGAAAGACATAAAACCCAATAGTATATCTGGGCAGAAAGGTGTCATCACCTCAATCACCAGCAAAGGTGAATATCTAATCCAGCTGGAATCCGAGTCCACAGGAAGAGTATGCGAACCAGCGTCAAAAAACCGTAACGAAATTTTTGAGATTGGTGAAGAAATAATCATCACAGGTTACTCAAAACATAACCATATGCTACAGTTCGTTTCTGTGGCAGAAATATAGAAGGAAAAATAAATATGCAACCTCTATTTCTCCTAGGCGGAGCATTCGTTCTGCTTGTCATTATTGTTACAGTTCTTGTTGCGACAATCAAAAAGTTCCTTATCACACCTGAGACATACAACGCTTATCTCCGGTCTTCTGGTAAGAAACTGACTGTTATCAGGAACACGCCATTCATTTTCATTCCGCTTTTCCAGCGGATCACTAAAGTGCCAACAATTAACCAGACCATTGATGAGCTTATTGTTATCTCCCCAGATAACAATAAAATCCAAACCAAAATCACATTCGATTCAGTGATCGCTGTTGGGGAAACAGATGAAGATATTAGGCGCGCGGCCACACGGTTCCCGTTCGAGAACGGTGACGCTGAAACTGAAATGGAGAAACCTGTCGATATTGTGGCAGAAACGATCCAGAATACTTTGCGCGGGCTGGTTGCTCGTCAAACCGTCGAAGAGCTTATTGAGAATAAGGATAAGTTCGCAGAGGAAGTGTCAGCGGATGTTAGCCCCATCCTAAACAAGATGGGACTTGTCCTAGTCACCTTAACCATTAGGGAAGTTACCACCCCACCTGAGCTAAATGACGGGCGCGATTACATTAGTGACCTTGGTGAGATTAAACGCCAAGAGCGTCGTCTTGCTTCTGAGACCGCTAAAGCTGAGACCGATTACGCGGTGAAACGGGCGCATGAAGAGTCAGAGCGTAAGAAGTCTGAGGAAGCAACTAGGACAGCTGAAACTATCGCCGCGAATGAGGCTAAAAAAGCTGTCGCACTCCAAAAAACTGAAACCGTTCGTGCTGAGGCACAGAAAGCAACCTACCGTGCTGACGAACTAGCTAAGCAGGAGATGCTTGCCGAGTCGGATCGTATCAAGGCTGAAGGTCGCCGGCGTGCCGAGCAGGAGAAAGCTGACGAGGAAGCATACAAGAGCATCCGTGCCGCCCAAGCCGAGAAAGAGCGGGCAGAGTACCGTCTGCAAGCTGAGCAGCTTGAAGCTGAGCGTGTCAAGGTTGCTGCTGAGGCGGAAGCGGACGCGGCACGTAGTAAAGCCAAAGCGGAAGCAGAAGCTATCGCGCTCCGTGGTGAAGCTGAGGCGGAAGCCATTCAGAAGCGCGCTGACGCCGAGAAGTCGCTCAGTGACGCATCGCTGCAGGTTCAGGCGCTACAGATGTACCCTGAGGTTGTTAAGAGCGCTGCTGCAGCCCTTGGTAACACGAACATGACTGTTGTGTCCTCTGACGGGCAGTCGGGTGTCGCGGGCATGCTCGCTGAGCTTATTGGTGTCGCTAAGAACATGGATCTCGGGAAATTCACTGAGGACGCTAAGGCAGTTGTGACCTCAAACAATAAAGAATAACCTAGTCGCCACATAAACATGTGGGGCAGGTGCTAACACGGAGCAATCATGTTCCGGTAGCACCTGCCCCTTTCCACATATAATGGGTGACATGACAAGAATCAGACGCAACATATCGCCACTCCGCTACCCTGGGGGTAAAGCGAAACTAGCGCCGCTGGTTAGCGGGCTCGTGGAACGCAACTGGGGCACCCCACCGGTTTTGGTTGAGCCGTTCGCTGGTGGCGCTGGGCTGGGGCTGTCGCTCCTTGACGCTGGGATTATTGGCGGGTTGCATCTTAATGACCTGGATTACGGTGTTTATGCTTTCTGGTGCTCCGCATTATGGGAAACAGAGGATTTCTGTGACATGGTGACAAATACGCCTGTGACTGTGGAAGAATGGCACCTGCAGCAGGAGAAATACCTCAACCCCAAGCAAGCCACCCTATTGGAGGCGGGGTATGCGACGTTCTTCATGAACCGAACTAACCACTCTGGGGTGCTCACAGGCAGGCCCATAGGTGGGCTGAAACAAGATGGGAAATACGGTATAGGGTGCCGCTACAACGCCCCTAAACTTGTGGAAAGAATCAAACATGTTGCGGGTATGCGTGACCTCATCGAGGTCACCAACCAGGACGCCACAGAGGTTATCGCCGAGCACAATCATGCTAGTGACACGCTACTGTTCGTTGATCCCCCATACGTGGTACAGGGCAACAGCCTCTATAAGCAGACACCGTTCGGTGAAGAGCAGCACGCGCGGCTTGCTGATCAGCTTCACCAGACCACCACGCCTTGGATATTGACCTACGACAACCATCCTCTCATCACTGAAACGCTATATGGGCAGCAGACGCAGAAAGATACGGTTCTCAGGTACAGTTTGAATAGCAGAAAACGGGAAACAGAGAAAATGATTCTTTCCCCAAACCTGAAACACTAGACTTACCGATCAACAGGAAAGGAAGAACAACATGGGCAGCATCAAACAAGCCAACGAATACAAGGCTGGGGACATTATCTTCTACAAGCACAATCCCACCTCCGACTACGCGCCCTGCCTCGTGATCGAGCCGCCCGAAGAACGGGAACAGAAAACAGGGCGGAAGGAAATGCTGATCCACGGCATCATCCCCGAATACTATGAGGTGAAACACGGGAACAGTACCCGCCTGTACGTGTCCTATGATGCGGAAGACCACGCGATGAAAACACCTTTAGCGCATATCGCGGTAGCGCAGCATGTGCAGGACGAATGCTACCGCCCGCGGGATGAGCGGGCAGTGTTTTTCGACCCCGACGAATACTATGTGGTACCCACCGACAGCTGGCTTATCGGTGTGTCAGGTGACGGATGGTCTGCTGGTGATAAAGAAACCGTTATTTTGAGTGATATTGACGAGACACTACCCAGCACCATTGCTGTAGTGTCTTCCCTCCCAGAAACCATCAAAAACGCTGGGGTGCGGGTCACCAAGAAACGCAACAATACTGGGACGAAACATTTCATGCGAACAATCCAGGGGATGCAGGAACGGAAATTCTTTCCGCTGCTGCTCCCTAACCTGCTGGACGGGTTCAACCCTGGGGCGGAGGATGATAGGCACGGCACGGTTTTTGAGCATAATATCCTCGGAGTTTTCCCTAACCTCGGGTGGGTGATCACGAACGACGGTGAGGAAGCTAAACTAGTAATGCGCTGGGACGGTGAGAACGCTACCGATATTGCTGTGAAGGCGCATAAGGATTTCAAGAAGAACACCCTAGCGGCGTCGATTAGTAAAACCGATGGTTCCGCTACCGTAACCATCAAATTCTAAAGAACAAGCCACGAAAAAGGGAGAAAACCTAATGGCCGTATACATCTGCGAAGCAGACTACCCACACAGCAGCTTCGACCTAGAACTCACAGAACATAGGGACGGCACCTACGATGCGGCATTGGGCATCATCCAGTACGACGAAAACGGTAAAGCGATCATGACTGGGGTAATCACCGATAAAAACATCACCGAAGAATCTTGCCTACCCAAGGGTGAAATGTCAGCAATACACAAGGGAATACGGGAACTAGGCAGAAATAATACGAAGAACATTATCCTCAGCTTCCTCGAAGACGGTGGGGCAACACAAATCCGTGAAGAATACAATACAATGCGCAGGAAGTCGAAATCTTGGGAAGATACACGGAAATTCCACGTATGGGCGAACGGACTCATGCACCATATCCTTTTCGGTGATGTACACAGTAGGTAATACTGATTCACAGTAGATATTCCCCGTATCAATAATAGAATAAACAATGAAGCTTGAGTATGTTAGTAATATGCACTCAAGCTTCCTCTTTTCTCCGACACCACAAAAACAAGACCCAATAAACCAGTAGGCAGGATATAATTCCTACAGGATTAACTCACCGAGTAAAGAAAGAACCGTGGATACTATGGCGCAGGAACACTCCACCCCACAGAAAATTGAGTGGGCAGAATCAGCTAACCTCACCGATATTCTAGAGAAGCAACGTAAAGAACACCCTAACAGAGTGTTGTATCGCCTCAAAAGAGACACAGAGTGGGAGCCCCTAACAGCAGAGCAGTTCCATGAGCAAGTCACCCAACTAGCTAAAGGTTTGATTGCTTGGGGTGTGGAACCTGGGGACCGTATCGGCATCATGAGCCGCACCCGGTTCGAGTGGTCTCTCATTGATTTCGCTATCTGGTATGCGGGCGGCGTGTCTGTGCCGATCTATGAGACTTCCTCCGCGCATCAGGTGCACCATATAGTCACAGATTCAGGTTTACGTGCGGTGTTCGTTGAGACCGAGAAACTGGCGGTTCTCGTGGGTGAAGCGACCAGCAGTGTTGGGGGTAAACTCACCACCTGGGTTATCGAGAATGATGCTATTGACACCCTCAACACGCTCGGGGAGCCTGTAGACGACGGGGCGTTAGAGAACGCACGCACCTCACGAGATAGCTGCAACCTAGCGACTATCGTGTACACCTCAGGGACCACAGGCGAACCAAAAGGATGCATGCTCACCCACGGCAATTTCCTGAACCTCAGCAGTAACGCGAAACTCGCTATGAGTGAGATCGCCAACCCCAGCAACTCCACTATCCTGTTCCTACCCTTAGCCCATGTCCTAGCCCGCACAGTGCAGATCCTCGCCCTCGACTCAGGTATGGCAGTGGGGCACGCACCCGACATTAAGAACCTCACCACTGACCTGCAGGAGTTCAAACCAACCATGCTGCTCGTTGTGCCCAGAGTGCTTGAGAAAGTGTTTGAGGGTGCAGCACTGAAAGCCAGTAAAGGCGGGCGTAGGAACGAAAACATTTTCAACAAGGCAGTAAAAGCAGCCCAGAGCTGGTCCGAACGGAAAATACGTGGACGCATCACATGGGGACCTTACCTGCAGCATAAGCTCTATGACCTGCTCGTGTACTCGAAGCTGCGGTGGGCGCTCGGTGGTAACCTAAAATACGCTGTCAGTGGTGGTGGTCCACTCAACCCTGACCTAGCGCATTTCTATCATGCTATTGGAGTGAAAGTCCTTGAAGGATACGGACTAACGGAAACCTCAGCACCCATAACTGTTGGGTTACCCGACAAGTTCAGTGTCGGTAACGTCGGTTACCTTCTACCTGGGGCCTCTGGAAGGATCGCGGCTGACGGGGAGCTGGAAGTTAAAGGCCCCGGTGTGTTCCCTGGGTACTACCAGCACCCGAACGACACGAAAGACGCTTTCACTAGTGACGGCTGGTTCAAAACCGGTGACCTTGCAGAGTTCACAGAAGATGGTGCGTTACGGATTATTGGGCGGAAGAAAGAGATCATTGTGACCGCTGGCGGGAAGAACGTCATCCCAGCTAAAGCAGAGAACATGCTAAAGTCTTCTCCCGGTATTTCACAGGCTGTTCTTGTTGGGGACAATAAGCCGTTTGTGTCCGCACTAGTTACACTGGATCCTGATTCCCTACCCGACCAGTTGGAGCATATCGGGTTACCGAAGACTATGAGTCTGCAGGATGCTTCTGTGCACCCAAAGATCCGTGAGTACGTACAGAAAGCCGTAGATGAGGTGAACAGTTTCGTATCTAAGGCAGAGTCGATTCGCGAGTTCCGTGTCCTTCCGACTGATTTCACGGAGAAAGCGGGGCATCTGACGCCTTCGATGAAGGTGAAGCGGGTGAAGGTTTTAGAGGATTTCTCGGCGTATATTGAGGATATTTACTCTCGTGGGCGTAAAACTTTGTCCGTGAAAACACATGATGCTAAAGCAGCTGTCGCCGACCGGTTGCATAGTGTCGCGGATAGTATTTCCCCAGTAAAGGATAAGTAGGAAAACAGCTGAGGTGGTGCGCTTGTCGTGTCTTTGGGATGCGCGAGCGCACCCCTTTGCTTTATCCTTATACTGAAACAGTAAACAGAAGAAAGAAATGGAACTACCATGAGCAACCAAACACCCGTCCAGTTGCACTGGACGGTGCGCCCCGCCTACAAGAGCTACAGCATCAAACCCGTTATTGGTATCACTATCAGAAACACCGCAGGGGGCACCCCCTTTATCTTAGTGAAATTCGTGAACCTAGGGCACGAAACCATCTACGACAGCACCACGGCGGACACTGGCATGGAGATGCACCTCTTCGCTGAACACACCGTCACCGAAGCTGCAACCATAATCAAGGGCACTCTCACCTCACCCCCGATGGTAGACCGTATTAATCATTTCATCGAGGAATCACGTAAACACCCAGCAGGGGAACTACTGTGTGAGGTGCAGCAAACCCTTATCGTGGGGATCCACAAGAATCTGCACAGTCCAGCCCAATAGAAAACAAACAAGGGCACCCAAGCCGCTCACCCGCAAGTAAAGGTGGAAGTTTATATATGAAAAGAAAAAACCACCCCTATGCTAGGTGAGGAAAAATGCAGGCACCCCCAAAACAGCAAACCGCAGGATACGAATCCGCCATAGTGTTAAATCTCAACACCTTACAGTCAATCGTGCCCCTACAGGAAATAAGCAGCACACTCCCAGGGACAGTCATTAGACTATCCGCCAGAGTAGTCACCTCAACCGTGACACGCCGCATCAGCTGGGAGCTCCTAGCATGGTATGAGGGAATGTTTGAGCCTGAGGTGTGGGTATCAGACTATTTCGAAACCCACCCAGGGTACAGTGTGTGGGGTTCAACCATGCCGCAACCGAAACTAGTGTCTGGTGGGCGGAACACGGAGATAATCAGTGGAAGTGTCACGGAGGGAAGAATGGTAGGGCTACCCAAAACCCTGCTGCAGGTGCTATCCCTCGATGGTGTCAGCATATACGCCGAGAAACTACTGAAACATATCAGCATCGTTCGCGGTGTAGGGTATAGGCTCAACATGAAACTGCAATCAGTGGACACGCAAGAATACCTGAAATACCCCGTCACGAGCAGGGCGAAACTATCTAGGCTGATCAACGCACCGTTCCGTGACCTGCCACCAGAAGCCAGCAGGCGCATCAACGTACCGTTCATGTGCTTCACCTTCCCAGAGGACACCACACAGCAAACAGGGCACGGTGACGGGCGTATCATCCCCACTGCAGAAGGTGTCATGGGGTTCGGTGAAGCTGTGGGGCGCGGCGGTATGGAACTGAAAATACTGTCATCCCGCACATGCCACCTCGGTAACCTGAACACGGGTGTGGCATCCCCTGGGTCTTTCTACCCGTCAGGGGGCAACTATGCGGGGCTGCAGGTGGCGTCCAAGGATTTCCGGGGCTTCGTGAACGAAGCCAACAGGTCATTCTCTTCGGGGGTTGACTACCGGATACCTATCATCGTGGCAGAGAATAATACGAAAATAGTAGCTTAGAGAAGAAAGAGGGCTTTCCATGAAACCAGAAAATTACAGGTTCGTTTCACTGAAACAGGACATTCGGGATCAGTGGGCTACCCTTGGGGTGTCCAGCAGGTCAGAGTTTAGTGTCAATACCATCATGTGGTGCAAAGGGAGTAGTATCGGATGGGAGACGCTGGTAACTACGGTTGAAGGCAGAAGAAAAGCCCAGCACCTTATTGGGGGTGGAGCCTTTTCTTCCCCTCATGGTTGTTTCATCGTTCACCCGTGGGGTGATAAGGCAAAGAACCTTGTTGAGGTTGGTGATAACCCTAGTGGACTCCAATCGTTTTGGGATAAATCTCAAGAAATTGACGGTGTTGGTTCTAGACTCAGTGGGATTTACAGGGCTCTCGCGTTAGATGGGTTGTCTGGGTGCGCCGAATCTTTCCCTATTGGTAGGCTGGGTGAGAAGGAACAGACCCTCACGTATTCACCCAACAGCGGGTTAGAGATTCACCGTGAGAAAGTACTGATCCCTGGGTTTGTCGGTGTCCCGTCTGATAAGGGTTTTTCTCATGCTTTGTTGTCCCCTATTTTTGCCGTGTATGGGATGGGGGTTCTGCCGTGTGTGGGGTACCTTGCTGCTGATGGTACTATCTATTGTCTTGGGGCTGATACCCATTATTATGTTGAGGATTTGAGGGATGCTGGTCTTGGTTTAGCTGCTGGTTTTAGGTTGAAAGCGGCGGAGTTACCTCCAAGGGTTGCGTTGGTGGGGGAGCTGGTTGCGCCTGTAGCTTTTTGCTGATTGGTTTTTCTGTTGGTGGAACACGCCGTATTTACTATTATTTTGTCTAAAAAACAACATGTGCTATTCTCTGTAACAGAAAGCAAAGTAAATACGAAACCCAGTCAATGAAAGGAAAAATAATGGGACTACTAATCGCAGGCGCAATCATAACCCTATGGTCATTCAGCCGATTCGCGCGGAAACCACACGCAAAAACCAGGAACTTCATCGTCTTCGGAATCGGTGCGACCCTATGGCTCTTCGGAATCCACGCCCAAGCAGGCATCCCCGGAGTACTGATCAGCCTCATCGGACTAGCGGTAATCGGAGTCACCCGCATGCTCCGGTCACCCATCAACTAGCCAACCAGAAGATAAGGAAAAACCCCAGTGAGCCACGCCAGCCTCCTCACCCTACTCGCGCTCATTAGCGTCATCACCTACCTGCGGGTAGCCCACCTCACCTGGACTAAAGAAACCCGCAACATCCTCCTCAACAACCCCATCGAGTACAGTGAAAACCCGCCCACCTACACGGCGCGAGACGCCACCGACGGGGAACATGCGGAGACCCTGCGGAGCCTCCACCAAGAATTTTGTGAAGAGCAGGCACAAAAGTACACCCTGAACAAGCTCCCACAATACCTTGAGGCCCTGCAGGAAACCCCGTCACCCCTGAAAGTCCCGAAAACACAAGACGGCATGAAGGCCGACTACTCCCCAGGTATTTTCAGGACGCCCCTTATCATGTGGATGATGAAGAACGTCCTGCCTGTAATGTATAAGACACTGTACTGGCTGGGTTCACCATTCATTGTGGATAGGCACGCGAAAAGGTACAAGGAGTTCTTCAATGAGAAGCAGGGTGACGCTCAGCTCATGATCCCCTATGAGGGGCGTGTAGCTTTGAAATATGTGGGCTCCGGCGTGAAATGGGGGCTGCTGTTCCTCCCGTCAGCTGTACTGAGTGTCCTATTCGTGTGGGTCTGGTTGAAACTCCGTGAAGCCTACGTGGATAACAGCTACGCTGTGCCTGAGGGTGCTGTCGTGTACCAGCCCGCAGGCAACGACCCGTACCCGAATTATGATAGTGCTGACGAGTACCCCGTTAAGATTGAAGAACAGCCAGAGTCCGCACCCAAAAACCAGTTTGAGGACTGGGACGCACCCACCCAAGTCATCGAGAAAGTCCCACCCCAGCCCTCAGACATGAGCGACGGTGAACCAACCGTACACATCGGTGACCCCAACGCACCTGGATTGGAAATCACTCACGAGACGTACAGTAGCGGTGTTGATGCGGGTTCTAGCGATTTATAGTCCCACAGTCTGAATAGAGTTGTGATATGTGCTCCCCATCCAACCCAATACAAGAGTTGCTTAATAGTACCCAAAAATATGGACAAACATGGATATGAGTTTTGATAAGAAGCGATTAGCACGTTATAATTGATTCCATGTTCAGTATTTCTGAAGTAGCACAAAATCTTAGAGTGTCCACTTGGTTTTGAGTGGTTTGAGAAGTTTTGCCTGACATTTGGAACTATAATCGTTATTATTAATCATGTGGGATATTCGCCGGATAAAGAGCTGGTAGAATACTTTATATCTATTATTCATGTTTTCTCATCTAGGGTTTATGGTTTAAGGAAGTATGGAAAGGTGTTAAAAGATGATGGTTTACAAGATTGAAATTAGCCCGACTCAAGAGCAGAAGTCCATCATTTTTCGCACCTTTGACGCTACCCGCCTTGTCTATAACTATTTTATTGAGGTTAATAAGGCTCGTTATGAGAATGGTTACCCCTATATGGATAACATGGAATTTTCCAAGACTTTCAACAATTATATGAGTAGGCTTGATTGGGTGAGGGATAAGTCTCTAAAAATCTCTTCCAAAGCTGTAAAAGAAGCAATGAAAGACGCGGATAAAGCCTATCAAAGGTTCTTCAAGGGGCTTTCTCGTTATCCGCGTTTCAAGTCTCGCCGTGAGTCTAGGAAGTCATACTATCTCTGTGGTTCCATTCATGTTAAGCGCCATGCTGTAAGACTGCCTAATCTGGGCTGGGTTTTACTCAAGGAAAAGAACTACATTCCTGCTGGTTCTGGCGTTGTTTCGTGCCGTTTGATTTATGAGGGTGGCCGTTTTTATGTTGCGATACTCACTCAAGACGACAATAGCGTTAATAATCAGTTAAGTAATGATGGTTTGGGTGTTGATGTGGGTATTCGTTTCCTAGCTACAGACTCCGATAAAGATGTTTACCCTAATATTAATAAGTCTTCCAGGGTCAAACATTTGAAGAAGCGTTTGAAGCGTGAACAAAGGAAATTAGTGCGACGAAATAAAAAGTCGTTACGCCGTGAAAAGACCCGTCAAATTATCAATCGCATTCATTATAAAATTTCATGTATCTGCATTGACCATAAGAATAAGGTTGTGTCGGCTCTCGTCAAGAAGAAGCCTAGTTATATCACCATTGAGACACTGAATATCAAGGGCATGTTGAAGAATCGTCATCTTTCTAGAGTGATTCACGAACAAGGTTTGCATGACTTTATGACGAGACTAGCCAATAAGGCTCGACAGTATGGTATCGAGTTGCGCCGTGTTTCTCAATATTTTGCCTCCAGTAAATTGTGCTCAACATGTGGAACGAAGAACGACCCGAAACATAAGACTTTCTGGGTTTGCGCCTCATGTAACACGCGACACGATAGGGATATTAATGCCTCACTGAATCTTTTGAACGCTACCCAATATATGATTGATAAGTGATAAAACCATAGTTGTAAGGACTTGGCATGACCTAAAACATTAGTATAATGAATAATGAGACCAATTAACCCGTTATGTCTCTAAAAACTATCGTTGGTTCTACCGTGGGTTGGCAGGTAAGTTACGCACGTGGACTGTTATATCAAACCGTAGTAGATACTCTTACAGTTTCGAGGCGGGACAGGAAGAAGCGTGAAAAAGCTCAACCAGATAATGATAATATGCGTATGGTTGAGTTACTGGCATGGAATAGCATAAGGCAAATATAAACTGATACCCACATTTGTCCATGTTTCAGCCAACAGTGCTAAAATTACTTTTAGCTCACGCTACCAAATAATTGCAATTATTTACGGAGAACACAGAAAACAGTTTTATGGATAACAGGTCTACACAAAACAGAAAACTTCCCCAACCACGAAACAACCGCTCAACCCCGCCAAGCCCGCGCCCTAAATCCTCCACCGACCCGCGTAGGGACAGGAGAAGGGGTGAGCAGCAGCAAGGTGGTGCGGCACAGCAGGGTCTACCTGTAACCAACGCTGCACACAAAAGCTTAGGTGCCCGCGCGCGGATCAGGAATGCATTTGACTACGCCGTGTCTGAATTTAAGGACAAGGGGTTCAAAATGTTCAGGTTCCGCGAATTTATACTGCTTGTAACATTCGTGGTTTTCGCTATTTATGTTATGGGAGGCAAAATCATCCCAGGATTCGGAGAAAGCGCTTTCCGTAGGAACACGGCCATGTTCGTATACTTTGGGTCTTTCATAATTCTATGCGTTTACTGTGTAATGACGCCGAATAACCCCATCGGAACTTGGGTTAATAGTATACGGTTCGGAACTGCCCTTAGGAAGAAAAAGAAGGGTAACAAGCTCAGTAAAAGTAGTGATAAAGGTAAAGACGGTAAGAAACTGAAATAGCCCCTAACCCACCACCAGTAAACACCCCTCCCTGGGGTGTTTACTTTGTTGTAGAAAGGGTTTCATGCTAGTATTTGAATGATTACTCAACAAGAACCAAGCAAGGAAAAACCATGACAGAAGCCCCCCAGATCGGGAACGAAAAACCAGCGCATAATATTGCGCTCCTACCAGTCCCCTACCTAGATTCCGACAGGGAAGAAATCGCAGCGTCAACGTGGCGCGTGAAGAAAAACGATAAGGAAATGTGCTCTGGGCGTGTCCTCGTGGACTGGTTCAGCAACATTGATCGGGGTTTAGAGCACACGAAATACGAGGCATCCATCACTGATCTTGGTGCCACCACGGAAAAACCTAGTAGTGGTGTTGTCAGTCTTGTGAACACGCGGGTGCCCACAGAGAACATCGGCTGGGTTGATAGTCTCGTCACGGGTGTAACCTACTTCGGGATTCTCGCGCAACACAAGTACAGTAACCACCCGTCCCTCACGGAGCTGACAGGAAGTATACCGCAGCACCTTTTCGTATCCAGGAAACTATCTGTCTCAGCACCAACTGAGGTTCTGAAACAGAACTCAAACAACCTACTCAAAGCTTTCGTGCTCCACACCCAGAGAATCATGGGGCAGGACACTATCAGCCTCGACACTGATAAGGTTCTTCTACGCAACTTTGTGCAGCAGATGCACGCTATCAAGGATTCCCAGCAGGCATATAGCGCGTTTTTCTTCCACACCCTACTAGGTGAGCAGCAGGTGCTAGGTGCCCCTGAGCAGGCTGACCTTGAGTATGAGGCGTCATCTTTCATTAACCCTGAGACAGGTGAAGAAGAGTTCTACCCTGGTGTCGGGTATGTTTTCTCAATCATGCCAACCCCACCCGTGGATGGTGACGAGACACACCTGTATACTGCCCGTGACATTACGCGCAGGGTGCTAGACATGGGTGTCCCCCAAGAAGACAAAGTTAAACTACTGATGCCATACCAAGAAATCATGGCGTTCACCCACTGCCTAGAAGCCCTACACGAGAGCCACATGTTCGGTTTCACCATCCAGGAGTTCGTGGGCTCCGTCAAATTCCCTGAGCTGACAATCGAAGCCGCCAGAAACATTATTGACCTGCCCGTCAACGCAGGGGAAATCATCAGCCTAGCCTCATACCCCGCAGATGTTATCGCGGGTGTCCTGCTCTCCGACGAGTACATTGAGCACCGGAAACAAGGGACCACGCGAGAATATCTCAAAGAAATCACCAGCCCAGAGGAAAAGCTTCTGCAGCTCAGGGACAGTTATTTCGCTTCACCTGAGGAATAACAGGGCGCATTATTGTGCTAGTGATATGATTAGAAAGTATACATGTAACCCTAAACAATTTTTGTGAGGGGGTAGAGGTGCCGTAGGGTGCCTATAACAGGTCCACCTGTTATGAATTAAACACAACAATCGGATGTTATCGAAACAATCCGACACACCGTTTAAACCTATCAGCATATCCGCTAAAAAAGTTTTATAGGGTAAAAATTTTGAAAACAACATACGCAGCCCAAACATACGACCCAGATAAACACCACCCCAAAATCTTTAAAGGGGTTGCTATTACTGCACTGTTCTTCGGGGTATTGTTCTGGGGTTTATCTTTCAGCACGTACATAGCTAAAACCATGACAAGCGGCGCGCAGGGTTTCAGTGCGACACACCTGCTTTCTGAAGAGTTCATTGATTACGCGCTACGTGTATCCATGCTCTACATCCTACCACCCTTGATCTACGTATCCTTCGTTCTCCTAGTAGGCAAGTTCGCGGTGCGCCTATACCACCGTCGGAAACCTGAAACATATGAGGTTACTAGGGCAACCCAGCTCAGAAATGATGGTGACGGGCTGGCGTTATGGGTGAACGGGCGTTTCCAGACCTATATTCTGCTTCCCCAAGTCATGACTCTTGACAATGCTACAGGTTTAGCGTCCTCCGCTGGGTTCTGGGAGAACAATAAGTATCTGCTGCAGGAAATTGAGTCACTAGCAGCTGAGCAGGAGCAGCTACAGGAAAACCATGTTGAGTCGCTGGGGTACCCAAACCATGCTAAAGCTAATACGCGGCTAACAGAGAACAGGGAAAACCTGAACCAAGCAAACAGGCGTTTCGTGACTAATTTCTATCACGCCGTGTCCTCACAGATACCCCCCCTGGGTCCAGGCATAACAGTCGCCCCATCCGCAGAGAACCAGGATGGTAGCCTCTCATTCATGGAGAAAGTTACCCAAGCATCAACGATCCTAGTGTTCTCCGCTTTTATTGCGACCATACTGTACTTCCTCCCACCCATCCAAGGCGTATTAGGTGGAGTATCTACGGCACCACTTATCCTGCTCTTCACAGCTGTAACCTACCTCATCTTCTGGCAAGGATACAAGAGGTGGAGGAAGAAAAAAAGCCACCAGTCTCAACGCATCGCGCTACTACTGCACTCCCTAGCCCACAACGAAAAAGGGCGCAGGATCATCAAATTTGAGTGGGAGCAAAAACTAGGGGAAACCACAAACGATGAGTGCGAGATCAGTGTGATAGAGAACAACCGTGAAACCATCGCATCATACCCTCTCACCATGAGCGCAAGCATGCTGCCACGGTACGCAACCGAGCAGGCTGCAGCATTAAGGCAGACAGAAGACGACGCTTTGATCGCGTTCGCCGCTACCCCAACTGAGGAAGGCGCACAGAAGGTTCTAGACCTGTTCGAGTCGGAAGATCTTCAACAAGCACGACGGCTAGGAATCAAATAGGCAAGAGGCGGTTTCATGAAAAGCAAATATTTAGCCTTCTCAGGGGCGGACCTGAGAACAAACAAAATTTCCCGAGGAATCGGTGGACTGTTCGCAGGTGCTACAGCGTTTAGCCTCCTGAACCTCATGATGGCAAGTGTGCTCTTACCTAGGGTTTCGGCACAGGATGTTGCGGAAAGAAAAAACCTTCTCCTGCTCCTAGGGCTTGAACAGATCGTGATGTTCCTCCCGCCCATCATCATCCTAAGCATCCTATTCGCTAGGGTGTTCTACTGGGGAGACGAAAAAATCTCCAAGAACATGGGTTCCATCGGCGACCTAGACGGGCTACACATCCTGAAACGCGCGGGGCATAAAGAGTCCGCTAAACCTGTTCTAGCGTACAACGGGGATATCCTAGGTGAGATCATTATCCCTGGGTGTGTTACCTGGCGGGAGCTGACTCTCCTTATTAAGAAAACAGGTTTACTCGCTAAAGATAGCACGGAAGCCAAGGCGGTCACCGAAGCCTACGACGCATACGCGGAAGCTGAACAGGATTACAGGGGAAACCCCTCCGACGAGCTGGGTGCGGAAGCCGCGACAGCGTTATCAGTGCTGAACAGTGCGGTGGATGAATGGGTTGCCTCATTCTACACTGAGGCACGGACCCGCCTCAACGACAATGATCTTGAGGACATCGACCCGAGCATCAACAGCAAAATCACCTCCGTGACGTTCAAATCATTCAGGTGGCTACTAGCCCCAGCTGGGGCGTGGGTTGCAGCCGCAGCGTATAAAGCTGTCATGGGTATGGCTGGGCAGCCAGCTCTCTACGATTACACTACCTTAATGGGGGAAAACCCGCAGGTTACGGAGCGTGTGTCGTTCTGGTTTGATATGGGGCTCCCCATGATACTAGCGTTACTCACAACCATTGCGGGTGTTGTCGGTTACTATATCTCGGCGCACCGTGAGTCGAAGGAGGCACGCTCCACCTTATCGGGTCAGGTGATCTACAAGTCACAAGTGCGCGCTGAGACTAGGGCGGTGAAACTATCCAAGGCTGGGGGTTCCCCGTCGGGTTACATCATCTCTGTCGTTGATAATGGGAAAGTTGTGGACAGCCACCTGATCGGGCTCACGGGCACGCTATCCTACGCTGGTGCCTTAGCGTTGAAGCGGGTGTTCACGGGTGACCTCACCGCTTATGGGGAGGTGCTGCACGAGTATATGCGTAACCCTTCAAAGGAAACAGCTAACCGGTTTGCTGATAGACTGAACTTTCAGCTGGTTATGTTCTAGCGGGCTGTTGGGCGTATAATCGGGGTGGGGAAACAGGTTTTGGTTGTTTCCCCACCTTTTCTTTATTCTTTACCTACTATCCAAGTTACCTAGTGGTGGGTACTGTTTGGATATTAGCCTAAAAAATAAATAAAATATTCTACTTGTTAAGGCAAGGATCATGGAAGCAAAATACGAATCGCGTCTCACGAAAAGCGTCTTCATTACGAACGTCACCAAGCACAAGAACGGTACCCTAACAGCGTCCCTGCAGCTTGTTATCTACAGCCGAGACGATCACCCCCGTACTGTGGCGACAATCAGCTCCCCAACCCTCACAGGGTTTCAGGAGGTTGGTGCTAAAACAGCCCTAGAAGTAGCAGCAGAAAAATACGGTTCACGGGGGACTATTGAGAGGGTTGTTTCCTGGCTTGAGGACGGCGGGGGAGTGTTCCTCTATAAACTGTACGCGGATATGGTGGTGAACGGCACTGGCGGCAATGAGAGGTATAAAGATTTCTATTATGAGGTGAACCGTGCGTTGATTGATGCACTAGAGCTGCTGCCCTAGTGTTCTGTTTTGTTCGTTATGGAAAGGATAAATAGTAATGTCTGAGAATATTGATGTTAGACCAACATTCCCGTTGAGGGAGTTTGTGTCTCTATATAATCAGGGGACTTTGAAAGTAGAAAAGGATACTAAATCCTTGTCTGATCGTGACTCCAATGATCTTCTCCGTATTATTTTTGAGACTGGGGTAGTTCCAACCCCTTTTATTTGCGTCTCTCATGGGCGTGAGGGCTGGGAGCTCATTGCGGGTTCCGAGGTTTTCAATGCTTTGATTGGTGAGAGGTTCGATCCTTATTGGGCTGAACTAATATCTAGGGGCATTGTGTGTAATGTTGTTGTGCTCCCTAGTTCTGATCGGGGTTTGTTGAGGTTCTGGGGTTCTGGCTTTTAGGACTTTAGGTTTTGGTTGAGAATTTATGCAATATGTTTATTGAGGGTTTTTGTCTGAGATTGTTGCGTATTTTTAAAACCATTGCTTTAAACCTTGAAAAATTGTTAGACAAGCCAATACCCTTATGAGGGAAATCACCCCTCAAATAATTTTTACACGTAAAACAAACATGCTATGCTATGCATGTCTACGGAAGACTATTCACTCAGCGTAAAAACAAAAAACACATAAACCACGCACAAAAACGTGTGAATAGAAACGCATGTAGACACGCAAAAACTCTAAATTGTGAGGAAAACAAACATGCGAAAAACCACACTGCGCAACGCACTCTGCGCAACCACGCTAACTGGGATCACCCTGTTCAGCACCATCACATCAACTGTCGTAGCAAACGCGGCACCAACAACTAACCAGTCCGCAGCAGCATACCAGCAGACAAACACCCAAATCCCCCTAGATGACAGCGCTTTCGAGCAGGCAAAGAAAGATGCTGAGGCACAAGGATTCACTGTCAATGTCACAGAAGACCCGACAGTAACCGAATCCGGCAACCTAGAGCAGGCAAAGAAAGACGCGCAGGCTAAACTCGATGCCGCGAAGAAAAACATTGAAGATGCGGTAGCCAAGTGGAAGCAGGAAGACGGTGCCGCACAAGCAGCACACCAAGCAGGCTCCGCAAAGATCAAGGCTGCAGAAGACCGCCTCAAGCAGGCTGTGCAGTCAGCTAAGGACGCGAACCTTGTTGTCACTAGCGGGGATACCCAGAATATCACCAACTATGATGAGGCTGCTGCCGCAATGATTAAGCAGGCTGAGGCTATCGAAAAAGCCACAGCTGAGAAGGTGAAACTGGACCAGGCTCGCGCAGCTGCACGTAAGGTTCAACCAAACGCAGGGGCGATGCCAACCTGTAACCCTGTGACCGTTGCGGTTGATCTTGACCTCTCCAACTCGTTCACAAACGATGAGGTTCGCCAAGAAGCTGAGGCTGCCAAGCGAACCATTCTCACCCTATCCAAGACCGGTGCGAATGTCGTCCTGAACACCTTCGCACTCACCTCACCCGTGGACTGGGCTAAGGGTGAAAACCCCTACGGTAGCCACGGCGAGATCAAGCCGATTGTTGCTAACCACCAGACTAAGTTTGACCTATCAAAACCTGATGAAGTTGCGAAAGCAATGTATTGGCTGGACCATATCACCAAGGGAACTGACGAGAACGGCAACCCAGCTATCAACGTCCCCAAGGAAGGTAACTGGGGCGACGTTGTCTCCAATTTCCAAACCGCAGGCACCAACTACGAGGCTGCCCTTAAGGCAAACCGTGAGTTCGCCAAGGCTAACGGTATCCACTTCACTAACATTATTCTGATTTCTGATGGCGCACCGACCCACTTCAACGTGAATCCTAAGACCCTGACCGGTGAGCAGGGTAACTTTGACCCAACCTCATGGTCTTCACGAGATGCATTGGACGCTGCTAAGGTAGTAGCTGATGAGTTCGAGCGTGAAGGTACCGCTGTCATCCCTGTGATGGTTGCTGACCCTGACGCTGAGGCTTTCGCCACCGGTGGGCAGGACGCACTGATCGCGCAGATGAAGCAAATGGCTAACGTCCGTGACGGTATCGACCCCGAGTCCGTCGGGCTGTTCTTCTACGCTCGAGACATGGACGAACTGTCCAAGAAAATTGAAGACGGCGTGAATGTCACCTGCGCGACCTTCGAAGCACGTGACATTAAGGTTCCCCCAACAACTGTTGATAAGCCTGTCATCAACGTTGCTAAGCCTTCACTCGCGGCTAAGAACATCTCCCCTGATAAGGTTGCAGATAACGAAGGTAAGACCGTCCTCGCAGGTCAGTCCACCACCCAGCACGTTACCGGACACACCGGTTACCGCACCCTCGATGCTTTCGCTATTGGTGACAGCTACCGTTGGGTGAAGGATGCTGACGGCTCGTGGCGTAACCCTGTAGCAACCGACCTGTCGAAGGTGACCGTCACCGACGAAGCAGGGCAGGATGTTACCAGCCTTTTCAAGATCGACCAGGTTGATGGTGTCGGGCCTGACGGTGTGAAGGTCCACTCTGTTGTTGCTGAGGCAACCACTGAAGGTCTCGCGCAGCTGAAACTGAACCACAAGTACACTCTGCATGTCACCGCAACCGCGCTGGATGACGGTCACGTGGATGAGCAGGTGGACTACGGTTTCTCCATTGTGAACGACAACTTTGTGTACACCACCGACCACTCGTACCGCGAGTACATTCCGATGCCGCGTAAGACTGTGAACACCTCTGATGGTGTTGATGCTAGCGGTAAGACTATGCTGCCCGGTCAGGCTCTCACCTATAAGATTGAGTTGGATGCTGACAAGTTCACCCCGAAGGATCTGGCTGAGAAGCTTGAGTCCCTGGGTGCTGAGGATGAGTACGATCATAACTACTTCACCCCGGACGGTAGCTACCGCGTGACCGCATCTGATGGTACTGATGTGACTAGCGATTTTGAGTTCAACGCGGATGAGAACGGTAAGGCTACTTTGAAGGCTAAAGCTGACCGTGTTGAGGCTCTGACTGCTATGGGCACTGATTTCACTTGGGAGCTTCCTGGTGTGGTGAAGAACGACGCTAAACCGGGTGAGTTCTCCAACACTGCCGCGCAGCTGACTAACGGGCACCGTGTGCAGACTAACACTGTGAAGAACGTTGTTCCGAAGGTTGAGCCGCACAAGTTCGATCTATCCCCTGTGGACGGTAGCAACATCAACGGCAAGTCCGTTGTTGTGGGTGACACCCTGAACTACGCTCTCGTGGGTGACGCATCGAACCTGAACAACACCGCGTACAATGTTTCTAAGTTCGGTCACCGTGACGACTACGATCAGGAGCATGTCGCTATCCAGAAGGATGCGGTGAAGGTATTCAAGGTGCCTGGTAACACTGACACTTCCAACGTGAACACTCTCCACAAGCTCGCAACCGCTGGTGAGGACGTGACCGACCAGTTCGACATGAACGACGACGGGGACAACTTCACCCTGACGATGAAGACCACCGAGAAGGACGGGAAGCAGGTTCTTGTTGGCGAGATGGGTGTGAAGTACATCTACTTCCTGCCTGCTAAGGTCATCAAGAACACCAACGCGGACATCCCGAACACCTCATGGCAGATCGTGAACAACGACGAGCACGTCACGGAGACCGTGGTTAACCCGCTCAAGAAGATTGAGCCTTCGAAGGACATTGTTGTTGACCATGAGCACGCTAAGGACTCTCTGAACGGTAAGACCATTGAGCTGGGCGCGACCTTCAACTACAAGCTGAACTCTTCGACCCTCCCGTCGAACCGCGCATCTGATGCAACCTCATGGTCCATCACCGACAAGTACGACGTGAAACACGACCAGTACGAGGGTAACTTCGAGGTGTTCTCACGCGCCCCGATCTTCGGTGAGAACGGTGAGAAGATCGTCGATACTGACGGTAACATCACCAAGTACTTTACCCAGGAGATCGACGCTAAGAACGGCACCGTGAAGTATGTTGCTTCTGAGGATTTCTTGAAGCTCATGAACCTTGACGCGAACAAGAAGCAGGATCAGGGTTTCACTGTTTACATGCAAGCTACCCGCATCGCTGACGGTGAGAAGATTGAGAACACCTTCGTGGAGAACTTCAACGGTAACGACCTCGTATCCAACACTGTTGTGACTAACACCCCGAAGCCTCCCGCCCCGCAGGAAGACAACCCTCCTGCCGAGCCGACACCGGAGCCTACTCCCCCACCAGCCCCGAGCACCCCGCCTGCACCTACCCCCGCACCGAATGATCCTCCTCAGCCTAATAAGCAGGAGTGGCACACCGGTGAGGGTGGCAATAGTGGCGTGACCTTCGGTTACGGACTGCTCGCGGCTGGTTCGGCTACTGCGGTCACTGTGCTGAGTGTTTCGACTGCTAAGGCGCGTCGTAAGCGTAAGGCTGCTGATGTTTCGGTGTCTTCCGGTGAGTAGTTTATTCACTGGTGTGACCCGCAGGGTTTCCTGCTAGTGCTGATGTGAGCTAGTATGGAAATGGTGACGCCCCACATGCATCAACCCAACGTAGGGCATGTGGGGCGTCACTAACTCACAATGGAGTGCGGGGCGAGAATAGGCTGTTTCTGCTATCTTTTTCTTGTAGCAATCTACCCACCCAGTTCATGGAGGAGAATATTTGTGTGTTTCTCTCTCTTGTTCTGGTGCTACAAGGTTGAGTGGTAGCGGGCGTGGCTTTATTCTCGCCCCGTTATTATTATTTATATCATGTGGAGCCTCTGGTTGTGGGTGAAGGTTCCCTTATTGTTTGTGTGGAAGGATTATTGTTTTGGGTTCTGACGTGCGTGTTTCCCCCGTGTTATCGGGGTTCCGACGGGTTGGGTGGTTGAAGTTTTTCCTGATCCTGTTGGGCGTGTCGCTTGCTGGTGGTGCCGTATGGTTATTCACTGCGGGGGGTGCTAAAGTCACTAGGGATGGTGTCACGGTCCCCGAGTCCACGATCTACAAGGTACTCCCACCAGACGGTGTACACCCCTACACGCGCCCAGACGGGCATAAAGTGTGGGACAGGACCAGTGAAGGGAAAATGAGCGTCTGGGACGGCTCAGACCGCCTCTACGCACCCGACCTGCCAGAAGCCATACACGCAACCTGCGACACCACACCCAAAAACGAAACCACCACCACACCAAACACCTGGGCAATACCCCAACTCAACCAAACCGCGAAAGTAACCACCAGCGGACACAACGGGCAACTCATCGAACTACCCTTCAACAACGCTGGTGACGGGACCATGTACGCAGACGGAGCGAAACTCGGTGCGACACAAGGGGCGATACTGGAAGGCGGGCACGTCAACAAAGCACCCGACCTGTCCCTATCACCCTGGGGGTACCTGCACAAACTCAAAGGCTGCGAACACATCTACCAAGCAGACGCGACAGGTAAAACCCACGAGTACGTAGTGACCGACGTGTGGACCGTGCCCCACGAGAAACTAGTAGACACCGAAGTCTACCGGACGGACGGGGAACCAGCACTGTACATGGTGACCTGCTCAGGCCCGCGCGTAGGTGATAGCGGTGAAACAGCTGATGGTGGAACCGCTAGTCTGGGGTTTTATCAGGATAACCTGATTGTGAAGGCTGTACCCGTATTGCGGTAGCATGTTTTTATAGTGTGGGGCTGGGTTTTATTCTCAATGGGTGTGCATGTTCTAATAGGGGTAGAAGATACGCCCACCCTAGAAAGGAATGATTAGAGTATGACTATTCCTTGGGGTAAACCACATCTACTGTATTCTTAGTAGTCTGGGTATCCGCTGGATTTGTCGTGCCGCTGTTTGTCTGAAACCATTTCATGTGGTCCACCGCAGAAACCCTAATGTCTGCGGGGCACATCCTTACGCTCACCTCCCTCCTAGGGGCAGGGGTGCGGGTCTTTTTCTGGTTTTGTGGAGCCTTAGGTGTGGGGCGGTTCTTCGTACCAGGGTGTTTCAGAGGCTTCACGTGGCACTTTGATCTTCTAATACGTTTGGTCTTTGTTGCGTGTCGTTTCCTGGTTTGGCATGCCTTGGAGTGGTTTGCTTTTTGGGCGATGTTCGCGGCGGCGTTGATGTCTCGGTGGTGTGTGATGTTGCATGAGTTGCACACGGGGTTACGGTAGTCGCTTGTGTCAAGTTTTGTCTGGCAGATATAGCATCTTTGGGAAGTGTATGCTGCTTTGACCTTCAGAACCCTTCCGCCGTCGGACTCAAGCATGTCACGTGTACGCCTGTACACCTCACCTCTGAACCATCTACCGAACTTCATGGTGTTACTAATGTGGGAGAGGTCTTCGAAGACCACTAGAGCATTGCCGTATCTCCAAGCTGTGTCCGCAATCTCTTGGGCAATAAGTATGCTCAGCTCCTTACGCCGGTTTGACAGGTGCTCTCTGTGAGGAACAGCTTCATCGTCCCTACCCTGCCGTTTCAAGGACGCGATCTGGGTCTGTGTCCTCTTGATTTTATTATGTAGAGAACGTACCCTCTGACCGAGGATAGACTGCTCAACAATCTCTTCCTTGGTGCTGTCCCAGACCACATAGGTTGCTGGGGTAGTAACTCCAACATCCACACCAATAATGTATCTGGGTGAGAACTCTGGGCGGGCAGGATCCACTGTGCCGTGAAACCCGAAAACTACTCGGTCCTGACTGTCAATCCAGATATCTGGAACACCAAGTCTAACTCCCTCTTCCAGGAGTTGAGGTGGTGTCGGGAAATATAGTGTCACCCACTGCCCCTGGACGACCATTTCAAGAACGATACGCTCACCAGTGAAACTTATACGCCTGTAATACTTGTCCGCAGCTGATAACGCGAGTCGTGGTTGCAGCATCTTTGGTTGCGAGCCCCTGACTGTCCTCTTCCATCCGGCAGAGACGTAACCACTATGAGTTTGGTTAGTGACACTAACCCTAGACGCCCAGGAACGCAGAGCACTTACAGCCCGCTCCTGAAACATCTTCTCCAACCGTGAGGCACCGCTTTTAAACCGTTTCTTCACATCCTCAGGGAGGAACAGCCCCATTCTACGCCCCGCCTCAGCAGGCTTGTACCTGTCAAAACTGGACACTAGGGCGAGGTTCCGCTCAGTCATCTCCTTCAGAGCGTAGCGGGTAACTAATTCAGCATCTTTCTTAATGTCATCCAAAACCTTACCCAGATCCAGAGACTCACCGTTCTTACCGAAAGCAGCATGCGGCACCCTCGGATATGTGCGAGACACTACTGATCTGGGTGGCACCTAGTGAGTCTCCCTCCCCTTAACGATTTGACTGATAATGGTATGCATGTATTATAGCGCAAAACAGACAAGGGAACACCAACACAAACAGGGTAGCGTAATAATAATTGGTTACAGTGGTATAGACTTCTAGTTAGAGTTTTTCTTACTTCAGTGAGGTTGCGCGCCCCTGCCGTGTTGGGTGGGGGTGCGCTTCTTTTTTGCTGTTTTGTGTGGTGGACTGGGTACGTGCTCAAGGTATGATAAGGGTGTTTACGTAATATTTTGGATATTTAGGTAAGAATATGGCATACTGTAAAAAGTCCACGCGGACAACAAGCACCATACGCACAAAACGTTGAAAAGGAAACACGACCATGCTCGCAACACTCACTTGGTGGGGGATCGGGATTATCCTATCCGTAGCTACCATCACCTTACTCATTAATCTGAATATTATAAAAAGAGCGCTTCCTGGGGCGACATCTCCTGTCGCTCTATACAAATCTATTAGAGCCGCTAGCAATCTTATCCCCACCCTCGCATTTATTGGGTTTAATATATATGCGATTGTTTTATTGGGAGCGCGAGTAGTCATTATTGCGCCAGTAAGCATAATGGCAGCAATAGTTCTGTTCTTTTTCTCGACATTCACAAGCGATATAGAAGAACTCTGTGCGGTTAAAGAGGAGCCTGATAGTACTGCCTCAGCTTTGAGTCCCAGTATTGTATTAACTGCAACATATGTAATTGCAATATTTATCATTTTTAATCTATTTACTCTACCATTACCTTACTCAAGCGTAGGGCACGAAGAAACATATACTACTGTTACTGAAAAATCATCTAAGAACACCCTAGTACGCTCTAAACTTATTGAGCAGAACACCCAGCACACAGAAGCAGATGGTGAAACGTTCCTTGGTGCTGGTTCGTTCACGATGCGCTCTGATAGTGATTTGAAGATCTACCATGTGTGGCAGGAGCGTGACGCATCCGGTGTGCTCCACGTGAACACCGCGCAGGATGGTGAAGGTAAGGATGAGAAGAAACGAGACAAAGCCGTCATCAAAGACGATGTGCCCAAAGGCACCGAACCATACGTTGAGCGTATCCCCGTCTACGAAACAGACCCGCTGTTCGTCCAAGAAAACAACGGGAAGCTCTGCGTCGAAAACCAAGACACCAACTGCCGCGTAAACGCGAAGCATCTTTACGACAAGGTTATTATTCACGTACCTGCAGGCTCCGTCGTACCAAGCGTAGACCCGAACCTGCCTGTAGCTAAATAGTAGAGAAGAGAGAATAATGAAAGCTCAGATCCTTATTTTCGACAACATCAACCTACACACCCCAGAAAACGGGGAACAAACCAATACCCCACCAGTAGCAGCCTGTAAAACACCAGACGCTACAAATGGCGTACTGGATGCAGTGGCTAGCCTACTTACTGAGGGCGCTTCGGGGCAATATGCAGGTATTGTGTTACGCAGCAAATCAGTTAGCTCTACTAGCGGCGATACGGAACTCTCTGACACTAACGCGCATGATGCGTTGTTAGGGGAGCTTGAAGCACTAGGTGCCCCAAAGAAACCATATGTCACACCATCCTACGCTATCACTGTCGGAGAAAAGTACAGTAAACCACAGATACTAGAAATACCCGAATACGGGTACTTCGCGGCAAGGATTGTCAATGGTTTCAACGTTAGAACTTCTGATGGGTCGAATAACGATTCAGTTTATGATTTGTTCCTGCTGACTAGTATTTTCCCGGTTTCTATAGGCGAAGAAGAAAAAACTTTGAACCTCAACAACCAGAATTTTAAGGGCGAAATACTCAACCTGAACATTGAAGCTCAAGAAGCCCAACTGACTGGTAAAACTTGGTATAAGGTCACTGGTCTTGAACTAGGGAAAGACGAAATCTCAACCTACCTTTTCACCCCATACACTGGTGACTATTCACCACCCAAGGAGAGTGTAGCCATTGAAGAAGGATACGCATATGAAGAAAAAGTATCTCTTCTCTACAATGCTGGTATTATCACTGGTGAAGAAACTGACCGTTACACTACAAGTTGTATAAACGACCCAGGGCCAAGCTACATATACTATCGTCTAACAGCTCAGGCCCTTGAATATGCTCACCGGAAGCAGGGAAGCTAATTGTGTTGAGTGTGAAGATGAAGTTTCTGAGAACTAGTTGGAGGTGACCTGTGGTCTTAGTAAACCCTGTTCAAAATCAGGAAGAACCGCTGGGTGTCGCTATTGGTTTCTATGAGACTGGGTACCCCAGCATTACCCTGCGTGATGAGCATGGGGATAGGTGCCTCACGGTGGATTATCGGGGGTATGTTCCTAATCTGCATATTGCTGTTCCAAGGAAGTCAAATACTGATATTGAGCTTCTACGCGAAAAAGGAGTTATACGCTCCTGCAACCCTGTAAAGACGGACTTTCAAGGTGGGGAACCAGTAGGGGTTTTCCCCCTTACTCGGAGGTGCGTGCTTGAGGTTTTCTCGGCGGTTACGGATCACTGTTCTTGTGTGCCTCAGGTGGATATAGATTTGGTGTCTTTAGAGGGATGCTCCGTTAGAGGTCCTTTTAGGGTCTCCTATCAGAAGCAGCTTCGAAATAGTGCAGCTGCGGACACTGTAAACACAGAGGCCCCCGCCAAGGGGTATGGTGAGATAAACATCCTAGAATATGCCCTAGAAAAAGCACAGGAACGCTGGGGAAGTAGCAGTGATATTGGCATACTTATCGCACAAGACGGAGACAACCAAGAACGCACTAACCTAGCACGGTGCGCCCAAGAAAATCTGTATACCCTAATTGTTGAAGAGCTTACCACACGGTGCGGACTGGGACTTGAGGGGCAATATTTCTTCGAAGATGACTGGAACGCACTGAAACGTATGATCCGTCAAGGCAAGGTTCCCCCTATCAGGTTGGGGGATGATGTGTGGGAGATCAGGTACTATGAATCCCCGCTGGAACGTCAAGACCCTTACTATAATGACTGGCACTATCGGTATGATTGCCTCGGGTTGCACCAAATCGAAAAACTGCGGGGCGGACAGTCTCAGCCTGATACAGGAAAAATTGAGTTCAAGCTTCTTACTAAGAAAAGCGGGATACTGCCGCGCGTAAACCAAAACCACGTGGAGCACGATACGGTTAGTAAGTTCACGATACGCAATGTAACTGAACACCCCGGAAGTATCATTGAATACGCTGTTCAATGCGGGCGTAATATCGGACTTTCTCCCAATAATATTCGGCTCGTTGTGGGTGAAACACCTGCGGATAAAAGTGTTATCAGCAATAATATTATTAGTAAGGTAGTGGAAGAACTCACAGAGAAACAGGGGTTCACCGCTCCGGTAATCGACTATAAGAGTAACCCTTTGGGGTACCTGAGGGAACTCGTTGCCACGAACAAGAACACACCTATTGAATTGCCCTCTGGCAAATGGGTGCTCGCACTTACGGAAGAAACACGCCCAGAAAGAAGGCTGCAGAACGGTCTGATACAGGGATTTTATAAGCAGTATCATGTCTTGGAACTTACCCAGCAAACAGGATGATGAATAATATTTGAAGGAATTGTTGGTTTCTATTTTAGGAAGGAAATACGCCATGAACGATACACAGGATACGGTGAAGCCCTCGGGTGATGAGGGTGGGGCTGTGGATGATTCTCTGGACCATCTTATTATGATGTTTTTCAAGCTTGTTAGTGTCGTGATTCTAGGATTACTAGCTGTATCCCCAATATTGTTTGCACAGATCTTCTGGGGTTTCACTCATAAAGAGTTTCTTTACCTGCTGGGTGAGGGACCTTTGGCGGTAGTTCTGTTTGTTACTATTATCATGATCTCAGTGAGGTTGATTGATAGTTTTAGCCCAGTTCTGAGGAGATTTTATCGTCTAACCGCATGGGTGCTGGTGGGGTGTTTCATTGCGTGCGCCGCTATCGTTGGTTGGCAGGTCAATGACTCGTCCCATGCTTGTTTCGCGTCTAGTAAGCACGCTGAGCTGCGTGCTATTGGGTGCTCCTATGTTGAAGAAGTTATTGTGGCGGATCAGGTTTTCTCCTACACGGAGTCGTATCCTCTGAGTAAAGAGGTGGGCGGTAAAACAGTGAACGGAACACTCTATGTTGTGGATGCTGGTTATGATGGTGACCGTAAATACGGGCACGGGGATGAAATATTTATCCCCAAAGACGACATGAAAAACAATGGGTACGGTGGGTACAGCGAATCGAAGGACTGGAAAAAATCCACTGGTATATTCAGCCCAGACAAGGGCACCACTAAACGGTACATCATCCACACCACCAAAACCCAGCTGGTGCGCCCCATCACTGATCCGCAACCGAACTGGGAAGAAAAAGTTGAGCAACGATTCGGTGAACCAGACAAAGGTGCAGACTATGTTTACATGGGTGAAGTGTTCAAGAACCAACGGAAACACGAGCTGCAAGGTACTTACCTAGTTGGTGGGGGCACAATGGGGGATCACGTGCTCTGGAACAAGAACTTAGTCGAAGGGAGCTAAAAGCATGGGTGCGCTAGAGCCGAGTGTCACGCAAGTAGCGTTCTTCTTCTTTCGCAAGCTGAAGCAGCATAGTATCTCAAAAATGAAGATGCACGCCCTCTGCTATCTAGTTCAAGGTTGGTGGGCGGCTAAAACTGGTGGGAAACTCTTTACAGAGGATTTCGAGGCGCGTAAACACGGACCCGTGTCACCAACCCTGCAGAGTATCGGCACTCACGATAAGCACGGGTTCGTGAGGGAAGATTTCGATGGTGTACCCATGCCTAGGTTCAATGAGGAGGAAGAGAGGTTTCTGAATCTTCTGTTGTCTAGATACGGGTTATGCACAGGGATACAGCTGTCAGAGAAGATAAGGGATACCGCGCCATATGCTGACGCTAGAGCTTCGGTGGTGAATACAGTTATCCCTATTGAATGGATGATTGCTTATTATTCGCGGTTTTTAAAGAAATAACACGCAAGAGGAGGGGGTGCTGGGCACCCTCTCCTTTTTGTTTAAAGATAGTTGTGCACTGGGTTCTGTTGCCACTCTGTGCGGTTCAGGTGTATACTGAAAGCCAATAAATGAACCAGAATAAAGACCATAAGAAAACACATCAACCCTTAGAAAGGAAACACCACACATGCTAGATATACACCTCACCGAAAAACACCTCAGCCGCATCACCTTCATCAACGGGCAGGGCTGGGACGAACCGCACCCCACCTGCGAAGGTTTCACCCTCACCACAGAAGTGAAGATAACCTCATGAGCAAAGAATCCATCCACAACGATTTCATCACGATCATGAAAAGTATCTAGTTGTCATGAGCACACAACCCACAAGCATCATCAACGTCGCACGGCACATCCTACTCTACGAGAGCGACGGAATGACCATCATGAAGCTACAGAAGCTCTGCTACCTCACGCAAGCATACTCACTAGCATGGACAGGTGAAAGGCTCATCACAGAGCGGTTCTACGCCCACAAGAACGGACCCTACAGCAAAGAACTCGCTACCGCCCTCAAAGGCATATACTTGGTGTACTACTCCGACCTGAAATACGCCCCAAAGTCCCCCATCCCAGTTGCAGGTGATAAAGTTATCATCGTGGATCAAGTACGCAAAACAATGCGAAGATTCAGCAGCGACGCCCTGAGAACAATGTTCCAGCACGAAGCGCCCCTACAAGCAGGACTGAAAAACAAGGCTGAGGACTACCTGATACCCGAGACGATGATGGAAGAATACTATAAGGAATAAGCATGATATTAGTTGAGAGAAGCCTTATCAATGGCAGTAAAGAAAAAGAAGGATCATTCCTTAAATTATGGTTCTTCCTTTTTGTAGAAAATGTGATTTTCTTACTTGTTTCCGCATCCCCATTGTTAATCACAGAGTTGATGTTAGGTGGTGGAATCACAGCTAAAATCTTAGAAAATTATATAATGCTACCTATAATACTGGGGTTACTTGCTTTGTTTTCATTTATCCCATTTATTATTTTGGAGCTTTTTAGCTTGACATATTCCCTTAAGAAGAAAATAGAAAAAGTATATAAGGAAATAGTTCCAGATGAAAAAAGTTAAATCATTCGCAACCCACCCAGTGACGCTTCTCGCTGTCGCCGCAGCTGTGCTCTATTTCGGTTGGAAATTGGTGGTGGCTGCTGGTTTAGAGATAATGGTAGCTGGTTTTCTTTTGGGTATCATCACTATTTTCTCAGCTGGACTCCATGTGAGAATAGTATTTTATGGTGCGAAGGAAATCAGGGATAGACGGAAAAAGAAGTTGAAGCCAGCTTCTTTTACTGCAATAGGTTCAACGGTGATATCTGCGATTGTTCTAGCGGCCATGGCTGTGCTCCCTATTTTATATGGGCTTGAGGGAGTTTTCCTTGGCGTGTCACTACTTATGGTAACGGAGATGATATACGTACTGATTTATCATATTTGGTGGATGCTTGCTCCTTATTTTAGGCTCTATAAGGTTTCAGACAAAAAAGCTAGCTGTTAGCAACATTTTATATCACAAGCGGTTTTTGATATGAAACTGGGAGGTTCAGATTTTGTCTGATCCTCCCAGTTTTTCGTTATACAGGGTACCGCTGCAGGTGTATGCCCTCTTCTTCGTATATGTCATATATGCGCCCTTCGCGGGCCTCAATTATGGAGTATTCCACGTGTTCGCGTATTTCTTCATCTGTTGCTTCAGCGTAGGCTTCTGCGACTGCCTGCCCAACTAGTGTCTTTACTTCTTCCAACTCTTCGGGTGTCATATTCCTATGCTCCTATAATCTATTGGTACTATATTTTATTGCTACAGATAGGGTATACGATTATGAGTGTAAACTGTTAATTCTCACCCGAATATTACGAGCCGAAAAGGAGGGTCTAATACCCCTAAGGGTTTTTACTTATAGAACTCCACCAAGTGGGTGTGTTTAATAACCTCCCCGTTGCGTTTACTGTGTCCGTCACGACCGTCACAGACGACTTGATCCCAGTCGGAGGTTTTCTTGTACGAGTACCCAGTGTCAGTGTCTTTCAAGTCATCGTTTTCTTGAACCCATCCTTCTTCAGGGTTATCGTATTTTCCTTGTTCGCGCCATTCGAAGTGTCCTTGCACCCAGATAGTGTCATCGTATGGGCACATGTTCATTGACCCGTCAGGGTTGAGGCAGGGGCGCATACCATAGTTTTGTTGGTAGTATCCTGCTTGGTGGTTCCGTATTTCGATGCGTGTTTCTTGGAAGCTGTGGTTCGTGTCGCACGTGTTGGGGGCGTTGCACCCGGTGAGTAGCGTGAGTGAGGTGGCTACTGTGAGGGTTAGGTTTATGATTCTTTTATTCTTCTTTTTCATGGTTGAACTCCTGTTGGTGATTACGTTTCGTTATCTGTCTAAAAATATAACATGTTTGTGTGGTGCTTGTAAACAGCAAAATGTTTGGGTATGAAAAAGCTCCTGCCTAGAGGCTAGTCGCTACTCTAAACAGGAGCCAATGGGGGGTAATTCTACTTCCCGCGCTTCCTCTGCACATACACCCCATACTTGTCTTCAAGTACGGCTGAACGCCGCCCATCACCGACACCATCCAGAAGGTCCATATCAACAACATCATAGCCCCCCCCTGAACGGAAGGTGAACCTCCTCTTGGCGTTGATCCGCCCGTTACGGGCAGTATCTAGGATGGTCTCACCCCAGCCTTCCTCACGCACAATATCGGATAGCAACCTGAAATGCTCATCCATGTTCTGCAGTTCCCATGTGCAGAGACCGGTTGACGGGTTCTCGTAGATTTTGCGGAACTCTACTGTTGTGGTGCTTTGCATTTTTACTCCTCTTTGACGGGGTGTTTCACGCCCCGTTATTGCCTTTACCTTTGTGTGCCTCAGTGACACTAGGGGGTATGTTACCCATGTATAAGCATAACAGCCGCCCCAGTGCGGGAGAAAAACACGGAGAACACGACTTGAACCCTGAGCACATACTCTATCTTCTAGACCCAAACTACAAGCCACCCCAACCAAACACCCCAGAAGAGCTGGAAGCCCTCATTGGCGACAAGATAGCCCTCATGGAACTAGCTGAAATCATACGAGCCAACCTCGAACTTATTGACGACGAGCTCGCTCAAAGTATCGAACCAGGTAAATCCCTGCAATACGGTGACTTCAAAATCACCCACACTAAACCCCGCTCCACGTTTGATAAGGCGGCGTTTGAGAAAAAATACCCTGCAGACAAGTACCCTCACTTGTATGACCGGAAGGTAGTCCCAATTCCTGCTACAGCTTTGAAGAAAGTGATTTCCGGTAGCGAGTACAATGCGTTCCTGAAAACTTCTGGCAGGGGCGGGGCTATCACAGTAAAACACCAAGCATAAGGCACCCGTAAACAAAAAAAGTAGCGGCTCAACTCTGAACATTCAAGTTCGGAATTGAGCCGCTACTCTCTTATGAATTAGGGTGTATTATTACCGCAACTCAATATCTGGGACAATGGTTTCCGGCTTGTAAACAACCTTATAATGATTGACAGAAACGTTAGCCGCGTCTACCTGCTCCACGAAATAGGTGACGTTATCCGACAAGCCAAGGAAATGCTTCTTGTAGTCGTCTTCACCTACCTTGCAGGTGACCTCAAGCTGCTTGTCGCCACCATCTTTCTTGATTGAGCATCTGCCCTCAATAGTCATCAGGTACTTGTCGGTGATGCCATTGAAGAAGACGATACGGCGGGTCACTTTGAAGTTGTCGCTGTCTTTTGATATGTTCCGTGAAGCCACATCGGCGTCGTTACTGCACCCAGCTAGTCCGATGCATGCAGATAGTGCGAGCGCGATAGCGGTGAGAGTTTTCTTGATTCTCATGGTCCGGTGATCCTTCCTTGTGTTAGGGGATGATGTAGTTGGGGTGAGTTGAGGGCACAAAAGGATTCCTGAGTGCCGACGTTGTTACCCGCGCTTTTCCGTTCTGATCAGTAATACGAATGTTAGCGCCGTCCGCGTAATCGACTGAAATCCCGCTACCTCCGTTGGCGAAAGATACGTTGCTGATGCTTATGATAGCGCCATGCTGCGGTGCATACGATAAAGCTATCATTTCTGCTTGTGTTTCAACATCAAAATTTTTCACATTGATTCCCTTTTCTGAACATATGGGCAGGGGTTGGGGTAGTAGGAAGATACCCCAACCCCTAAGCCGCCCTACAGCCCGAGCTCACGCGCAATATCTGCACGGGTAGTACCCTCACCCACCAGAGCCTCATAACGGGCCTCAGGGGAGCTGTTACGGAGCTCCTGTGCCGCCTCAACCTTCGACTCCTCCATAGAAATATGCTCCTCAAACCGTGCCATTTCACTAGACACGTCAGAACCATCGAACACACGCATGGCTTCCGCCATATTCTTCTGCGCATCCACAGTGTTCTTGCGGGCAGTGAGCAGACTCAGGTCATTCTCTAGATCTTTCTTATGCTGCCTCATCTGATCTAGGCTTTCCTGTAACTCAGTGATCTTCGGTGCCTGCTCGTCAATAGCTGTCTGCAAAGCCTTCGCTTGCGCCTTCTGTGCGTCCAGCTTTAGCGCTAGATCAATAGCAGCATTCTCAAGCTTTCCAGCCTTGACCGGATCCTTCTCATCCTTCGCAGCTTCCACAGCTGAGGGAACCATCTTACCAAGCTTCTCAATGCTCTCATTAAGCTTCGCAAGGTCCTTTTCACGCTGCTTCTGTAAAGCAATAACTCGGGCAACCGAAGCCTCAGCGTCAACGATCTGGCTGGTGTATTTACGGAGGGTATGCTGCATAGCGGCTTCACTGTTCTCGGCTTTATTGAGAGCGTAGTGTGCGTTCGCAGCGAAGATGTTCGTAAAACGTGACCAGAGGGTCTGTTTCTTACCCATTTCGGGCACCTCTTTCTATATTTGATAGTTTCAGGTTTCCGCACCCACTCTTGTCTGGTGCGTGTAGGATAAGGCTATCATGCCGGCAAGCCGTTTCGCTAGTTCAGGTAGTGCACACCAGTGTTTCAGCATTACTCGGAGATAATTTCCAGTAGGACATTCCGGTGACAATTCACTTGTTCCTCCTCATAGCAGAGAAGCACAACGTTACCGCTCTCCGCTAAGCGTGTGACCTCCCGTAGTGCCTTCATTTTCGTGGGGTCACTGGTGATGATGTCACGGAACCTGTTTACGCACCGTGCATGGGGTCCTGTTCCTGGGGCGTCCCAGAATCCGTCACGGTTTTCTTTGGGGTTGCCGAGTTCTCTGAGGTGAATATAGTTGATCCCGTGTTTTTTGAGATGGTTTTTGAGTCTTGTTTTTGAGAACCCTGGTTTCCGTGAGATGGGGGTCAGGCGGACATCTACTACTGTCTGGGTGTTTCGTTCCAATAGTTGTTGGGCGTATTGGTCTATTGTTAGCCCTTGGTACCCTAGCCCTGTTATGTTTCCCATGCGTGTCCTCACCTAACCCTTCTCTTGGTTCTGCTTGTTTTTAGAGCCCTAGAATATCTCTGATGATCTGCGCGGCTTCACGCTTATCAACATCTGACCTGTTTTTCAGGTGCCCCATAATCAACCCGATAGCTTTCTTGTCGCCAGCTAGAGAACCATTTTCTTCTTCTAAGCCAGCGATGATGTTCCCGATAAGCTCCCGCGCCTGTTCTGTGGTGAGCATTTTGGGGAGGACGGTTTCGATGAGGTTAGCTTCTAGTTCCCTCTGGTCTGCGTATTCGCTCTGCCCGTTGTTTCTTGCGGTTTCGGCGAGTTCCCTGCGGGCTGCCACAGCGTTTCTGACGATTTTCTGAACATCAGCGTCGGTGAAACTGTACGCGGTGTTTTTGCGTTCCGCTAGTTCCCATGCGGCGCGTGATGCTTTCTCAATGTCGTCGAGTACACCGTTGAGAACTTTCACTGATTTGTGGTCTTTGGTGCGGCGCGCACTGTCTCTGAGATTTTCTACTTTCTGCTGGGTGCTCAATGTCCCCATTATGGTTTCCTTTTCTTGGGCTTCTTCTGGGTGTGGGAATGTTGTTCCGTGTACTCCCACCAGCCTAGTGTAACACCTGCAGAGGCTCGGGTGGGCGCGGCTAGCTGTTTCCCTTTAGGATACTGAGCGCTATCTGGTGCGCCGCCGTGTTGTCGATGTCTGCCCTGCCTACTAGGTTTTTCATGATTTGCCCGAGCGCGGTTTTTGTGGTTGTGTCGATGCACTGGGTTTTGATGATGTGGTGGATGAGTTGGCGGGTTTGTTTCGGGGTTTTGAGGGGTGGGAGTACTGATTCGAGGATTTTGATTTCTTTGTCTATGAGCGTGCTGAACTCTTTGTTGCCTCCTCGGAGGGCTGCTTCTTGGAGGTCTTTTCGGGGTTGGATGGTTTTTTCTATGGCGCGGCGTTTGTCGTTTTCGGTGGGTTGGGTGTTGGGGAGTTTTTGGATGTTGTTGATTGCTTCTTGGATGATGGATGCGGTTTTGTGGTCGTTGTGGGTGTGGGCGCATTGTTGGAGTTGGGTGAGTTGTTGTTCTAGGGGCATGGGTTTTTCTCCTGGGTTGTGTGGTTGGTTGTTGGGTTGTTTTTTCATTGTCTCATATTTTAGGTTTAAGTTTAAGTTGAATGTTTGATGGGGTGTTACTCACATAAAATCAAACCTAAAAATAATAACAGAAAACCCCACCCCAACCACAAAACCCCCAAATTTGAACAACAACAAAACATGCACTAAAATTAAACACACAAGCCAAAACCACAGGGGATACAACCCCAGAAAGAACACCATGAAAATCATCGACACAATAGCCGCCGCAGCACAAGCATTCTTCGGAATCGTCATCGGCGGAGCAGGAATCATCCTCACCATCACCATTATCTTCCGGCTAAGCCCAACCATCCCACTCACAACACCCGTAGGATACCTCATTGTCACAACCATCATGGCCGTCTACGGAGCTGCAAACATCATCCACGCACTCAAATAAAAACCAGAAAGGAAAAACAACCATGCGACCCCATGACACCCACATCATCGAAGAACCCATCAAAGAAAACCACACAAAAATCTCAGCAGAATGCATCGACTGCAAAACACAAGGACTCTCCTACGGAGACAACCCAGCAGGCATCATCGCCTCCACCGAAACCCCAAACTCTGAAACTGACGAAGGCACCTTCAATAAAAACTTCGCGCTTGTTGCAACTATCATGATCAACCACAGTAACACTAATCACACACCCAAGCCAAGCATGTGGAAGGGAAAATCTAGGTAATCACAAGAAACCAAAAAAGAGGCGGTAAATTAACACCGCCTCTTTCTTCATGCTCTAAGAACCACCCCGAATATGATCACCATCCACCATCAACTCATGCTTCGGTTCCCACCATGTTTCCAAACGCACAATGTTCGTGGAATAACCCGCATAAGAATTAACCCAAGGTTCCAGATATTCGCATTTCTGGGTGGGCTTGAAAACCATGTTCTCTTCATGCTTTTCTAGGCTATAGTGGGAAGACCTTCCAAGCAGCATAATAATCCTGCTACCCGCATTGGGGAACACTAAAGCGGCATGGAAAACGTGAGGCACCTCAAGATTATTCGGGTACGGGATCACCAGACCCCGCATCATATTAGGAAGCAGGTTATCTTTGAACGTCTCAGCGGTAGCTTCCAGCGTGACTGTTGATTCTATCCCGACACGAGTCACATATACTGTCATCATCCCAGTGTCATCTATCATCCCAGCCTTCTCTATCACACTAGGAATGCTTGAAGTCATACCACTATCCCAAGAGCGCAGAGTTATACTAGTAGCCCAACCATAATCATCATATGCGTAGACAGGAGAATGCCCACACCTGCCGTCAAGCCCGATATTCCCGTTCGCACCAACAGCGTTAGCGTACACCCGCACACGCGACAGGTGCTCCTTATCGTTACCGACCCACAGGGTGTCCGGTAGCGAATCGAAAACAATAGGATCCCGCAGTTCCGTGTAGTGGATATTCTTCCAGACGGTAGCCATGTGCTCCTGGTCTGTCCCATCAAAGAACGGGTAGAGGGGGGTGTCTTCTTTCATTGTTTTCTACTTTCTGGTGCGTCGAAAATATGCGGGTGAAGGGCTTCTTCTGGGAACCGTTCAGCAACGAAGTACAAGCGGGTGTGGAGGGCACCAAGGTCATGGATGAACCCAGAGAAGCACTCCCTTAGTTTGTCCCAAAGGATTGTTTCATCCCCGTAGTATCCTTGGAGGCGCACAATATTCCGCAGAGCCACGAGGAACATGTGCAGCAGCTCGGCGTGGAAAACGTCATTCTTACGCCTGCTCGCGGCGTGGAGGATTTTCGTCATGTTAACCATGAACCCTTGAGGGACATTTATAGGCTTGACGCCTGCGCTAAGGACGTACTCTTCAACCCCTGCCCGCGCCAGACGGTAATCGTCCTTCAAACCCCTCACTGGTGCTAGCCACAAGCACGCTAGAACTTTATTCAACGGCTCGGGTAGCACCCCAGTGAGGTTTTCAAGGTGCGCACCCCCAATAGTTGGGGTGTCCTGGTATTCACTATTCATCACTAAAAACAGCTCGAATCAAATCGTTCTTAGCGTCCTCCAATGCCCTCCAATGGTGGTAAAGTTTCCCTTGAGGATCGGAGAGTGCTGCTTTCCTGCATGCGCGCCCAGCATCTAAAAATTTTTTTAATTCTTCTGGATGTTGATAGCAACGATTTCGCATTTCTGAAAGGGAAATAGGGAAAGGGAGTTCTGATTCATAAATGCAGGCATAGTTCCAGTAAGTTTTCCAAGCGGGTGAAAGCGTGCACATTGCATTGTTGCGCAGGCGAACGATGTGATCGTTCATCTCTAGCCCAATACGTTCAGGTGCAAGACCGGACACATAGTAATATCCGATATTGAACTTGAATGTATGTAATCGCATACCGTTATTTACGGTTTTCTTTTTATGCCAAAACATGCCGTGTATTCCTTGAATACCTTATGGTTTGTGGGTTACTTGTTATCAGGGGCGCTTAGCATGCTCCCAATCACAGGAAACAGCTACATCGCTCCCATTCCCACTGTTCGCGTTAGCAGTCACACAGTACACTTCAAAACCAGATTTTTCGTACTTGTCTAGGCAGCTGATCGCCTGCCCATGTATGCCACTGCTTCCGCATACATGTTGATCTCCACGCCCACCACCGTCAGCGCCAGCTCCGGTCATGGAGGTGATGGTGAGGATTACTGCTACTGCTGCTAGTGATTGTCCGATTTTTTTACGCATTTTTGTTGCTCCTGTCTATTTTTTGTTTCTGGTTTGGGTAAGTGTACGGGGCTGGTTTCTTTAGATACCTAGCTGCCCGAGGATGATTGCTAGGATAATGAATCCTGCGGCGAGCGCCCATCCGATCATGATTGCGGTGTCGTTAGCTGGTTCAGGTTTCTTATGGGGGGGCATTTCTTGTTCCCTTCAGTAGTTGCTGGTTTGTTTTCTGGTTTTTCTGATGTCACCACCATAAAGCATAGTTCTACTGAAAGTCAAGCAGGCACTATGTTTCGGCGTTTCAGATGGTTGTCTCTAGGGTGGTTTTCGGGTGTTCTTCTCTGGTAGGATGTGGGTGTACATTACACTCAACAACCAAGAAAAGAGCGACCATGACAGCCACCAAATACGTCGGGAAAATGCGCACCCCAGAAGACGCGGCGCGCTCGCTCGGGGTAACCCTATCCCAGCTAGACACCCTAGCGGACAACAATAAGATCCTTCGTCTCACCAACGCGCACGGGCAGACTGGGTATCCCGTGTTTCAGTTCGATAGGAACGGTATCAACCCCATTGTCCAGCGGGTAGTAAACACCCTGCTCAGTGGCGGGTACGACCCGTGGACTGTTGCTTTCTGGGTTTACCGCCCGTCAAGGGTTTGGGGTGGGTTGAACGCGATTGATTACATGTCATTATCAGAGGAGCACAAGGCGCGCGTCATTCTTTGCGCCGAGACAGACGCGGCTAACCTGTTAGCTAACCCCTAAAAAGAAAGAACACCACAAAATGAGTATCGCCAACCCGCGCCGTATCAACCCCAACACGATCAGTAAAGCCCTCACCAGTGCAGGACTCGGATGGGATAACGTTATCTGTTACGGGTACTACGGGTCACAGGCAGACGGTACGCTAAGAAGCGTCACACAGAAATTGATGGTGCCGATGTTAGGCTCATGTCCTATGAGAATATCAGGGCAGAGTTCAAAGGCATGTTTGACGTGTTCTGGCTACACAACTTCGTGTACGCCCGTCCCGACGGGACGGTTCACCCATACGCGGATTATGTTGCGAACACTAGACTGAATGCTTGGGAGTGCGCGGATTCACTGTTCAAAGCAGTTGTTCACAATATTGGTTTCACCGTGAAAAAAGTGGGGGAATACCACGCCAACCCCACTGACTTGAACAGGGTCAAAGTGCACAAAACAGTGAAACGAGTGTTCAAGCACCAGTTCGTGTACCTGAAAATTGAGCAGCACCTCACCTCAACTACAGGGGAATATCACCCAGTTTTCACCGAGCAGGAAAGACGGCAGCTGCTCAACTCCGCAGAAGAAGCAACACAGTGTATTCTGGATAACGGGTGTGACCCCATCGAAATATTAGGGCGATACTCACCCGACCAAGCACTATTTGAGCACGCTCTATCCGTTTACACGAGACACTAGAACCCATATCCAACCCACATTAGGAGACCCCATGAAACGCCTCGTAGCGACCACTGCCGCCATGACACTCATCGCACTACTAGCCAGCTTAGCGGGCTGCAGCACACCCAAACAGCAGGACGCGCAGATGTGTGACATCAGCTCCGCAAGGTCAGAAATGCAGATCGAGGTCAGGGGGTACGACCCGAACGACCCGTCAGGCGCGATAACACGCTTCGAATGGAGGGAATACGGTAAGTACAACAACCCAGATGAGGGCTGGGTTCCGCATGAGGGGCACCCTGAGGATTCGGATAAGCCTTATTCGTATAGGGAAACTGAGGATAAGGTGAAGATCGCGTGTGACGATAAGGCTGCTTCGCCTGTGCATGAGTATAGTGAGAAAATTTTTGTGAAGAAGTGACCATAACAGTGGGGCGTAACTGACAGGATAAAAACCTGAAAGTTACGCCCCACCGTCTTCGTTCAAGCCCCTTCCTACCCCTCGGGCAGACAAGAAATCACATACGCCTTACTATTTAAATTACTGTAATCCTCAATCACCACAATATGCAGCACACGAGTAGACCCGCGCCCAGCTTCAATGAGCCTGTCCACACTCAAATCTCCGTGCTGCAGGAGCGACTTCTGCGCGACCTTCCAGAACGTGATCGTATCATTATTATTGGACACATGCACAGGGTCACCCACCCTGCACCCGAGCGCTAAAGCGCACGCACTGTACTCATTCAACGCCTTATTCTTGAGAACACCCGTGAGTACCGTGGTACCAGTCTCCGATTCAATAACGGGAAGCTGCTTCGTAGACGCAAAATATTCTGCTGAGGTAGGCAAACCAACCAGCCGGTTCTGCGGGTTGCCTGCCCGTGACGCTTCCCCAAGGTTTTTCAGCTCTTCGTCATTCACGACCCTGTTTTCTTCTTTAGGGTCATGTTCGATATTTACAGTGAGGGTTGGGAACGTGATGAAGTTCTTGTAGAACCCCGCGTAGTTTGAGGTGTCGTAGTCGGAGACCCTGTTGGGGGTTTTCTCGATTTGCTTGATTTTATTCCCTGAGTCCCAGTCCTGCAGGATCGTTACTTTCCGTTTGACGGTCAGGTCAGATTTTTTGATTTCCCCGTCGGGCGTGTATTCTCTGACGTATTTTTCTTTGATGTCCTGCCCCGACAGCATGGGGGATAGGTTTTGGTGCTCTGCGGGGTCTGGGGGTGTGGCGCAGGACGCGAGTAGTGCGGTTAGTCCTGTTGCGGTTGCGCCGATGAGGGTGTGCCGGCGGGTTATTTTGGTGTTGTGCATGGTGTTGCCTGCTTTCTGTGTCTGGTTTTTCCGTGGTGGTTGGTTGCCCTAAGGGTATCATATACCGCCGCCGTTTTGTTTTGCGGTATCCATCAGGTATAAATATTTTCTGCTGCACATATTTCTGCAGAAACTTTGGTGGTGAACATTAAAAACAAAGTGCGCCCCGCCAGCACCACCAAAACCCAGCTGGCGTGACACACCAACCAACCCGCAAACAAAAACAAAAAGGAAGCAGGTACAATGCGTAAAACCGCGAAACTATCACACAAGCTCATCGCAAGCACCGCAGCCGCAGGGTCAATGCTATCAGCCGTGGTTATCCCCGCAGCCAACGCAACCGAACAAACACCATCCCCCGCACCAGAAACCAGTGCCGCAAGCACACCCGCACCAGAGAACACCACCCCACCCGTACCAGCTGACGTGCAGCAGCAAGCCGAGCAGGCTCAGAAACTCCTTGAGCAAGACGGTGTTGAAACCCACACCGACGGGAAAGAAACCCAGCCCAGCAAAACCCCAAAAAACAGTATCCCAGGGCTTGGCGGGAACTCCCCTTTTAGGGCGCGCCCACAAGCCACTGGTGTGCCGAACTGGGGTATCCCAGGTGCGGACGTGTCCTCCCACCAAGGCAACGTGGACTGGGCACACCAGAAACGTCTCGGCGCGCGCTGGGCGTCAGTGAAAGCCACGGAAGGGCTCTACTACAAGAACCCCTACTTCGGGCAGCAGTACGGCGGCTCCTACGACCAAGGACTAGACCACGGGGCTTACCACTTCGGTATCCCCACACAGGACGCTCGGCAGCAAGCTAGGTTCTTCGTCGCTAACGGTGGCGGGTGGTCCCCTGACGGGCGCACCAAACCAGGTATGCTAGACCTAGAATACAATCCTTACGGTCACATCTGCTATGGACAAACAAAAACCCAGACGCTAAACTGGATCAGGGACTTCGCAGACGAATACAAGAGGCTAACAAGCCGCTACCCAACCCTGTACTCCACAACCGATTGGCTCAACACCTGCGTGGGGGATATGACACCCGTTAACCACCTGGGGCTCTGGGTTGCTAACTATTCGTCAGGCCCAGGTAGGATGCCTGTCGGGTACACCAACTTCGACATCTGGCAGTCCTCATCAGCTGGGCCTTTCACGGGGGACTCAAATGTTTTCCGAGGCACAGATCAAGAATATAAGGACTACCTAGTGAATCCTTCATGGATGAGCACCACCTGGCGGGACCAGCACCCGCAGCACAGCACCCCAGTGCAAGAGACATCCGCACAGAAACCAACTGAGAAGGCTGGGCACTTCTGGGATGTCCCCGCGAACCACCAGTTCTACACTGATATTGAGTGGGCAGCAAACAAAGGTATCGTCAAAGGCTGGGACGACGGTCACTTCCGCCCCGAAGCGCAAGCTGAAAGGCAAGCTATCGCCGCGTTCTTCTACCGTATGGCTGGTGAGCCTGAGGTGAAACTCCCCGCGTCCTCACCGTTCAAGGACGTATCACCAAGCGACCCGTTCTACAAGGAGATCGTGTGGATGTCCCAGCAGGGCATCACCCTCGGCTGGGAAGATGGGACGTTCCGCCCACACGATCCGGTGAGCCGTGAGGCTATGGCGGCGTTCTTCTACCGTTTCGCTGGTAGTCCCAGCGTGACCGCACAGACCACTTTCAACGATGTGCGCCCCGCATCCACCCAGTTCTATAAGGAGATCAGCTGGCTACAATCCACTGGTATCACCACAGGCTGGACGGATGGCACGTTCCGCCCGTATGCGCCTGTGGAGCGTGGAGCTATCGCGGCGTTCATGCACCGTTACGATAATGTGAAAAAGTAGAGTGCGGGTCATTCACGTTTGTGTGGTACACTAGATATTAGTTCCAGGGCGACCTGAGCTGAAGAAGAAAATTAATATTTATAGCAAATGTTCATCAAGACGGGGCTTTGGGTTTTGCACCTAAGGCCCCGTTCTTGTTGCCGGATAAAGAACTTTTCGTGAAGGAAACAACGAACTATGGGAAAATCAACACCAGCTCTACTGAGATCATCCACATGGAGGTACGCCGCGAAAACAGGTGCGCTCCCACCGAAACTAGCGCCCCTATACCAGTCACCAGAAGAACTGGTGCGCGCCATAAATGAAGAGTACGGGCGGCTACTGCACAACAGTAAACCAATAGAGTATGTCTACAAGAACGAGTATGCGAGGCACATGCTATCCGTCTACTGGGATAGTTTCTCAATCCAGTTCGAATACCCAGTAGGGGACAGTTGGGCTGATATTATCACTGTCACAGAGGACACAGGCATTAGCGTGGTTGAAATAAAAACTGAGCGGGATACCCCAGCACGTTTAGGGACACAGGTTAGTGATTATAGGCGTTTGACCCCGCACGCTTCTTTACTGGTTAGCGGTAATGACACCGAGAAGTACGCTCGCGCATGTGAGGAACTAGGTATACCAGCACTAACCTTCTCCATATCAGAAGGCATACAAACACCAGCGCGCACCCCAGAACCCATAACCCATGCGCACACAGACCCCACCACAATAATCAGCTACCTACGAGACAAAGAACAGCAGCAAGCCCTCAAACTACTCGGCGCGACACCCGCAGGACCGGAAACATCGAACATTACTAGGTGGCGGCGTAATAAGGAACTGCTTTTAGGGTACCCCGCACATGTGCTGTGGGAGGCAGCTTCCAGCGTTGCCCTAGACTCTAGGCGCATACCAGATTATGCGTATGATCTACTGATGGTTGCGCCAGCCCCTTTGACCGCTTGCCTTCTGCAGGTTGCACCGAACCGCCCGCAATGTGACCGGTTAGCTGGGCTGCTAGTCAAATAGGGGCATCAAACAAGCGAGCGCCCGCGCGACACGAGGATAACAAAAAATTTTCGCCGCCGTTACAAAACCCACACGATAATGTGCTACACTATTTATTACGCGAGTCAATATCGCATCCTTCTTGGAAGCGGAGGATGAGGGTCCAAACATGGTTGGATTATATTTTGATTCTGTGTATCGGTGATTGCGACGCGGGACTCTAAGGTATTTCTGTATTTTTCCTTAGAGTCCCGCATCTTTTTATATGTTTTTTATTCGCCGTCAATCTCTGGGAGTTTGAACTGGGTGGTGTCCACCCCTTCCTCCTCAACACGGATCCTCGGTAAAGTAAGTGCAGCATAAATGCCGCCGCCGAGTAGGGCGGCTACGATCAGGAACCCAGGGTTTTGGGTTGCCATGTCTGGGTTGGTGAACAGGATGAGGGCAGGGAAGATTAATGCTGAGGTGATCATCCCCAGGATTGTCCTTTTGAGTCCCACGTGTCTGGGTTTCTTATTTTTGTGTGTCATTGCTTTTCCTTATTTGTTTGAAGCTGAGTTTTGTTGGTTTGGGGGTTGGTGTACTGCTGCCTACAGTCGTGTGGTTTGTGGGTGGTGGCGGGACAGTACGTATAGATTACTATATTTCTGCTGTGGTTTTCCAGTGTTCCCCGTAATATTCTGTACTGTTAGGTGAGGCTAACTGGGGCTTTTTCTGTTGCGTGCTACAAGGTTCACTGAACCAGCCCGAACCATTCTCGAATACTCATACCCGAAACAACCCTACACTTCAACGAACACCCTAATAAATTTCAGAAAAAATGCATAAAATAATTTGACACCCAAAACGGCGGGGAATATTCTAACAATGTAGGGAAACAGCACAACAGGACGTGCAGAAACCTACGCAAGAATAAACCCTAAAACATTGGAGTAACACTATGGAACTCACCCGCAAGAACCTGCTCAAAGGCGCAGTTGCCCTGTCCCTCACCGGAGCTACCCTGTTTGGTGCAGGTGCACCCGCTGCTCTAGCGCAGGAGGTTTCCGCACCCGTAGCGTCCGCTGTGCAGGCTAACAAGAACCCGCAGGTTGCGGCAGATATGGGTGCTAAGGCTATCCAGTCGTTCAAGGATGTGAACGAGTCCACCACCCCGTTCTACAAGGAGATTGGTTGGCTGCAGGAAGCACAGATCAGCACCGGCTGGTCTGACGGTACTTTCCGTCCCCAAGCAAAGGTTGAGCGTGCAGCAATGGTGGCTTTCCTGTACCGCCTGAATGGTTCACCTGAGGTTGAGCTGCCCGCCGCCTCACCGTTCAAGGATGTGGACGCATCAAACCCGTTCTACAAGGAAATCGTTTGGGCTCACCAGCAGAAGATCACCACTGGCTGGTCTGATGGTACTTTCCGTCCGTGGGAGCCCATTTCACGTGAAGCTATGGCTGCTTTCTTCTACCGTGACGCTGGTCGCCCACTAGTAGATATGTCTGTACACCAGCGCTTCAAGGATGTGGATGCATCGAACCCGTTCTACACTGAGATTCAGTGGTTCGCTCAGCGCGGCATCACTACTGGCTGGGGTGACGGAACCTACCGCCCCCATGAGGCAACCAACCGTGACGCAACCGCTGCGTTCCTGTTCCGTTACGCCGTGAACGTGAAGGGTCTGGGAGCCTAGTAATTTTAGTTCCTTAACCTAATTGTTTAGCCCGCCATACTTGAAACACAGTGTGGTGGGCTAAAGCTTTATGGGGTACCATTACAACTAAAGAACACCACAAACAGAAAGATGAGTACACTCATGAGCTACTGGGCATCCCTCGAAGAAGAAGCCAGCGGCACCCCAAACGAAGTTTGCGGCTTCAAAATAACAGATGAACTACTGGAACCTCTACGGTTCGCCTTGGGTGGTGACGGGTTGTGGGAGCTTAACGGAAAAACAGGTGGTGAAGCGACACCTTTGATCCGTAGCGGGTTGGGGCACCTGTCCAGCAACCCCCAACCATTAGGGGGGCATTGGGATCAGGTCGCGCGAGCTCGGCTCACCTTGGAGCACATGCACAACCTATCCTCCGCTTACCCCACCTGTTTCTGGGCGATTGATTAACCACCTAGAGGGGCGGGTTACCAGTAATATGAATCTAACATTGAAGGTAAAACAGTGAACACACAGCAGGATCAGAAAATGAACGAAATCAACAAGGCACTAGACCAGCTGCAAGAAGACAAAGCAGACACAGAAGCACTCAAACAGGCGAAAGTTAACGACGACGGGTACCGTGTGTCACTAGAGGAATACTTAGCGAGCATCGACGAATAACCTCATAGAGTTTTAGTATAAAAAACAGGTTCCCCATGTTGCCTCCACCTCAAGCAACACGCGGGAACCTGCTTTAATTTCCTCTTATAAGCGACTGAGAACGTTACGCATAGTCGCTTTAAAATCCAGCGAACCATCATCTTTCACGATCACATCATTGCCCGTAACAATGTAATCACCAGAAAGCTCAACGAGTGCTAACCACAACCCATAATGAACCACAGAATAGTCACATCCTTCAAGTGAGAATATGAAATTGTGCGACATGTCCCAGTTATCTTCTTGGAGGTCCGTCTCGGTTATGATATAGAAAGCCCAGTCATGGGACACGCGGTACGAAACATAATCGGTTTCATAATCTGGTTCCCCGTCAGGGAGTACTCGGATTCGTCGATCCCCATAGCTTTGGAGAATATTGCGGAGTTTCTGGGTTTCGCTGCTGCTGGTGGGGGTTATCTCATACCACATGTTGGTTTCCTTCCTAGTGTCTCGTCCACATATTATATACGCTTAAATATTCTAGGCACATATTTTCTGTTTTTCCTGAGAATATATTTTTAATCCCCCTGTGTGGCGTGTCGCCTTGCCCCCAACAACATTCCCTATAGTACCGTGAGAAATAGGTGTTATGGAGGTGAAAAATATGGATTATGGGATCACGACAACTATTCTTGGTGTGTCGCTACTAGTTTTTTCTATCATCGTTTCTATCATATCCACCCGTAAACACAGGAAACTTGTTGACGCTTACCCTGTCCCAACAGTCGTGTACAAGACAGAGACGGAGCGTGACAAGGGGGTGGGCGTGATCTACAGGGTTGGGGTGCTTCGCCGCGTGCGGGACAGTAGGATGCTGCAGCTTGAGGCGAACCTTGTGTTTATTTCGCTGCTGAATGTTGTGTCGCTGGGGTCCTTTCTGAAGCCGAGTATTACGACCCCTGTGATAGTTGCCAATATTTGCTTATCGTTCGTGTCTACGGTGGTGACTTTCATGGTGCCTGACCTGCTGGATCGGGTGCAGAAACTTGTTGTGAAGGATAACGACGATTCGCTCATGTTCCTGAAAGGTGCACACGAAACCACACCCCAAGCGGGTACGCGGAGGTGGTTCTGGTGGCGGGACGTAAAAACACCCCCAACGCACGCTGGGGTGTCAACTACTGCACCCACACGGGAATACCGATTTCTTAACAGCTTCAGCAACCGCTAAAGCCAAACGTGGCGGGACAGCATTCCCGATCTGCCTAAACTGGGCAGATTGCGTGCCTGACCACCGCATGTCTCTCGGGAAAGTCTGAAGTGCAGCTGCCTCCTGGACAGTAATTCTTCTCAAGTGCGCCTCGTCTGGAAGGTCAGTGATCGGTGGTTTTCCACCCACGAAAAGACTCTGATGATACTTTTCCACCCAAGGGGTGACTGATGGATTCATCAGGTTAGCCTGGTCCACTATAGGAGTGCGGTTCCCTCCCATTGTCGCAGGAAGTGTCGGTGCTGGCATGTCCAAGTTCATGGGGCGACCCTGCCCGTTGAAAATCATTCCAGCGTATGCGGATTTACGAAGCACAGGTTTTTTAGCTGGCGTAATTTTCGCTATACATAAAGAATCATTACCTGGCTCACCCCAAGTTGGAAGCTGGTTGAATGTTTCTCGAACGGTAGGCAATGAAAATTCAGTTGGTCTAGCTGACAGATCAACGTCTGGGGCATCTTGTGGAAGTCCGATGAGGAACATTCTTTCTCGTTTTTGTGGGACTCCCCAATGTGAAGCATCCAGTATCACCAATTGAGTCTTATAGTTGGTTGAAGCATGTTCTTGGAGGTTCTTAATGACTTCAGACCAACGCCTATTTCGGGCAAGTGCTGCAACATTTTCCATAACAAAAGCTTTGGGTCTGATTTTCCCTACTATTCCCAGAAAATCGAAAACGTGCTTTGAGCGAGGATCATCGGGGTTCATATGCCCAGCTGCAGAAAATCCCTGACACGGTGGTCCACCAATCACTAAATCGCCCATACCTTCATGGAAAAGATGATTGAAATCCCGTATGTCTCCTACAGTGGATTTGCAGTTAGCAAGATTTTTTGCTGCCTCAGCCCAATCAGTGTCTTGGGAAAGGTGAGTTTTCTTGTGTGTGGTAATTGCGAATGGGTCAATGTCGTTGGCGAAAATAATGTTGAATCCTGCTTGTGCGAAACCGATATCCATACCGCCAGCTCCCGAATAGAGGGATACCACTCGTGGATTTACATGAGTTCTATGAGATTTCTGCATGGTTCAACATTACGATTTTGAGAGTTGAGAATCAAACTGTTGCCCTAGTTCCCGCGTTTCCCCCATGTGTCCAAGCCATAAACTGGATCTGGCATTATCTGAAAGGCTCATAAGTGGTGTCCCAGATAAGCTCGAAGGACGCGAAATAGCCTGCTCTTATCAGTTGGAAACCAGCTTCACTAAACGGAATGGGTTAGGCAAGCCTGATAACTTTTTGGCAACGGCTGTGAAACAATCGTTTGAAAAACCAGTGGCGAGTAGTATATCCTTGTCACTGTAAGGCTTTCGTCACCGCTAGGAGGGGATTCAGTATGTACCGGAGCGCCAAGGATAGGGCAGATAAAAAGACCCAAACACAAGCCGCCAAAGTCAGGCAGATCCTTAGGCACGAAATAAACCGTCTCCCTGCAGAAGAGAAAAACCGTGTGTACAATATGGTGACCCAAACCGAACTAGAAGCATACAACAAAACCCGAGAAAAAGGCAGCAACAAGGACTGGTACACCAAAACCCACCCGCGCGCAAAACACTCACGCCGAAACCAGCGCACGGAGCGTATGCAATACCCAAATAAAGGTGCCAACCTAGCTGCAGAAGCAGAGCATGTAGACCACACGACACTGCCGTACAGGTACCGTAACCCCCTCACTCGGAAAGAAGAAAAGCCCCGTGACCTGAGGGTTCGGGCAACAAAATTCGACTAACCTGCAACACGAAAAAGGAAGAGGAATAAACGGATGTACAGTTCATATCTCGAAGAAATTATGGGGGTACTCAGATGAAAAACGAAAAACCCTGAAAGAGAATTTGTTGCGTCATGGGGATCCTCAAGATCTGATCTTACTAGCGCACATAGAAGAAGCTGAGAAGTCCCGTGACTCAGAGGATCACGTTACTAAGTTTAACTAATTAAAGGTTAGAAAGAAGAGGTAAATAATGAGCTACCCCCCCCGTCACGATCCGTACCATGATCCTTATCAGTGCATGACCCTGCAGCAAGCGATGAATCTTTCCCCAGAAGAGAGGGAAGCAGCGAAGCATGATCTAATGCATCATGGAAGAAAACAAGCATGGGAACTCCGCCGTCAAATAGAAGAAGAGGAAGAAAACCAAAAGAAGTGTGACAAAAACGAAGAATACAAAACCCTAATAAAAACCTAGGGAATCCACCCCTAAGAATACCCGCAGACGCCTACCGTGCGGTTAAGGATGTCCTGAAAGAAGCGGTTAAATACGCCCCAGAAGGCGGGCTAGTGCAGCTGCGTGTATTCAACTACCATCAACCGTTCACGTCCCCCGCGCTCAGGCTTGAAGTTCTGGGTGTGACACCCAACGGTGCAGTGAATGTGCTGTGCAGGTACGAGTACGGTAAAGCACCCATAGAGTTCTCTAACGAGATTTTTGATGAGGGCGCAATATTCACATACGTTGAAGTTGACTTCCTCTCCGCTTTGAAAGATGGAGATTCCTGCCAGTAGCCACGTTCACTAGAACGTAGCTACTCTCGGTGGGTGAACAGCATCAACAATAACAGCGTTTGCCAGCAAACGTCTTACATTATCTCCACATTGTTCGTTTAGGCTCTCGGCAAGCCCTGCCGCGAGCATGATATTAACCGCCGCGTTTATATCCCTATCCAAGTGAGAGTCACACCCAAAGCAAATCCAGTCACGGATATTCAGCGGCTTTTTGCCGCCTAGTGTACCGCAGATAGAGCAGGTTTGAGTGGTAGGTGCGAAACGGTCAATCTTAATAACCT